ACAATTTTTACCTAATAATATTACGCATAGATATAAAGATCCACGTAATGCTCCTCCTGATAAAGTATTTGAAAGATTCATAGATCCTATTCGATATAGTCAACCTTGGACAGTAGAAGGAGAGGCTGATCAATATGAGCATGAGAAACACAATGGCAACTATAACTCTATAGTAGACAGAGTGATGTCCAATAACAAAACCTATCAATCTGGTGGACCTGGACCTGCTCCATATATAACTCATGATCCTAATGATCCAAGGATACAGGCACATGCTGATAGTAGTGCTGTTTATAATTCTTACATAGAAAATAAAAATGCTTTGGAAAAAAACGGATACACTCCAAAGAAAATAAAAAGTGGTTTATTTAGTGGAAAAGATTCTAAAGAAGGCCAAATTAGAAATTTTGAATCAAATAATTATTTGGATTGGTTTTCCCACATGAAAAAAGATTCACCATATAAAAAAGATCTAGGTAATGGAAAATATTTATTACAAGATTTGGCAGATCAAATGGTAAATACAGACTTACCTTACCAGTTATTTGATTCAAATATAAAACCCAAAGGAGTAAATATATATGAAGACCCCAATATATATGCCTTTGCGCCAAAAAATATGGATATTCCCCGAACTCAAGATAAATTAATACCCTGGAAACAAGACATTAGACCAATATATAATTATGAAAATGCAAAACCAGTACAAGATGTAATATATCAACCACAACAACCACAACTATCTATACCACAACCTAAGCCTGAACCTAAGCCAAAACCTAGAACCAAACAACAACTACAACCAGTTCCTATAGAACCACACCACTTCCCTACAACCAGACAAGAACCACAACCAGAACAAATCAATATAAATGATTGGAACCCAAATGAGGAACATTGGAGTTCACCAGTAACAAATCCGTTTACACCTGCAGGGTTTTATAAACAGAATATAATACCTGGACAACCTCCAGTACCAACTAGACAAGAAGGTGGTCAAACACAACAAGATCCTAATTCAAACTTTAGTTGGCTTTCTGAAGATATACAACAACCTCAATTGCAAAACCCTAAAAGAAATTATAAAGGCAGAAATAGAACTAAGCCTAATAGGAGTGAGTATATGCCGCATCCATCTGTAAATAAATTTCAAGGTGGTGGTCAACCAACACAACAAGATAGTCTAGATATTTATAATAATGCATTGGCCGTAAAAAAATTTTATGACACAAATGATTATAAAAATACACAAACGATTCAAGTTAAAGATTCTCCCACTAAAATTTTTCAAAAACTCGATCAATCACGAAAAGAATTTAAAGCAATGCCAAAAGTAGAAGTTGCATACGATCCTTCTCTAGAAAAATACGATACATGGAATGATAAAGAAACATCAGATAGAGAAAAATTAAAAGGGAGGTTGCATCCTATATTGCCGGAATCTTATTACAGTCAAACAATAGATAAAAACAAGAGGTTACAGCGAGAAGATGCAATGGGTATACTCAACCTTAAAGCCCCAATGACACTTTATGATAAACGAATTGCCCCACAACTGTATTATGAATACGGAAACAAAAATGAAAAAGACCCTTTATGGGGGGATGCAGTAGATATCTATGGTTATGATCCTGTTGCAGTGAAACCTTGGAATATGCAAACTCCACAGGAACAACAAGAACGAGTTAAAAAATATGGTTATCCAAAACAAGTATTACCAAAAGATGATAATAAACCATACGATGATAACTATGGAATAACTACAATAGATCCATTTACAGGAAATACTAATTTTGAACACTATAATAGTAGACAAGAACAGAAAAATGCAATGAAAGGTATTTATCCAAAACAAAAATACGGTGGTTGGTTAGATTCTTATCAAAGTGGTGGGCAGAAGATAGGTTATACAGATATGGTCAAAAAACCTATAGAACCTACAGTAAACCATACAGCTATACCGGGTTCTGCACCAAGACCTTTAACTCCTGAAGAGCAGTCCTACAGAGACATCATGAACCAACCTGCTATAGGTGCTAAACCTGGACAGAGACAAGTTATGCAGAATGTCAGGAACACCATGTCAAGAGTTGCAGGAAAACTACCTGAACCTTTTGGTATGGTAGCATCTCCAGTAGTAGACTTTATGAGTTATCCGGCACAGGCAGTAGTAAATGTTCCTACACTTGATCAGTATGACTGGAGTAGTGCAGACAGAGGTTTATCCCAAATGGCAATAGATGTTATGTCAGCGTTACCACTTATACCTACTACAAGGTATGAAAAGGTACCTATAGTTTATGGAGAATCTAATGTAGCTCCACATGATCCGTACTCATCCATAGAACATGGTTATGCTAAATGGGCACCAAGAAGTAAAGGTCCTGTACGATTAAGATCTGAAATGACACCCACTATCACTAATCCTAATCCTGCAGATTGGCCTGAGATTAATCCGGGGCAACATTTAGATGCACATGGTTATCCTATAAAACCTAACGAGACTCATGTATCTATAAGTAATAATACAGGAGGATGGGATCCTACTACAAGTAACCCATGGTCAGATGCTAATATAGGTAAAGGATATAAACGTCCTGCAAAATTAGATATATTAGGAAATACTAAACTAACACCTTCTGAACAATTTAAAAGAATAGAGTTTGCAAATAAAACAGAAGGGAGTACAGCTACTGAACAACTTCTTGAAAATGCAAATAATCATCAGAATGTAATGAATAATCCTAAATTACAGAATGATATAAAAAATGTCATACAAGAAAGAAGGATGCGAAATACATTATTTCCAGGTAAGTCTGACAACGGCTTGATAAATTCTTTAAAGAATCACTTTGCAATGGAGGATGATGATGTGGTAAGAGCATTGGATCAATATAATCCCTCATCACCAGCTACTAAATATAAATCACAAGAACTGGATGAAGCTATTAAGCATCTCAATGAACAGAGTAATCATTATGACTTAATTGCACCTAAGAATAAACCTAACACATTCCCTATAAATGAAAGAGTTGGATTTCAGGAAGGGCAAGCAAAGTATTTCTCTTCTCAACCACCCAATGAACAGTTAATAGAGAATAACTCATGGGCAAGTAAAGCTAACTGGAAAGGGTTTGGTCAAGAAATGAGAGGTGCTATGAAACAAATGAATCTTGATCCTGCCAATGAACAAGAAGTTGAAATATTTAGAAAGTTGCATATGGAAAATATAAAAGATCGTGCACTTAATCAATATAAGCCTGCAGGGTTAAATGTATTCAATCATATGTCACAACAGAAATACGGAGGCAAAATACAAAATAATTGGCTCGATAAACTTTAAATGTTTAAATAGTTAATCTTAAATAAATATTGTATATTTTATTACAGATGCGTTATAATTAAAAAATTTTATGAAAAATACAAAATTGCACCCAATAGCAAAAAATTTAGGCTACTCTAGTAATGAGGACTTTTATAAGGACTTTGATACAAAAGAGAAGTATGATGCCTATATGCAACGTGGTGGACAAATAAATGTTCAGCAAAATCAGGCAATGCCGATAGACCGGACTGTGCAAAACAATTTCAGAAATACAACTGAAACTAGATCTGATGGCTATAAAAGACCTAATCAAATACCTTTTGTAATGCAACAAGGACCAAATGTCTTGAAAAAAACAGGTGGCCCAGGTAGTCCTAATAACAATTATACTAACGCAGGTGGTATTTATAGTTATCAGCAGGGCGGTATTGCATCTAATTATACTTATAATCACATGCCCCAACCACCACAAAATCCTGCAGGTTATAATCAAGGTGAGTGGAATAATGAAATGGGAAAAACTTGGAGGCAACAAAATCTACCACAACAAACAGTAGATCAAGAATATGCTGGATTTGGCAACCCAATGTCTGATGTAAATTATAAAGCACCTGGAGATGTTTCTGGATTTGGGGCACCCCAGCAAGGTGTTCCTGCAAATACTCCTAGAGGAATGGCTGCAACCGGATTTCCTACTTTAGAAGAAGCTAAGGCAAAAGCTAGGAATAGACAAAATCCAATAGGACCATCTGCACCAGAATCTGATTACTCAATGGCTGCGGTTAGATCTGGAAATCCAGCACCACAACAAAATCTTAGAGATAATAGTAACTATGGTTGCGAGGCAGATTTAAATAATTATAAGTCTGGTGGAATACATATTAAACCAGAAAATAGAGGTAAATTTACTGAATATAAAAAAAGAACTGGTAAAACTACTGAAGAAGCATTGCATTCTAAAGATCCCCATGTGCGACAGATGGCAAATTTTGCAAGAAATGCAGCCAAATGGCATCATCAAGATGGTGGACCAGTAAATCCACAACAATACATGTATAATCCAGGAGGCAATTACCAAGTTGGAGGATTGTACCACAATCAAACAAATCCAAATTATGGCACCTTTACTCCAGAAGGAATTAGAGTAGCACAAATGGGTTGGAATGGAGCACCTATTCCTACAGCAAATAATCTAAGAGGTCAAGAATACGGATGCCCACAAGATTTAAATTATCAGGTTGGTGGTCTTTATGCAAATCAAACACAACCTAATTATGGTACTTATACTCCTTTTGGTATAAGAGTTGCACAACAAGGAGATAATAATACAGCACAACCAGGAAATGTTCCAGGTAGTGGTCCTGGTGGTATGGATAATAGTTTTGACCAAGATAATACTAGTTCACAACCAATTCTAAATCAACCTGGAAACAGACCTGGTTCTGGTCCTGGACAAATGGATACAGATATGGATCCAAATGACCAAAGTGATTTTGAAAAACAGAATCTACAAGATATGTCAAATGATATGTCAAATAGTAGATCTTCTTCTAAACCCAGATCTAACTGGCCTGCTTATGTGGGTGCTGGAATAGGTGCTGTTACTGGTGCATTAGCAGGAATCGGCGCAGTTGCAGGTAGAAATCAAAAAGCAAGAAATCAAGCAGGTGCAAGAATGAATCAAGGAATGACTAGTTCTAAATATCCTCATAGTAATCCATTAGGATCTAAAGGAGATCAAGGAATAGTTGGTCAAGGGTATGGGCAGAATCTTTCTCATTTTGGTGCTGGTAATGTAGGTGCGTTTTATCAACCTATTGCACAACAGGGTATGATGGTTACTCCATATCAAAATGGGGGAATGTATCAAGCTGGCAGCGAACACGAATTGCCAGATCACGAAATCCAGAGATTGCAAAAACTAGGTTACAAATTACAGATTCTATAACATGTTAATACCTAAAACTCAATAAAATGGCTAATTTCAAACTCGCATGGGCTAAGACTAGGATTCACGAAGGAGGTTATGTCTTAGATAAGGATGATGCCGGGAAAATGACATATAGAGGAATCTCATATAGGAGTTTTCCAAATTGGCCTGGTTGGGCAGAAGTTATTAAATCTAAAAGACTTCGTGGAGATATAATACTTACTCTAGAACCTCTGGTAGAAAAATTCTATATAGACAATTTCTGGAATCCAATAAAAGGCGATGAAATTATAAATCAAGAAGTTGCCGATGAATTATTTGATTCTTCAGTTCTTCTAGGCATACATCAATCAGTAATACTTACTCAAAGATCTTTAAACATACCTGAATCTGGTAAAATGGATTCTTCTACTTTAAATATTTTAAATCAAAACAATCCTTATGCTTAAATACTTATTTGCATTTTTACTAATTTTTTCAGTGCAAAATGCATCCGCACAACCAATAGACTCAGTAGCTTACTACAGACATAAATGGTTGCAATACAGTCTAAAAAATGACACATTAATGCACAAGAACTATATACTTAACAAAAGACTAAACAAATTAGTATTTTACGAAAATCTAGTTATAAAGAAACCAGAATATATAAAATTCTTGAAAGGTTGGCAATGCAGGACGCTTAGTAACTAACTGTCTGATCTAACCGATTTGGTAAATAGATTGGTGATAAAAACAAGTCAGGGCAAAGCCCTAGCCCTAACAAACTTTACCCTGACTACTTCTAACCGATCAGTATAAATGAGTTGGCGAATAGCAGGAAACAAGTCATGAAGACCTTACTACTCTTTAAGATAAAAAAACTTAAAAGAAACAATCATTCCCGGTTCCTATGGTTGAGGTTCGGTATGCCATCCTGATTATATTGGCAAAGATTTCTATCAGTTCGGGACAATAAAAAAGCCCATTTAATGATTTCGAGAGAATCACCAAATGAGCTAGATATATTAAAAATTGATATATCCCAAACTGATCTTAGCATAGAATCTCTCGAATCCTATAATAAAATATACAACAATATTTTCAAAAAACCAAATGCAACTAATAAACTGGTTCAAACAGTTCTCACACCAAGACAGGTTGCTATGTTCAGAGCCTGTGTAAGCTATAGAAGGTCCAAGAAGTTGCACTTGGTAAGCAAAAATACGTTATCTTTGTTGAATAACAAAATTAATCTTAAATATTTTAAATTCTAATACAATGCCTAAAATAAAAATTCTCGCCGCACCCCAAGAAAAAATGGCAATGGGCGGTACTCAAAGACCTCCTAAACAAGGTCCATATGCTGGTCAATCAGGCTGGGCATTAAACACCGGACAAAGGTTTTTTGATCCTACATTTAGCACTAAAGACCCATTTAAAGCCACTAATACTATAGAGGAAGCAGAACCAGGTCAAGAAACCTTGGAAGCTGAGAAGGGTGAATTTATGACTAGACAAGATCCAGATGGTAGTTTGTCTGCGTTTGATATTGGTGGAAAAAAACACTACGCCGGGGGTACAAAAATTGCCGGGCAATCTGGAGATTTCATTTTCTCAGACTTCAAAAAACTTGCACTTGGTGGTCCAATTACTGAATTATTTGGCAAACCTAAAGATTCTACAAAGAAATATACTCCTGCAGATTTAGCAAGACAATATGATATAAATAAATATAAAGCAATAATAGATAATCCAGATTCAGATAACTTGGCTAAAGATACAGCAAAAAGACAAATTAAAGGTTTTGAAAAAAAATTACAGACTTTGGCACTTTTACAAGAAGCGAAAAAAGGATTTCCTCAAGGTATGCCAGAATTAACAGGTAATAATGAAAAAGGTATTCCACAAGCAAGATATGGTGGAAAATTTCAACAGGGTGGTGGTAATATTTTTCAACCAAAATATGATCAGTTAGTAAATAAAAGTAAAGAATATTTACAAAAAATGTATCCAGACAGTGATGTTGATATATATCAATCATCAGGAGATAGAAATATTCAGTCACAAGCAGCTTTACAAAAGAGTGGGGCATCCCACACACCTGTTTCATTACATAATGTTGGTGCAGCAAGAGATTATCATATTTATATAGATGGAAAACTTATAGATAATAAAAATGTAGATGTGTATAAAAACAGTTTGTGGAAGGCTGCAGATGAATTAGGAATGAATCATTTAAACGGAAATCCCCCTTCGCAAGATGATCCACATCCATTCGGCAATACAGATCCATATCACATAGCTGTTGTAAAAGAAACTAACAATCATGATGCTTATGGTAGATTGCTTCAACAATATCCTCAAGTAGCAAACACGCCTATATTTAAAAATACTGAAAGTTATTTATCAAAACAAACTGATCCAAAATTGAAAGACTATTATAATCAAATACAACAATATAAACCTACACCAAAGAAACAAGAAGGTGGAGTTGATCCGGAATTAAACACACAGGATGCTGGATATAAATATGTTCCTAGAAAAAGGATAGTAGCTAATAATACAAATATTGACGGAATTGAATCTTTACCTCTGTATACTACTACTGCGCGTAGAAAAGTAAAAATTGTAGACGTTCCACAATCAGAATTACAACCATTTTCAAATGAGCCAAGAACCCAAGAAGATCCAACTCCAATAGATATTTCTCAATTAGCCGCAACTTCTACTCAAAATAACTCAGGAATAAATTCAGCAGCAGGTCAAATAGATACAACTAGCTATAACGCTCCATATGGTATATCAAATGCAGATCGCAGAAATATTTTTGCAAATCTAGCAGTCCCACCAAGACAAGGAGTACCTATTAGAAGCACCCCTAGAGTCTCAATTCCTGGTGTTGTGCTACCTGATGAGCGTGCTGCAATAGCTGCCCAACAATCGGCTGGAAATGCTGCTATGATGGCAAATGCAATGACCGGTACAGGAGCTAGAGTAAGATCTTCTAATACAGGTATAACAGGAAGACTTTTAGAAGGTTTGCAGCAAATAGAAGGTCAAACTGCAGGGGAAAAAGCAAAAATTTTGAATGAGGCAAATAGATATGCTGCAGAAGCAATGTCAAAACAATCATTTGCTACTCAAGAAGCCAATCAACAATACAACCAACAATCAGATACTGCTAAATTTAACTATGACCAATCTTTTAGAAACTATCTAAAAATAAATGCACAAGATTTTGGACAAGCAGAAAAAAATGCAGCAAAAAGGCAAAATCTTAATATGATTAATGCCAAAGACCCCTTCTATGCAGACAATAATTCAATACTTCGTTGGAGACAGGGTTATACAGCACCAGATGGTCCTGGAAGTGGTTCAGGTGCAGCAAGTTATGGTGAAGAAGTTAGTAGGGCTTATGCTGATTTAAAAGCACACAACCCAAGTTGGTCAGAAGATGATCTAAGAAAAGCTGCGTTTACAATAGTACATTCACAAAAAACCAGAACTAGATCAATGCCTTATCAGCCAGGAAAACAGCAGGTTACAACTAGTGGTTCTCAATATGGATTTGATTATCCTACAGGTGCTGAAAATAACTGGCAAGGAATGTGGCAATAAATCTTTTAAGTTTAGTTTTTTAAACTAAATAAATTTACGTATCTTTTATATAACAACAATTAATTATTATGGCAGGTTACAGTCCAAATCAAATAGATCAATATCAAGCAGGGGTAGCCCCCGAAGATATGAGCTTTTTGCAATATGCGTTGACAACTAAGAATCAACAATATGAAACTGGACTTAACCAGGTAAAAAGTGTGTATTCTGGAGTGCTTAATGCGCAATTAACTAATCCTTTAAATCAAGAAGCAAGAGATAAATATGTAGCAGAAGCGCAAAATAATATCAAAATTTTGTCAAAGGCAGACCTATCTTTACCCCAGAACGTATCTCAAGCAGGTAAAATATTTGCACCATTTTATCAAGACAATGATATTGTATCTGATATTTATACTACAAAAGGGCTTAATTCAGAAATCCAAAAAGGAGAAGCTGCAAGTACAAGTACTGACAAAGATATAAGAGCTTCATTTAATCCAGAATCTGTAAAATATCTTCGAGGAAAATTGCAAGATTTATCAGAAGCTAAAAGAGGCAATGGTTCAATTCAAGCAATAAAAACAGAATCGTGGGTTCCTTTTAAAGATGTTACAGAATATCTTAATACAAATGCAAAAGGTTCTGGGTTAAAATATGAACAAACTATAGATGGTACTTGGCAACTTACTAAAACAGAAGGTGGTCAAAAAGCTATTATTCCGTTTTCTCGTTGGGCAGATTCTCAAATAGGCCCACAATTTAATGAACAATTCAGAATTTTAGGGGCAAATGCAAATAGGGATAAAATAAATCAATTAAGAAATCAAGGTATAGATAAAGAATCTGCTCAAAAACAAGTTGGTGTAGAAAATTTACAAACCTTTGTTCAAGATAAACAAACTTATCTTACTGGACTCAAAGCAGACCATGCAAGAGCAGAACAAGTATTGTCTGCATATGACCAAGGATTAACCAAAAGAGGTGGCGCAACACCACAAGAAGCTGCTATTAGAGATCAAATGAAATCTGATGTAGATTTGTATGCCGGTCAAATAGATAGACACACTTCAGATATTGCATCTTATTTAGGACAAGACGGGCAATTAAATTTAAATAATCACGAATCCCAAGCAGTAATTGCTAATCCAGATTTTGTTAGTGCAGATAAGATTAAAACAGGAATGCTTAATAACTGGGCAACTGGTTATGCAATGGGTCATTATTCTCAAGATATAACTGCAAATCAAGGTTTTGCAAATCAAATGAATTATGCAATATCTAAAGGAACCCTTAGTTTAGCTGTTGCAGCACAACAAGAAAAACAAAAACAAGATGCAATATTAAATCAATTTAAATTACAAGAATTAGCTAATTCAACTGCAGAAACAGATCTTAAATATTATCAAGCAGGACTTACAAGAGGTGTGGGTGGAATATCAGCAACAGACCCTTTAACAGGTGCAATAACTTTAACTAAATCTACTAAAGATTTTGCTCACGTAGATGAACAAACGTTATATGAAAGAAAAGTTGCATTTCAAAAATCTCAAATTGGCAATGCATTATACAGTACAGATTCTAGAGCACCTGGAGTAACTAAGCTATTGGAATTTGCAGGTGTGCTAAGTCCAGATGAATCTGCAGTATTTAATACATATATGAATCAGTCTTGGTCTGGAGAAAAACCTTCTACAAGTCCAACAGTTCAACGAGTAATAGATAAATTACATGCGCAAGGAATTTTAAAAGCAGATTGGCATGATTCACACGAAGATATGAATAAATCTATAAATGCAGATTTACTTGCCTATGCAACTAATAATATAGCAAATATATCTAGAACCCTCACACCTTTACAAAGACAATATTATCTTGAAAGTGTAGATAGACTTGAAAAAACAACTGCAAATTATAATTCAGAACAAGCAAATATCCAAAAAAATGTTATAAATGAATTAGCAAAAGATGTTACCCACAGATATTCAAAAGTAACTGTTATTGATGAAAACAGTGGTAAACCAAGAATTGCTAATACAAAAGATATTTCTAATAAATTTACAGATTTAAATCTAGAAGATCTTTATGGTAATGAGGTATCATTAACAAAAACAGATATAGGTAAAGCCTATGCTGGAGATCAGTTAAAAATGCACCAACCATATTTTGACGCAAGTGGTAATTTAATGCATCCATTTGATTTTAAAATTGGAGATAAAGTTTATAAAACAAATAATCCTTACCAAGCAGCAGATTTGTGGAATAGATATCAAAATACACAAACTAAATTTGGAACATCTGAAGAATTTATAAAAACACAAAAGGAGTTATATACACACGCAAATCCCTATGCACATGCATTTAAAGATGAAACAGGTAAATATGCTAACGATATAATTCTTCCAGAACAAACACCAACTACACATAAGGTTATAAACGCAATAGTAAATGAAGGTAATTATACAGATATATTTGATAACAATGGAAAATCTTTAAAACCACACGATGACTTGATGGTTGCCTTAAGAAATGTTGGACTTAGTGATGAAAAGAAATTGGACGAAATTATAGGCAATGTAACTATGAACCCTGTTGGATATGGTCAAACACCTACAATTACTTTACATTTAAATACAGAACGCGTTAAAGATGAAGCAGGTAAGAATGCTTATGCGGATGTAGCAAAATTAGTAAAGGCTGGTGCATCTGAAGTTACTTTAGAAATAGATCCAACAACTACAAATCCATTTCTTAAGAAAATTTTACAACATGCAGTACAACCACAAAATGATTATTTTCCAGAACTAAAAGAAGGTAAGAAAGTAGTTAGTACACCATTACGTAATCAAATGGGTTCAGGTTATATAATATCTCCAAATAGTACAGACCCAAGAAGAATTTCTGAATATAATGTTAAAGTAGATAATTATCAATTTGATACAAAAACGGGAGAATTTATAAATAAACCTTTTGTTCAAAACTATCCAAATACTTATTCTGGAACAGATTTACTTAATGAAATAAATAAAATTCAAGCACAGACTGCGCAAGCAAATGAAATTTACTTTCAAACTTACAGTAAAAATCATCCAAAAATATCAGTACAAGAATTAGAAAAAAGATATCAAGCAACAGTCGATGCTCAAAATAGATAATAAATGCCACAAAGCCTTAATGATGTTTTAAATCCGCAGATAGACGCTCTTCCAGATCACATTAATCTGCCTCATCCAGATCCTGTTTTACCTAGTGTACAGACAGGATCTTCTGGTATGGCTAGTCCTGATCTATTTGATAATATCTATAGTCAGGCTGCAGGTCGTGCGCAACAAAACCCAGAAGATTATGATCTTAGGGCAATGAATTTTGATTGGGACGCAACCAGAGCAGATAGATATACAAATAGTCAATATCTAAATTCAGTAGGTTTTAAACCAGATGCAGGACAACTTAACGAGTATAACTATGGTCAAGCGCAACCTTGGTATAAAGCTTTATGGAATACAGTTGCAGGTACAGTTGCAAATGTAGGTCATGGATTTTACGATCAATTATCTACTTGGCCTGATACTTTTTCGGCTTTAGGTCATGTAGCACAAGGAGATTTTTCTCTTGGTTCGGCATTTCAATCTGATGAATTAGATCAAATAAACAAAAAATCTGTAGCGTTTCAAAATGCTTATCCAGTATATCAAACAGCAGCCCCAGATGGGTTTAATTGGAGATCATTTGGGCAAGAAGTTCAAGGTTTAGGTGCATTGCCAGGAGCTATTTTAGAAATGGGGGCTGAACAAGTAGGGCTTGGATTATTAACAGCAGGAACTCTTGGAGCAGATGCTCCTGTACAAGCAGCTAGAGCTTTAAAAAGTGCACAAAATCTAGGAAGAATTCTTGACGCAACAGGAAATATGCGTAAATCTTGGGAAGCCTTTAATCAATCCAAAACACTTAAAAACTCTTGGGATGTTTTAAAAAATTCTGCTGCAATAGTAGGTTCTGGGTTAGAAAAGGGTGGAATAGGTCATTTACCAGGAATAGGTAATACACTTGCTTTTGGTGCTGACGCGTTAAATCCTGGAAGATCTTTAGGGCTAGCTAAAACATCTATAAATGGATTTCATGCTTTATATTCAGATCTTAGAGACATGAATCTTGCTATTAACATGGGTCAAATGAGTGCTTCAGGTACTTATCAAACTCAGTTACAAAAAAATCAAGATGACTTTAAAAAACTTCATGGAACTAACGCACAAGGCCAAGATTGGTTAGATATACAAGATAATGCACAAGCAGCAGCAAAAAAAGATGGGGCATTAAATGCTGTAGCTGCAATGATGCTTAACAAATTAAGTTTTCACAATATACTAACACCTTCAAGATCTATTCAAGAAGCTATTGCAGCTAATGGATTAGATTATGGTAATAAAATAGGTATTAATAGTGCATCTGTAGCAGAAAAAACTGGTGAAAAACTATTTGTAAAAGCAGATGGATGGGAAGGATTTAAACAGTCATTCCTTTCGGCTGATTTAGGAAATATTTTTGCACACGGTCTTACATTTGGTACTCAGATGACCACTATGTCTGCTATAGATAAAGCCACAGAAGCTTACTATAGTGCTGTTTATAACAAGAAAAATCTTTCTTGGACAGATGCAGTAAAACAAGGAATAGATGCTCAATTTACAAAAGAAGGTGCAAAAACATTTATTTCAGGATTTCTTACTGGTGCAATCGGTATTGGAGTTGTAGGAGAAAAATTTACACAGGGTGCAAAATACGGAGTAGAAAGAATTAGAGATAGATTTGATGAAGTAGGTAAACAGGAAAGACAAGAAAGATCTGCACAAAATGCTGCAGATGCAAAAATATTTGTAGACCAATTTAACGAATTACGAAAAAATCCAGTAAATGATCAATTAAAATATGTAATTCTTCAAAAAGAATTTGCAGAAAAAATTGCTTCTAATTTAGCTAATTCAGATAAAAAAGGAGCACAGGATGCAAAATCAGATGCGACTTTAGTATTTTTAGCCAATGCTGCAAAAAATGGATTTATGGATGTATACCTAGACCATTTAAAGGATTACACTAAAAATCTAACATCCGAAGAATTATTTGCAAAATTTTATGGAAAAGATGTTGAATTTAATCCAGATCAACACGCAGATCTTACTAAAAGACTTGATACTTTTTTTAAACAAGCTAATGACGTTAGGAAAATCCACAATGAATTAATTAGAAAATTTCCAAATCCTTACAATCCTTACAGATTTAAACAAGGCACTCCTGAAAGAGAAGCTGCAATGTCTGATTGGAATAACTTTAAAGAATCTATAGCACTTGCAACTTATCATAAAGCCCTTACTCAAGATTATGTTGAAAGACTTAACAACATAATGAATGACAACGGATTATCTAAAGGTATTAATAATTTAGGTGGTTTTAAAAGTCTCCCATTTACAACTGTTCAGGCATTAACCGATTCTTCTAATTTAGCTAGAGAAATTACTTCATTACAGGAACAATTAAAAACATCAATGTCTTTAATTGCGGATACAACCGGGACAGAAGCAAGACAAGACGCAGAATATCAAAAATCTAAATTAAACGCATTAACAGATTATAATCAACATTTATCAGCTTTTCAAAATGCATACAGAGAAGCAACAACAATAAAAGATCCACAACAAAGACAAAATGCAATAGACAAAGCCAGAGAAGATCATCAAGACAATTTACAATCTACTTTACAAACTATTGCTAATATTGAATTAAAACATAATAATTTAGATGCGATAACTACAGACGATCTCGAAAGAGGTATGTCTAAATTTATGGATTACTATCAATTAACTGTAGATCACGGATTTGCAACAACATATACCAATACTATTCTAGATCCAGTTGGATGGGGGCATTATGTTGGTTCAATGCGGCTTGCTCGTGAAAAAGCTAAAAATCCTCCAGATACAACGCAAGATAAAACAACTCCACCAAAAGCAGGAGAACCTACACAAAAAGAATTTGATGGAAATTTACATGGTTGGAATCCAAAAACTAAATCTTGGGAACCAATTGTAAAAGGTGATATATATGATTCAAAAACGGGTAAATGGGGACCAGCACCAGAACCACCAGAAGACAAGACTAAAGCAGAAAGAGAAAAGCAAGAAACTATTCTTAAGACTCACATAGATGCAACTAACGAAGCAAAAATTAAATATGAAGAGAATAGTCAAGCATTAACAAAAGCTGTAGATGGTCATCAACAAAAAGTAACTGATTTAGATGAACACACTAAATCTCTTAAAACTGATTTGGATAATTTAAAAACAAATATTAATTTAACTCCTTCAGAAAAAGCAACTTTAGTAGCAACTATTCAAAAAAATATAGACAAGGCAAATACACTTAAAACAGGTCTTGCTCAAAACCTTACACTCTTAAAAGAGCAACAATCTATTTTACAAAGTTTTTCTAATGTAGTAAATGAGTATAATAAATATTTACAGCAATGGCAAGAAGGTAGAGATCTAATTGATACTAATAAGAAGCCAATAGTTTATGCAGAAATCCAAGGTGAAATGAAACATCTTGGAGATGAAAAAACAAAATTAGAACAGTTCTTAACAGATGTTAAATCTAAATTAAAAGATATAAACGAACAAGTAAAAACTGTACAAGAAGATTTTGATTTTTTAAGCAAAGAGATAGATAAGTCTGATGTAATTAGGGGTACGTTTGATGCTTTAAAAAATTTAACAACTAAAGAACAATATCAAAAAGCTTTGACTGATTTATTTGCGCAAGAAAATAAAAAATCTGCAGAAATACAGGATAAAGAATTATTAAGTTTTTACAAAAATCTTTTAGGAAAAATAAATAAATCTACAGCAGAACCAGAAGATATTAATAATATATTATTACAAGATCTTGACGATTCCGTTTCTACACATTTAGATTTAATTAATAATCAAAAAGAATTAATTGAAAGCCAAAAAGAAAAAGAAGACGCTTTATACAAATTAGAAGATAGACTTGCTTATCTAAATACTATAGGTAAAACTCTGTTTGCAGGCGGAATTGCGCCACCAAAATTTCCAGAACCAATTTATCCAGAAGATATTAAAGACCATGATGAAGATGAACCAGACACAACAGATGTAGAAAGAGCTAGAAACTCATTTGGGCATTATAACCTAGATGAATTTACAAAACCTTTTAACAAGACTCAATTGCGTTCTCATCAACCAGAACATTTTGAGGTAGAATCTATTAAAGATAGAGATGGTAAAAATGCACGTATTAAGGTATCTACAGGTGAAAATAAAAATAATGAAGTTTGGGTTACATTAGATATACTTGATCAGTCACGATTTTCTTCAGAAGACTTAAACAGACTTGACACACTTGCTAATAAAATATTAGATGCTCTAAGTGATCATTTAGCTGATAATCAAGATATTAAAGATTTTAAAACTGTACGAATTGGTAATCTAGAATACGATTTAAAACACTTTGCAAATGATGAATTGGTAACAGAAACGGAAGGAACTCCAAGAATGGCAAACACCATAGTAGAAATTCCTTTAGACATGCAAGGTGAAAACAAAGCATTTCTGATGCCGTTTAATAAAGATTATGATCCCCACGGAATAGTAACCGAAGATCCTAATAATATTAAAATAGCAATAGTAAATGTTAAAGGTGAACCTATAGATAAAAACGGCAATGTAGTAGAATCTAAAGATATAAATTACGCTTCTATTCCTTTTGATGAATCATTTATTAATTCGCCAATAGAAGAACAACGTGAATTACTTGAAAGACTTTATGACGGAACTATAACAGATGAGGATAAGAAAACCTATTTGTTGTCTCAATGGGGACATCCAGAAGGTTTCAAGGATGAACAAGACATGCAAAACTATATTGAAGACACAATACAAAAAATCCAAAACTATCGGCAATTACATAAATATATTCAAGGTGAATTAGCTGCAAAAAGACCTGTTTTATTACAAATAGAAACTAAAACTGTGGGTATTCCCGTATTTGAAAAAGCTCAAGAAAAAGATGGTAAAAAAGTTGTACCTAAAAACAATTTAATAAATAGAATAGTAAAACCTTCTAAAACATTTGAAGAATTATATCATCCTAACGGGCAACCAGTAGAAGTAAAATTTGGTGATAAAGGCAATCTGTGGTTTGAAACCAAAGATGGACAACAATACCCTGCAGAATCTAGTAAATTTACTCCAGAACAAATTAATAATGTTGCTAATGCAATAGATGAGTATTTTCAATTAAATACTATTTTAAAAAGTCTGCGTTCAGAAGATGAACAAGTCAAAAGAGATTTTATCCGAAATAAATTTCTTAAATCAACACTTAATTTTAATGAACCGACATTTGAAAAAGATAAAGATAATGAAGAAATTCATAATGAAAATAATCAAAAAGATTGGCTTAAAAACGGTGATCCAAAATTAGGTAAAAATAGTATATGGATCTCTGGAACAAAATTATATTTTCCTGTTGCACATTCAAACAAAACAATAACAGATAAATTAGAAGTTTTAGTTATTGATTGGAATGATGCCGATTTTATGGATAACCTAAAAGGATTTTTAGAAGAATTGCCTTTTAATATTTCTAAAAAAGCTTGGAATAATTTAGACCCTTATCGAGTTCCAGATTTTAGTAAAGACGATTATATGACTAATGGTGAAAAATTTGCAAATTATCGGCAATACACCATTAGCAAAGACATTATCCAAACTAAAATGATTGAATATGGAACAAAAGATGCAAATGGAAACACTTTACCTCAACAAAAAAGTGTATCTTTGCTTTTTGATTTGCCTCAACGTGATATAATTCTAGGAAAAATAGAAAAAGAAGTTGCAGAAATAAAACCAAAAACACCCATTACAGATATAGAAGCTAAGAAAGCTGAGATAGTTAACAATGCTGAAGCTAACAAAGATTATGAAATACTCAATATATTAGACGATCTAAAAAAGGGAGCAAATAAACATCTTGATGATAGATTAACAGCTATTGTAAAAGATAGAATGGGATTACCCTTAACGGTCAGAGAATATTTATTAAAAGGTTTTCCAGGAATTAAACTAGATGGAATAAATGAATGTTTGTCATTAACCTTTCCGCAATTATTACGACAAATAGACTCATACAAACAATCAAATGGTATTAATTATGCGGAAATAGATAGTCTTCCTATAATATATAGAGCAAGAATTATATCAGAATTAGCAATTAAGGGAATTGATGTAGATGGGCAAACAAAATTAAGTGATATTGTTGAACATTTTACAGAACTAGCAGCACTTGAACAACAACCAGAAATAAAACCAGCAACACATAATATAATTGCTTCAGATTATTTGTTAACTGGCGGTATAGATGTTATTCTTAGTTCAGATTATTTTTTACAAGCTCTTTCTGGTGCATTTATAACTGCAGGGGATAAAATTAATATTATTAGAAATAAATATGCTAAAGAAATAATTAAAAATGGTTTTGAAGATCTTAAAAGTTTTATTAATACTCCTTTATATAATAGTTTGATAACAGAAATTAAAAATGCTATTAAAGAAGTATATAACAATGAAGATGCAGACAAACTATTTGAAGATATTTTAAAATACCCAACTGGGTTACCTTTTAAAGAAGGTAATAGAATAAGTATTGTTTTAGATAAGTTAAATGATTTAACAAAACCAGAAGAAGCAGAACTTCAAAGATTAAAAGATCTTTATGAATCTATGACTAATCCAGATGCGCAAACAAAAGAAACAGTAGAAAACAAAGATAATCTAACTACTAAAGACGTTTTAGATAAATTAGATCAAGACGAAACCAAACCACATATTCCAGAATCTAAAATAAATGATTTAAAGAAAGATTGTGATGATTTTTTAGGAATGTTTTAATAAAGATAAATGAGTTATTGTAACCCACAAGGCGTAAAAGATATACATCCAACATTATTAAAGGATGCAATAGATAATTTTAAGTATCTGGTTTTTTCTAATATTAGAAAGAATGGTAATAATATAGATCATCTTGCTGATATGTCTCCAAAAGATAGGACAGATTTATTTAATAATACTTGGAATGCATTTGAAACTAAGGTTTTAGAAAAACCAAGGGAAGCCTATGCCTATTTAAAACAACAAAACCCGGATTTTACCAAAGACCAATTGCAAGAAAAGTTTTTGCAAGAGTTTAATCCTTTAAAAAACAATATCGAATTAATCAAGCAAAAAGAAGCGTTTATAACAGAATTTTCTAATTCATTAAAAGATCTTAAATTAAATCTTACCTTTAAAGCAAAAACGCACGAACCACTTTCTTACGAAGATCTTTTAGATAAAGAATTTGGCGAAGAAGGTAGAGAAGGTATTGTAGTAGATAAATTTGGTATAGATAATGCTGATTTAGCTAGTCTTAATTTGCGTTTATTTTTTGCAAGTTTTGCAGATGAAAAATATCACGAAGGCGCAATTGTACCTAACAATAGTTGGTTTGGAATACCTAAAACAGTAGACTATGATTTTGTAAATAGAACTATGAATTCAATAGCTCTAGATGCAGAAAATACTTTTCAGATATTAACAGAATTTGATAAAAGATTCAGATTACCTTCTGGTAGATATAAAGAAGGTTATTTATGGGGTAAAGAACTCAGAGAAGGTCTTAACTCAGGCGATTTAAGAAAACCACTTTCTCCAGAAGATGTTAGACTTATAACTGCTTTTGAAACTTATCTAAAAGGGACTAACTACGCACCTAAGCAGCTTATAATGAATAAAGGTGGTGAGAATACCATAATGGACACCATTAACCACCGTAATGAATTAGATGCCGTAGATGCTTGGGAAAATAATGTTTTGGCAAACATCATGTCTGAAGAAAATACTTCAATGTTTTCTCAAGAAGGCGCAGAACTTGCTATAGACAGAGAATCAAAAGCTTATAAAGATTTCATAGAACCAACTACTGAATTACCTATAACTTTAGAAAAGCTAAAAACTCTTGGTGTAGAGATGCCTGTAGCAGACATTTTAGATTCACAAGATACACAAGTAAAATTAAATGATGGCACTACTAAGTCAATAAAAAATATAGTAGAAGATTCTTATAAAGGTATTGTAGCTGCGTTGACTTCAAAAAAAGTTTCACCACAAACATTCGATGCTTTATTTTCAGAATCTGCAACAGGTAGGTTTAGAAATCTAGCTAGAGTTTATAATGAAATATTTCCTGCAAACAAGAGATTTACTATTTTAAATGCAGACAATAAAGCACAATACATGAGACAATCTCAAAGTGTTGCAGCTCAACAATCTTTAAAAATTAATAATTTAAAATCAATAGCCGATTTAGAAACGGCAATACCATACTATAAAGCACAAGGATATCTTACACCACAAAGAAATATTGACGGACAAATAGTAATGAGTCCAACAATGAATGTTTTATTTAATGAATCAGGTCAAAGACGTACAGGTTCTAAATATGAAATAGTTTTACAACAAGGTATTAGATCTAGAGAAACAGATGAAGGTACTAAAGAATCTAATCTAGTACAAGATGACCAACTTTTATATGCAACTAATTTAATTTTAAATAACACCTATCCTTTAGCAATGAATGGTGATAAAACCATGTCTTATGCAATACAACTTTCTAGACCTTATATGTTCTGGCGAGATGTAAATGGAGAAAATGGCAAACAAAATATAACAGAAACATTTTTATATTTACTTAGAGATGAAATGGATTGTGCTTGGATGGAACGAGTAAATCCTAAAAATATTAAAACTTTTTCTAATGAGATTTATAAATTAGGTATATTTGGTAATATCTTACCCAAAGACTTATTAAAACAATTTATAGAAGAAGGTTATAATTGCAAAATAGAAAATCCTACAAAACCAGTTACTGCTTGGAAAATTACAAAAAATACAACGCAACTAGGTACTACACCAGATTTTACTACTTGGCGTGAAAAATTTATTCAGAAAAACTACAAATCTCTGCAAAACGCAATTGTATCAGAATATATAAATAATAATCAAGTAACAGCATTTATAGATAAACTAGAAGAATTAAATATAATAAAACTTGCAAAAGATGGCGCATACAAATTACAAGGCATCTCTAAGAATACAATAGAAAAGTTCTTAGGACAAGATATTTTCGGAGAAGATTCTACTAATGCTAAAAGAATGACTTATTCTCAATTAGAAGATTTAGCTAGATATGTTTTAACTAATTATGCTATAGCTAGAGTTGAGCAAGATAAATTACATTTTGGAAATGCATCTTATTACAAAGATCCATTTAAGAGGTGGAATATGTTTACTGCAATAAAAACTCAAATGACTTCTGATGAAGCAGTAGTAAAAGCACTTTCTCCAACAGCATTAGGCACAGATGGGTTTTTAACTAGAGTAGACAAAAGACAAGATACAATAAGTGCAACTAATCCTGATAAATTTATTCGAGTAATTTGCCATGCAGATCATATTTTTCAGCAAGAAGGTTATGAAAATATGGCTGAAGAATGGTTTAAACAACAATCTGCTTCTGGTTTAGATAAAAAGCAAATAGAAACTATTATAGGCGCAGAATTTAATTCAGACGAAACATTTAAAAAACTTATATTAATAGATAGCAAACCCGTTGGATTAGTTTCTAATTATATAGGTACAAAAGGCGCAGACTCATATTCACATATGATACATGATTTTTATTGGAACTATCGCCAAAGACTTGGTGATATGGAAAATGATGAATATAAAATCATGAAATATGACTGGGCATATAATATTGAAGGTCTTTCTAATTTAAACTCAAAAGAATACCCAGGACGTAAATTTGATTTCTCGTCTGAAGTAAAACAACGAGCCAAAGAAATACTTAAAGAATTTAATAATATTTGCCCGGATGTACCAATAAATTCTATAAAACCACAAGCATCTACATTTACAGATTCTGGTGTACCTGTTGCTGCAAAAACAGCTCCATCATATTTGACTTGGAGAATTGCAGAAGGTACTGAAATGGAAAATGTTTATCTAGATGCAATAGAAAAAGGTATAGATTGGATAATGCCTGAATCTGCGCAAAAATTTGGCAATCCACAATCAATTCCACATATAGCTAATCTAGATGGATCAATGTCTTTAAAAGACAAAGATTTTCCTGTGCAAAACTGGTATCCAGAAGGTATGGGAAAACAGTCTGAAATAACTGAGCATGATTCTGTAAAGGGTTCTCAAGAGGCAAAACTTATTTATTCTAATGCAATTGCTAATCCAGAATTGGAACAGCATATGCGAGATTCTATTGCAGCTAAAAATGAATTAACTAAGAAACTAACTAAAAAAGTATTGGCAGAATGTGCAATAGATGGGGTGCATACAGATCCGGCTAAATTCTATTCTCAGATTAAAGATGCATTAAGAAGATCTGGTATATCAGAAGATAAACTAGAATCTTTTAATGACACAGACATGCCTTTTGATGCAAGTTCTATTAAGTCTCAGATAGAAAACATGTGCTGGTCTAAATTTAATGATGACATAGTTAATCCACATCATCCAGGTATTCAGGCAACACAGATACATTCTATAGGCATAGAACCTATTAAATGGTCTTGGATAAACCCAGAAACAGGTCGGCATGAGCAATTGAATGCAAAACAAATAGTAGAAAAAGGTCTTTCACAAAAAGATCTACATATAATTTCTCCAAGAACAGATATACCTAGAATAGAGAACGGTAAGATTCAACCAGTAAAAGTTATTATGGGTTGGCCTTTTAAAGGTGTAACTCCAAAACAATTAGGTTTAGATAGAGCAAAAGATTTTTCTAAAGGAACCTGGGATTTGTCTAAAGCAAAAATAGATCCAGATTTGCTTCGTGCAACAATGATTCGTATCCCTACACCTTCTATTAACTCAATTCACTATGTACAATTCCCTAGAGTATTTGATGCTTCTAGAGGTAATATAGTAGGTATAGGTTCTGGCATAGTAGTAATAGGTGGATCTGACTTTGATGGTGATAAAATGCAAGTATTTTTTAGATCTTTTAATGTATTAAAACATGATTTAGAGTCTAAAGAATTTAAAGAACTTTTATCCAAAAGAATTCTAGAATCTGATTTATCAAAACTTGGAGTAGAAACTGAAGAACAAAAGAAAGATTTAATTGCGTCCACTACTTCAGATTTAATTTATAGAATAAATAATGCGGCAGAAACAGATGCTGGAAGAGATTTACATATTCAAGCAGGAACTAGGGATAATGACCACGAGTCTATTCAAGATATTGCTGCAGGAAATGATGCAAGTTTAGAATATTATAAACTAGTAAAAGATGTTTTACAACATTATAAAACACCTTTTGGAGATAATAAAAAACGTATTATAAAAGTAAATCCAGAAGAAGATTCTGTAAAAGGAATCCGTAATAAACTCATGGATTATCGTGAAAAATTTCTGGAACACCCTGCAAATTATTCTGCGGTAACAACGCCACTACTTATTGGAGATCTTGAAGCACAAGCTAAAAGAATAGATGATTTAAAAGGAATTAAAGATGATGATTCAAATATTACAAAAAATCATGAACTAATAACTACTTTAGATGCTCGTAGGCAATTTATAGATGCTAAGAAAGGTCTTGGTCCAGCAGCTAGAGCATTTTCACAACATATTTGGAATCAAGTAGCTCAATTTAGGCTTACAGGCCATTATAAAGTTCCAGGGCAATATACGTTTCTTGGATTAAATGAACCAGGTAAACCTAAAACAATTTATAATCCGTTTACAACTGAACGAGTTCCTCTATTAGGTCAAGTATATAATGAAGGCCATCAATTAATTTCTGAGGCACTTGCAAATCTTACACAAGCCATACTCGAAGCAGCTAAAAATCCAACTGCATTTAAATTAGGAATTAATACAGATAATATAGGAGCAATATTTAATCAACTGTTACAAGGAGCCGAAGGTTATAAAATAGCTCTTCTTGCAACACAACCTATTGTTCAAGATTTTTTACAAGCACGCAAATTAGGCGGATCACTTAATTATCAAACTAACATAGCACAAAAAGATGTAGAAACAGGTATAACTGAATCTTCTCTTAGTATGGATAAAATAGTAACTAAACTCCTATCTAAGTACGGAACTACTGTTAAAGATGCTGTTAAATCTGCAAATCTTTTAAATAAATTTACTCAAGAACAACTTGAAAGTGGTTTAGCTAAAAAAACTGATCAAGGTGCATTTTTAATAAAATATTTAGAAATGGAAATGCAAGGTAGTCCTGCATTTACCTTTAACCAAAGAATTAACTCAGATACAGTAGCTATAAAAACATTTATGGAACTTAAGAGACATAAAGCATTGTCTCAAAAAGTTGCTTCAGATGACTATATAGATAACCCAGAAGCTTTAGATAAAACATTTATTACTGAAATAGATAATGCTACCTCTCAAATAATGCAGGGTTTTGATAAATATTTCATGACTTTGCATCCAGCATTTTCAGATTTGAATGATACAATGCTTAATTTTGTAGGTTCTCATCCTATGGATGGAGATGCACGAGACAGAATTCTTAACAAATTTACTAACCATACAATAGACTTTTTACTTCAAACTTTACCAAATCCCCAAGGAGAATTCCTTTCTACTAAATCAAAAGATTTAATGATTGGTGAGAATTCTATGGGCATGTTACTTGCAGACATAAAAAAATCTAAAGCAGGTGCTGCAAATCTGTGGAAAAATTTGCAACCAATAATAAATCAAGAAGGTAATGCAAATACAATGAAGATTCTGAAAATGAACCCTACTCCACACGAAATCAAACTTTTAATAGATGAAGTAAATACTAATTCTGCTCTGTCAAAAAATCCTAAAATACAAGAATTTGTAAGAAATCTTGCAGGTTATAATATATTACAAGCAGGATTAAATTCTTCTAGAAACTCTATAAATAAGATTGTTCCTTATAAACTACACAAAGATGTAGTAGAATTTGTATTTAGTCTTTATAAAGAGCATTTAGCAGCAGATACAATGCACGATTGGATTTCTCCAGACCTGCAAAACTCTCTGCAAGAATCTTTCTTTAGAACTAACTGGTCTGATGAAAATCTTATAAAATCTGTAAAAAAACTAGAAGTAAAAGATGGTGATGAGGTGGGTGATTATTCTATTGTGCCAGGCAAACCAGGAATAATTTTTTTACCAAACGCACATGCAGCAACTAAATATGATTATATAAAAAATGTAAAATATCTAGGTAAAGGTGAAAAGAAAACTGCAACACCAACTTTATTCAGAAAACTTGCACAAGACAAAAATAAAACTTATTATTCCAGAATAAATCCTTGGGGTAGACCCGGCATTCACGTAGAAATAAATCCTACAAATCAGCAATCTATTCATCCAGAAAATAAACCTTTTGATGAAAACGCAGAAGAATTTGTAAATAATCAAAGGACTTTGTTAGACAAGATAAATGTTGTACCTTTACCAGAAGATAAAGATTTGGAACAAGGAGATTTATTTAATCAAACCACGGCAGAATCAAAAACTGGAGAAATAGAAAAAATTAAACCAGGTATAGAAAAAGTTAAAAATACTGGATTAACTCCAGAACAAGGTAATTCATTTATAGATTTATTGCAACCGTTTATTTTACAACAATCATATAAAGAAAATAAGGGTAAAAATGCAAACGACATGTTTCACATAGGATTAATGTGGAGCCGTAGAAATGATTCAAGATATCCTAATAAATCACAACCAATATCTATAAAAAGTAGAGATTCTGCTTATGGATACACTATAAAAGATCAGCAAGGACGAGATTTGCCAAAATTAACTCAAGTGCAACCTATTTTAGATTTTATTCAGTCTAAATTAGGTATTGATATGAGTAATTATGATTCAATGATTGGTAATATTTATGAAGAAAATACATTCATATCTCAACACAGAGATATAACCGAATCTTCTGATGCGAGTAAATACCCCGTTATCGTTATAAATCTTGGCGCAGATGGTAAAATTTTATTTGGAGAAAATGCAGATACAAAACTAGGCTTAACTAATGGTTCTATTTATGCATTTGGGATTAATGGAGAAAACAGATATGAATCACATAGAACAGTTGATAAACTAGATTCTAATACTCCTTTGAAGCCATTAGAAATGCCAAATGGTAAATCTATAAAAGATTATAGAATTACTCTTACATTTAGACGTGCTCAAGATTTAACTCCTGAAATGCCTAAATCACCAAAACGTATTGGAGAACCAGTAGCAACTAAACCTGGACAAATTACTAAAATGTCTGATTTAACAGATCATTCTGGAGGAGCTTATGGTGCAGATACAGATTGGGATATAATAGGTCGGAAAGAGTTTGGTTTAACTGATTTTAGACACTATAGAGAAGAAGGAAATGCAAGTTTAAGTAAAAGGCTACGTGACCTTGGTGTTAAGGCTACAATCGTCTCTAAAGAGGATTTAGCTACTGGATATGCAGAGTTAGAAAAAGTTTTTGGTAAGAAATTTTCAAAAAGTCTTGAAAATGATTTAAAAGCTAGAAACTATTTGCAAGTTAAAAATTCCGATGCCGTTTTTGCAATTGGAACTTTTAAAGCACCGGAAGTAGATAAATCTGTACCAGATAATACAATTGATTCAACTAAATCTGTAAAATCTTATAAATTTACTCAAATTGAAGGTGGTACAAATGCAGCAGTACAAATGGCAATTGCAGTAGGAAAACCAGTGCATGTTTTTGATTTAACTTCAAAAACTTGGAATGTTTGGAATGGAACTAAATTTGTACAAGAAGAAACTCCTATTTTAACTAAAAATTTTGCAGGAATCGGCACTAGAGATATAGAAAACTATTCTGTAATGAAAGATGGTCAATGGGTTTCTAGACCTAGTTATAAAGGAATGGCTGCTGAAAAATCTGCACAAAATGCAATTCGTGATGTTTATAAAAAGACCCAAGAAAGCATTGGGCAGCCCACAACTCCTTCAGAACCAATACCAGAAGAAAAAAATACTGATATTGTACAACATAGCAATTTTGCTAATATGATAGATAATGCAAATAAAGTTGTTAATTCAGGCAATCTTATACAAGATGTTGATGGGTCTTATTCACGCAGTAAAGAGCCACAACCAAATCTATCTTATCACATTGATAAAATATCTGGTAAAAAAATATATTTTGATGAAAATGGAGATTATTATTGGTCAGATGATAACAGTTTTAAAGTGTATATAAAATCTAAAGGTGGCAATCCATTTGGTGAACCTATATATGACATAACCCCTGTAGAACCAATTAATTGGCAAGATAAAATATCTGAAATATATCAACAGAAATATGGTAATGCGCCAGAAATAGTACAAAAACCTAGTGCAAAAATAACTGAACCTGGTAGATATATAACATTTAAAGGTGAAACATATATTGTAACTAAATTTAATAAAAATGATACAATACAAATATATAATCCTTTAAAAGAGGGTGTCGAAGCAAAAAAATCTATTGCTGGACGCAATTTAGAATTATTGGAATATAAAGCAAATATAGTAACTTATAAAGATATTGATTATATAGTAACACCTAAAAACACTATAATTTCTTTAAAGACTAATAAAGTAATGAATTGGGGTGAAGAAAATGGTGATAGAAAAAATATTTTAGATTTGGCAAACCCACAAGAAAAACCAACAAAATCTAAAGAAGAATTTGTTAGTAAGTCCCGTGAAATATATAAAATAATGAAACAAGCAAATGCAACAGAAGAAAGTATTCTGGATGCAATAAAATGCCTTTAAGAAAAAATAAAATTAGATATGCAAGCCTGTCCAGATAAAAACAATCCATTATACCAAGACTTAGAAAAAGAATTAGGTGAGATAAACGCACTAGCAAGTTTTCACATGCTTGGTACTGGAGAAATTCCTAGTATTGAAAAAGCTCGTGAATTATTAGAACCAAAACAAAATATTGAAAATAAAGGTTTTGGTGTTGGTATATTGAATCCTAAATATAATCAACTATCTTTTGCAGCACAAAAGCATCTTGGTGCTTATTTGGAAAAATCTCGCGGGTTATTGCCCCCTCAATTTTTTGACGAAGGCACTAGAAAATTATGGGTTAAGTCTAGTACTAAAAAAAGTAGTAAACAATATAATATTATAGATCCGGAATCTGGAGAAATAATTGCAGAAAAGCAAAGGCTTGATATAAATCAAAAACAATCTTGGCAAGATAAACAAACAAAAGTTGCTAATGAAATTAATGATTTAAAAACTAAATCAGAAGAACAAAAAAAATATGGAATAGGTGAAATTGTTCTAGGAAAAAGATCTGGAGTAGAAAAAGATGTATCTGTAGCAAGAAAAGTTGCATTTTTAGCGTATCTAAATAAACCTTCTAAGGAAAGATATGTGAGAACTGCTGCAAACTATTTATATGAAGGAGCAAAGTTTAGTGGGGTAAATATTCCAGTAACTATTATCGAAAAGATGCTAGAAAGATTTCCAAAAGAAATTTGGGATTATATTATAGCTAAAAAAACTGTTGAAGAACCTACATTAGGTGCATTAACTCGTGGCCATATTCCAGAAATTACTAGTATAAGTAAAATATCTAAAATTAAAGCAATTGAAAAAGCGTTAGGTGTGGAGCTTTTAGGTAAAGAATTTAAAACAAGAAGAAGCTATAATAATTTTGATGATAGACAATGGGGTGAAAATATAAAAATAGATCCTAAAAACAGAGGTAAATATTTATCTGCTGATATACGTGAATATCTTGAACAAAAAGGTCTTGCAAAACCCCCTATTTCTGATGATGAAGGTATGCGTAATTATGCAGAAATTCATAATATGACTTTAGAACAAGTAAAAGAACTTGTAACACCAAAAGAACAAGCAAATGAAGATGGTTTATATATAGGTACTGAAAATTATGACATGGAAATGTCTAAATTTCGGCAAAACGTATTTAATACTTCTAAAACAGATGTTGCAATGCATAATGCAACTACACAACTTAAAAAAGATATTTCTGCTAAATTACAAGAAAAAATTAAATCAGGTGCAATTAAATCAGGATGGTTAGAAACAGGATTTCATTTATTTGATATATTATTTAATAAAGTTGGATGGCAAGAATTAGACCAAGCAGGTGATCCTAGTTTTCACACCGCATTTAATAGATTAGCTGCAATTGTTCATGAACCATTTCATGTAATGCACGCATTAACTTATGGTACTGAAGAAGAACGTGCAATGAAAAATGCCTGGGATCAATTATATTCTACTAAAATAGGCAGAGAAATAGTTGATTCTATGGAGTTACAAAATAGTTCTGAACATGTTAAATATGCAGAAACAGTTGCACATTTATTTCAAGCAATAATTCTACCGCCAGAATATTTAAAAAATCTTTCCCCAAAATACAAAATTCTTTCAGACGCATACGCATATATACAGTTTAAATTAAATAACCCGGAATCTAAAGAAGAACCTTTAGGGGAAGAAACAAACAGTTCTTATACTGAAATTGAAAAGAAAGATGCTTTGAGCTTTTTTCAAAAATTTTTAAATTGGTTAATAAAAGCGTTTAATAAAGTTGCTGAATTTTTTGGAAAAGAACTACCATATTTAGAAAGAAATGTAGACATAGAAAAGGAACATGTTGGTGAAGATGAAAAACCTTCAAAACTAACTCCCTCTAAAGATTTGCAAACTCATGAAAAAGATTTTGTTGCTGCAATGGATAATTTATCTGCATCAATAGAACAATTATTAGATATAGATAAAAATAAAATAACTACAAATAAATCTGGAGAATTTTTTGCAGGTGCGGCAGACTTTAATATGGGTGAATCAAATATTGAACCTACTTCAGAGCAACCAACTCTATTTGACAATTCATTACCGTTTAATGAAGTAAAAGATAAAATCTTAACAGGCTTTACAAAATACACCCTATATCCAAAAAGAATAGGTGATATAAAACTAAAAGATTCTTATACTACTAAAGAAGGTAAAATGAATAAAGAGGTTGCAAAATCTATGCAAAATTGGGTAGACGGTATTCCTGAATTTAAATCTGCTCAAATAGAATATAGTGCTGTAGAAAATGCAATTCGTATAATGCCGAGCCAGAAATTTTTTCCACAAACTGGCAGTATCACAGGAAATCAATATGTAAATCCAACATTTGAAACTAGTTCAGGATTAACTCCAAATCAAAATGTCACACCTACTTCAGAACCTAATTACAAAAATACTAACAATCTTACACCAGAATCTTTTGAGAAATCAATAGATAAGATGAAAGATATGCAAAACAAAATAGAACTGCATGACTTAATAACAGATCCAATAACAGGACAAGTAAGAGAACATAAATATACAGAAGAACTACCAGATGGTACAAGATTTATTGCAGACGGTTCTGTAACTAGTGTGGTAGTAGAAAAGAAACTTAAAAACTTTGGTTCTGGGCTACCACAAGATGATGTAGATAAAAAAATAGCAATCATTGCCTCTGAATCAGGAACTTTAGTGCATGGTTATGCCGAAAATGTTTGGAAAAATATTCTAGACAAAGATGGCAAACTATTACCAGATTCTGAATTTAAAGAAGATAATGAACCAAAACCTTCAGAAGGAGTAAATTATAGAATATATAATAAAATTCAACCATTTATAGAGAATTTTGCAAAGACTTTTCCAGAAGGCACTAGATTTTTCACAGAAATCAAGGCAATAGATAAAGATTACAAATGGAAAGAAAGAGTTTATGATGAACAAACTAAATCTTATCATTACGAAGATAGAGTAGGTATGGGTATGTCTGCGGATTTACTAGTATTTACTCCAGATGATGTTTGTCATATATTTGATTATAAATCAACTAGTGAATTAGAAAAGAAGAAAGAAATACCTCAATGGAAAATTGTAGCAATAAATGCGCAATTACCAGAATATGCTAGAATTCTTAAGAAAGAATACGGTATACAGAAATTTGGTATGATGCGCGCAATTCCTATAAATCTTTATTATGCTATAAAACCAACTGGAAAAGTTGTAGAAGGCAAAAAAGAATGGACTAAAACACTTATAAACGCAGCAGTAGGAAATGCAACTGGAGTAAATAAACCAAAAACAGATTATTTAGATTTTATCCCAGTAGACCAAGAAGCTGCAAAAGACAAAAGAATAGATGAACTAGATAAAAAACTAAAGGCATTAGAAGAATCATTAGGCTCTACTAGAACTTCAGATATAAACAAACAAGAAGAACTACATCAGCAAGTATTAAAACTTAGAAAAGCTAGATACAACCTAAAACTTTTACAAGACAGCAACAATTTTAAAGCTCAGGTAGAAAAAACTATTGCTTTTGCACAAGAATATTTTGCACAAGCTCAAAATAATCTTTTAAATCTCACACCAATAGATAGACACAATCTTAAATCTAAATTACAGATTTTTGGTAATCTCACTACATCTTTTGCAGATGGTATGAAAAATTTAAAAGAAATCATTTCTGATAAAGATTCAACAGAACAGCAAAAGAAAGAAGCTAAAGATTTACGTGATTCTTTGTTAGAATTCTCTAGTGATGCAATAGATCTTTTAAAAACTTTTGATGAAACAGCTATAGAAACTACAGATAATTTGATAGTTAAGAATATTGGTATGCGTCCAGACATAATAGAAAAAGAAATAACTGGAATGCAACATACAGTAGTAACTCAATCAAGATTACCGTTTCAAACACAACAATTACTTTGGAAAGTCATTACTCAAAATAACTCTGAAGTACAAGATGTAATGAAGGGTATAAAAAAGCAAGTAGAAGACTTAGTAGAAAAATTCCAAAAAATCACTGGCACAAAAGACGGTAAAGCTCTTTATGCAGCAATAGATAAATATTTTTCACCTAAAACAACAGTTTATACTAAAGATTTTTGGGATAAAGTAAAAGAGGGTAGAAATCACCAGAATAAAAAAGGTGTTGAACAGCTTAAAAAATTATTTGATTTTGATCAAGTTGCTTACGATGCTGCTTACGATAAGTTTAAACAAAATATAGAAAATAGTGTATTATCTGCGGCAGAAAAGAAAAAACGCATTGAAAACTATAAAAAAAGATTTAATGTAAAATCTGGTGGCACTAACAGATACGCTTGGCAAAATAAAAGAAACTTTTTTTTAAAACCAAAAGCAGAATTTAAAAGCAAAGAGTATAATATAATTAATGATAATCCAGAAATAAAAGAAATATTTGAAGGCACCTTTAAATTAGTCCATGATAAAGCAGTAGAACTTGGGTTAGTAAAGCCAGGTGCAAGTATGTTTAAAATATTTGAAGGATTAGAAGCAACAGATGAAGAACTAATAGCTAGAGGAATTCCTAATAAAAAGTCTTTATTAGATAGATTGCGTGTGCAAGATGAAGAATTAAATCGTATACATGATATAGATCCAATTACTAGTCAGTTAGTTAGACGATTACTTCAACCTAAATTAACTAATGCGGAAGTTTCAACTGTAAATCCATTTGAAGGCACATTAAGATTATATGAACAACTACTTCAATATGAAAAGAAAAATCAATCTGAAGGTATGTTGTTGGATTTTATAACTAAAGAAGAAGCTCGTAAATTATTACATACTAATAAATTTGGCAGGTCTTCTAATAAATTAGGTAAAGAAAATCCTCCAATAGAAAATGTAAAAAACCTTGCGCTTTTAAAACAAAATATTGATTATTATCTTTACGGATTAGAACCTAATGTAAAAGATAAAGAAATAAACATTCCTTTCTTAGGTACATTTAGTGCTACAAAATTTGGTGGTGCAATTGTAGATATGTTTACTCTAAGCAAACTTGGTTGGAATCCTAAATCAGGTTTATCAAACGCTGTGGGTGGTTTAATACAGGCACATTCTAGATATGGGAAATTGCTTTTAAAAGCATGTGAGTTACTACTCAGACGAGATATAAAGTTACTTGATTTGATGGATTACTTTAATTATAAATTAGGGGAACATGCTGCTTTAGAACAATTAGATTTAACGGGTATTCCTTTTTATAGAAAAGTCAATATAGATAATATTAAAGATCTATTAATGATTCAAATGCACATAACAGAAAATTTTGTGCAAGCTGCTATTTTTACAGCAGAAGCAATGCGGAATATGTTGAATGAAAAAGGACAAATTGTTACTATTGAAGCCTATGTAAAAACTAAACCAGAATTTCAAAAACTATTTGACTTAAATACCCCACAAGTTGAAAAAGATAAATTAGAGGCAAAGGCAGACGAAGAAATAGCCGCTTTAAGAAAAACACACAATATTGCAGCAATTAGTGAAAAAAGCGAAGATGGTTCAATACACTTTACAAATCCTCTAACTGGTAAAGAAGAAGATTTAAATAAAACTGAAGAGGGCGATCTTAACTCGGAAAAAGTCAAATTTGAAAATAGAGTAAAAGATGAAAGTAAAAATGCACTTGGTACAGCAGATAGTGCAGACAGAACTGGCTCACACGGTTCGTTCTTAGTAAAACTTATTTCTAATTTTAGAAGGTGGATTACTGATATAATTAAAGCTAAATTTGGGCATATAGAACATAGCGCAATTCACGATAAAATGATTGAGGGCTATTGGAGACATTTTGCACATCAGTTTACTAAAGAAGAATTTCTTCCAATGCTAAAACATTTGTTAAATAATTTAACAGGTGGTGGATTTACTACTAGCATGAATGAATCTGCAAAAAGACAATATGAAAAATTAAAAGAAAAAGCAACTCAAGAAGGCAATATTTTTGATATTCATGGCAATCCGTTTGGTGTAACTTACGAGCAATTCGCAATGCACCACAGAGACATGTTAGGTAGAACATTTAGAGATATAGGCGCAATATTAATCACTTTAGCTCTTTTAACAGCAATAAATGCTATTGCTGCAAATGAAGATGATGCCGATGCAAAATACAGAGATATTTATGTGTCTAGATATTTTCAAAAATTCTACAACGAGACAAGCTTTTGGTTTGACCCGCGTGAATTTAAACAATTAATGGGTAATTCTGTACCTGCAATAGGATTGTTTTCAGATTTATATCGTGCAATAGCAAGTGCTATTAGTTATTCTCATAACTTTTTAACAGGAGATGAAGAAGCTATGGAAAAGAAGCATCCTCTAAAAAATACCTTGAGACTATTCCCTTTTGGTAGCACTGCAATGGATTTATTATCAATAGACCCAGATATTCGTGAAGCATTGGGTACTAAACCAGGAATAATTAGATTTTAATTTGTTTATTTCAGAATAATTCTTTATCTTTGTGTCTTAAAACCAATAATAATATGACTGATTACAAGACAATGTTTCTTACTAAGGCAACACAACGACTTAGAGATGGTGGATCAATGGCAACATTTCGACTTATTCCACTAACTGCCGATGCCCCGTTTTTGGCAGGAGAATTTGATACTACTCGAAATGTTCTAGTACTTTTATCTAAAGAAAAAAAGGGTGAATTGCAATCTATCCCTGCAATAACCGAAGCAGGAGATTATAAAGTGACAAAGACAAACAAACCTGTAATTGAAAGGCGAACTATCGACGAGTGGTTTGAAATTCACGTGGATAATATAGAGTCAATAGTTTCTTTTATTAAAACTATAGCTGTAAATGGAGATGATTCGAGCATCTATATGCCGTATCTCAGCCAGATCATACCGACTGTAAAAGGTGAAATGGAAAAGCCCAAGTCTTTAATCCTCGAAGCCTAAATAATTACCCCTTCCTCTAGATTAGTACCATTAGAGCAATCTTTTGGTACTTTTTTATGTCCTTAAAAATGCTTATATTTTAGTATGAAATACTTAGTAATAGTTCTTGGGATAATTATATTATTGCTTTGTGGAGTAATTATATATAAAAATCATCAATATAATAAATTGCAAGTGCAAACTACTGAAAAGCCAATTTTTGCGCCAGTTTTGCAAAAATCTGATAAAAATGGCAATAATTATGTAGAAATTAAGCAAACACTTTATACTCAAGACCAAATGAATAAAGTCACGGATAGCCTTAGACGTGTTTATAAATCTGGAAAAATCGTTGGGCAAGTACAAATAGTTACAAAACTAGATACAATTTCCCAGATTATACCAATTTATATCCATGATACTTTAATTACTGTTGTAGACAGCAACAGGTATATAAAACAATCATTTCAAGGCAATCTAAACACTAATTCAGGGCAATTTCACTTAGATCTTACTAACGATACAATGACCTATATAGATGCCGTTAAGTACCGTATATTTAAGGCAAATGAGCATAATATTATCATAAATCATAGCAACCCGTATTTATCTACGATTTCTGGCAATGCAATAAAACTAAAAGAAAAAAAAGTTCAAGCGGTTTTTGGTCCATATTTTGGATTTGGCTACTCACCTATGAGTAACAGATTAGAACCAACTTTAGGGTTATCATTAACATATAATTTAATTTCAATTTATAAAAAATAAATCATGGCGTATCAAATACCAAAATCAACAATCTCTACCCCAGACCTAGACTATTATGCGTCTATGCTCTTTCAGTTACCTACTAAAGTACAGTTTTGTCATCATTCTACAACATCTTACGCAAGTCATAAAGCCTTGGATAAAACTTATGATGCATTAAATGACCTAAAAGATTCAATTATAGAAAAACTAATAGGTTGCATGGGACATAGATATAAAAATCTTAATATGATTTCGTTATCAAGTTATTATGAAGGAATGAATATGCAAGTAGCTGAGGAAATTTGCCAATTTGCCAAAAAATTAATGGATTGGTCAGATAAAAACGGTTATTCTGATATAAATAATCTAAGTCAAGAGTATCTCGGAGTGGGATCACAATTGAAATATTTACTTACTTTATCCTAGCATTTGGAAATACCAAATTAATTCGTTATATTTTATTATCTAAATAAATACTAACAATGGCTAATCATGAATGTTTAAGGTACTTCACTCCTAAAGATCCGTCAGGCTGGCCTACATGCGGCCAGATGCAAGGTTTTACAAATAACGTGGCTTTACCTTGTTTAAACAAGGGTTGTGACTTTATTGAGTTACCTGCAAAACAAATGACTATTCCAACTGGAAATAAACGCTGTTTTCACCCTCTAGGGTTGCGCTATTTCTACAGAGTTTTAAGAACTACACCAGTAACTATACAGCCAAATTCATTGGTTTGCGCCTATGATTTTCCAAAAACTCCAAATGACTGCCAATGGTTGGAGTGGTATAAAATATGTATGTAAATAATTCCCACCACAAATTCTAAGTCTTACTCAAGATTTAAGAATTTAAAAAAGATCCAAGCTATCCTTTTAAGGAAATCTGCCTGGATCTTATTTTTTTATTCAAATAAAATGCACTACATTTGATTTGGAAATACCAGAACTTTTACGTATATTTTATTATACAGGTTCTGATACAACCAACAAAGACATTGCCTTATTTAGACTTGATTGGTATCAGCTTTCATTTACTATTTAAGGCTTTTTTATTTTATACCATGCCTAAAAAAATTGAAATTGTTGAAGGTAAAAAATTATGTAGTAAATGTAAAGAATGGAAAGAATTGGATAAATTCGGTTTAGATAAAGTTAATTTATCTGGTTATGCTTCTAGATGCAAAAAATGTAGGAGTGAGGATGCAAATAAAAAATATATTCCTAAAAAACCCAGAGATAGAATAAGGGTTGATCGTGCTACGCAAAATAAAAAATATAAATATTCTAAAGAAAAACTTCAACAATATAATTTATATAAAAAATATAAAATTATTCCTGAACAATATCAAGAAATGCTCAATCAACAAAATCATTGTTGTGCAATATGCAAAAAACCTGAAAATTCTACTAACTCTACAAATGAATGTAAAGCATTAGCAGTTGATCATGATCATGATACAGGAGAAAATAGAGGACTGCTGTGTCAAAAATGTAATACTGCTTTAGGTTCTTTCAAAGATTCTATAGAAAATTTAAAAGAAGCCATAAAATATTTGGAATATTGGCAAAACAATAGTAATTTTACAAACAATATATAAAAACTAAATCAATAAAAATATGCCAGAACAATTACAAACAATTCCCAAGATTAATGCTGATGCCCAAATTAAGATGACTTTAGATTACAACGATTCAGGTAGTGTAGCTACGGCAGTGTATGTGATCAGTAAATTTTGGAAAGACAATAATCCTGAAAAACTTGAAGAACTCAAGAGATTACTTGAAAACAAAGAGCCTATAACCGAGATAGAGCATCATACTTTGCTTTGCCTAGACTTGCTCTACAAAAAAATAGTAAAAGCAGCCAAAGATCAAGGCATGACTACAGAAATCGAGTTAAAAGATGCATTTTCTACTTTTTAATCTTCTTCAAAGAAAGATACAATATCTAAAAAATCATTGTCAATTACATCATCTAAAGCTATAGGATCAATTCTTGTAGCTTTTTTTTGTTCCCCATCCATAAGGACTGAATCACTAAAAGCTTCATTATCAAAATAGCCCATATCCATTGCGATTAAATTTTCTATTTCTTCTGCAAATTGGTCATCGGGCATTTCAAAAAAGAAACTGCTAGGAAAATTTACGACCTTGCCTGTAGGTAAACTGAATTTCAATTTGTGTATTGTTTAGTTACTACAAATATACGAATTTCTGAATACTAACCAAATGCCTCGGTTTCTTGAAATTTTAAAGCTTTTACTGCATTTATAGATTCTCGTCCTGCTTTGTTGTGGTAGAGTATCTTTATAATAAGATCTAATTGAGAATTTCCCATTTTCTCAATTTTAGATGCATCCTTCTCACAAAATTTTCTGTATTCTCCTAATTGATGCTTAAACTGTTTATTTTCAGATTTAATTCTAGTATTTTCAGCCTTTAACTGAACAAACTTGTCCAACAAATCATAATAGAGATCTTCTCTTAATTCTTTTACTTTAGATTCTGTATACATATTAAGTATCTTTTATATTCCATAACATTTCATTCTGTTTTTCTTGCATTTTATCTCCAAGATCTGCCCACAATCCAATTTCTTTTACTGTTGTAAATCCAGGTTGATAACCCACATCTCCATGTCTTACCATGCAACAACCTTCTTCTTTACCTATAAATTCACCTCTTCGCCATGCATTACATAACTCAGACATTGTAGGATATTTAAGAATTGGCTTTTCTTCTATTACATAGTAACAAAATTTAATACATTCTTCTAGAGTTGGTTTATTTACATGTTGCGTTGCCACTGTAAAAATTTGCCAACTACCATCTCTTTGTTTTTCAAATTTTGGTTCATGTTCTTTTATGAATTCTAATAATTTATTTTTTCTGGTTGCCATATAAATAATCTGTAGCTTCTTTTCTTCCTTCTGGGTCACTAACCCATTCTGTCATACCAACTAACCTACATTCTTTAGGTATTCTTTGTACAGGGGTACCTCTTTCAGTAGTTCTACCAAATGCAACTACCGGACTGCAAACTAGATATTTTAGAATTTGTATTACTGTCCAAGGTTTTTTCATTACATAATTTGTACTATTTGGTGGAATTCCAATACCCCAGTAATATAATTTTTCTTTATTATTATTTACATTTTCTCGTTCTTCAAATTTTACCCAAAGATAATCCTCACTACCAAATATTCCAGTTGGTGCTTCGTGATAAAACGGATCATTAAATTCTACTTTACCTATTAAAATCCAATTTTCTGTAAATCTGTCGCGCATCATTTGAAGATATTCTTCTTCATTTTCTGGTCTTTTATATTTCTTATCTTCCATATAAACATTTTACTTTTCATACTCCCAATTTTGCTGGTACGCAGATAACTCCTGCCCACATAACTTGTAATAATCATTAACCATTTGAATTATAGAATTATTCCCTTGCATATTTAAGCCATGTACTACTACTTGATTTAGAAAAATCTTATTAGCAATTGCAAACTCAATGAGAGCTTTGGACACATGGAGGCCGGTATCAGCCTTAAACATTTCATATTCTATCTTTCTTCCGGCAGGTCTACGAAGTTCTAAAGAAATGTGTTCATCCGTTAAATCGTGATTTATTGATACTAGCTTGGGCATCTCACCATGCGTTTTATAAAAGTCTACCAAACCCATTTTAAAATTTTCTAGGTTCGGCAAATATAACCACGTACTCAGATTCTTCGGTAAAATAGGAAGCTTTTTACTTCCATCAATATAGAAACCAATTGTGTTCATATTTTCTTAGATTTTAATTTCTCTTGTGCCCACGGCTCATTAACGTCTGACGAATGCACTGTGAATTGATAAGGCTCTTTATTTCTTTCATCTATTATATCTTGCATTTCATCTTCTACTTTAGACTTCAAATCACGATTTAAAAATGCTTGAAATTCTGGCGTATAAGTCGCACTTCCAGTCATACTAGTAGCTATTTTAACAAGATGTTTTGTATATTCGTCTCCTTCTTGTGTTATATTCATAAAAATCTTTGTTTAAAATCTTGGAAATTTAAAATGCGTTTGTATCCAACATCATATCTACGATTATGTAATGCATCCATCAAAAATGTGCAAATACCATTTTTATTAAGATCTACATAATTCTCCCATCTATCGTCAATAAACCAAGTAAGACCAGATGCCTTTGCAATTTCTACTTTAGATTCTCCTACACCAACTGTATAAACAGGAACACTGGGAAATCCATTCATTTGCAACCATTCTTTGGTCCATTCATTAGGTATTGATCGGCTGGTAATATAGCAGTGGGGTTCAAATCCTAATTCTTTAGGTTCAATTTTCTTAGGTATTGTTAACCAAAATTCTTTATTATCTTTTAATAATTCAAATTTTGCGCCAATATCTTTATCAAAATTCCAAAATTCTGGAATATCTTGAGAATGATATCTAGTCCAATGTCCAAGCCAATCTGCAATTACTTCATCTATATCAAGACCTATTTTGGGTTTCGGTAAAAATGTGTGTAGCCTATCATCTCCTTGCGGATAATATTTGTAGTAAGATATTATACCAAGACAATTCCATGCTGCATGTGCCATGTGTAGAAGATTCGTATGATTTTTACATGTTCCCTCTTGACATTCTTTACAATTAGGATCAAAATCATAGTCTTCTCCTTTTTCAAATGCCGCAATATGCCTTTTTAAAGATGCAAGCATTTTAGACCATTCCATACCTTTAAGCCAGTTGAATGGCGCATATTTCTCAGCTCCTTTACTAAAAACTTTAACAACTTGTTCTATTGCATATGGTTCAAGTAAATCATACTTTATTTTTTCAGAATTAAATCGCAATGCCTTTTCTTCGCTCATATCTTTCCAACATATTTATCTTCTGCTAAATATTCAGTAAACTTACCTAATTTATATTTAATTCTATCTTCAACTGCACCTTCGCCAAACATTTTTGATAAAATCCAAATTCTTATCTGTACGTCTCCAAGTTCCTCAATTATTGCAGAAACATTTGGTTCTTTTGGTCCGCCTTCCTTCAAAACTTTTTTCATCAAGACCTCGGCAAGTTCTAAACATTCCTCCACACATTTTTCAAGATTATATCTTTTAGAATTAGTAGTTAAAATTGTTTCTAATAATACAGTGTTATTTTCATATTCTTTTGTTCTCATATATTGATTTTATTTAATTCATTCTCTAAAATTTCTAGCCCTTCGGCAATTCCCAACGATTCTGCTTCAACTCGTGTCGAACATATATCAATAACTATCCCACATATCTCTACTAACCAATCAGTTCCCTCTATAGATGTTATTCCTACATAAATCTCTTTAGAATCTAAGAAATAAATGATTGCAGAATTGCTATATATTTCGGCGCATTCGTTTTTAATAAAATCCAGTAGTAATAAATAGGATTTTGGGTAATTTTCATGTATTTTGTGTGCATTTACCATTCATTTTTAATTTAACTCATTTTCACTAATTCTAATACACGATCTCTTATTTCTTGAGTTAATTCTGGGTTATCTTGCATCATTTGTATAAAAACTGGATATTCAAATTTCTCGTCTTTATACGTAATAGTTTTGCCCCACTTTTTTAAAATTTCTAAATCGTTTCCAATTCTTATTATCTCGCCTATTTTATCTATGCCTATGCCATATAAAATATCAAATTCACAATTTTTAAATGGCGGCGCAACTTTATTTTTAATAACTTTTACTTTAGTAAGATTTCCAAGTATTTCATCACCATTTTTAACTGAATTATCTGATGTAGTACTACGTCTAACATCTAATCTAACAGATGCATAGAATTTCAAGGCATTGCCTCCAGGTGTCGTTTCTGGCGAGCCGAACATTACTCCAATTTTCTCGCGTAATTGATTAATAAATATTAGTAATGTATTAGTCTTTTTAACAGTTCCTGCAAGTTTTCTACAAGCTTGCCCCATCATTCTTGCCTGCAATCCCATTTTTTGAGTGCCCATCTCATCTTCTAGTTCAGCTTTTGGAACTAGAGCTGCAACAGAATCTATTAAAACTACATCATAAATACCCGTACTTATTAATTTTTCAGCTACTTCAAGACCCTGCTCACCAAATTCTGGCTGATTAATATCTAATCTAGATAAATCTACGCCTAATTTTGCAGCATATTCCATATCAAATGCGTGTTCTGCATCTACAATAGCACATAATACATCTGGATCTTTTTGAGCTTCTGCAATTGTATGTATTGCAAGTGTTGTCTTTCCTGATGATTCTGGACCATATATTTCAATAATTCTACCTCGTGGTAACCCACCTATACCTAATGCTATATCAAGCCCAAGAGAGCCTGTAGAAATTGATTCTATGTCCATATCACCTCTATCTGACAGAGACATTACTGTACCTTTACCAAAATCTTTATCCAAAGATGTCTTCACTGCAATACGTGCCTTTGTCTTTTCCTCTAAATTCATAATTAAATATTTTAGACAAAATTACGAAATTATTTACGCAATTCCATCTAAAATATCATATTTATGTTTGTATTATAGACCTAATTCGTCTAGCCAGCATCTCAGAGTACTTGTCCAATGCATTTTTTAGATGTACTAATTCTGTTATATTTAATTCTTTTATTTCTTGCATTTCTGGTAAAATTATATTTGGCAATTCATCCATATTGTTGTATTTTTGTAATAAATAATTATTGTATGAAAAAAATAAAGCAAGTACCATTTTTTCAGGCAGACCAAATCTTTGAAATCACGGCAGATGAAATGGAAACTATATTGACAGTTCTAAATAAACTACCTAAGCAGATCTATTTCATGGAACACCTCATAAGTCGTTTCATTGATTTAGGTCAGATAGAAATCGCTTATCAAGATCAATATGGAAATCCAGCTACTCAAAAAGATCTAATAGATTATTTAAAATCTTCTTTAGATTCTATTAGTGAAGAAAGTATTGAGCCTGAGATATAAAAAAAAAGGGATGCACTTGTTATAAATGCATCCCGATTTTTATTTTTTTTACAGAGGCAAATCTCCATCTGATATATCTATTTCATTTTCAATTATTTCCTGTTCAGCCAAGTCTCTTTCTAGCTCTACTTGATCTGCATTATCTAAAGTTATATTTGGAACCATTGTAATACTTGGTTGTGGTGGAATAGTCCAGGTATAGAGATCATTTAATTCCTGTCGTAAACTATTAGCAGTAAAACCACCTGTGCTATATGTCAATGGTCTACTTGGTTCATCAAAACCAGAAACTTCTCTACCTCTAGCATCTAAAACAACTCTACGACCACCACCACCTCTTGTATTTCTCCTAGGCATTTCTGTTTCTACTTTAAATTTTGCAAGTTTTGCACGATATTGCAATTTAAATTTTGAAAATTCCTTTTCCATATTTGCTCTAAGAAACCAATTACCTTCTTCAAATTCAAATAAATCTGGATTTTCTTCTATATTTAAAATGCCAAACTTTTTTTCAAAATCTGTCTGTGCAAATGTACTTACTATTTCTTCAAGGTCTACCTTATTAGATTTTTCTTCGGAACTGCGCAATTTCCAACCTTTATCTTCTTTTACTTCAGTTTCAAAGAATGTGTTAACTTGTATATCTTCAAATTTATTATTGGTTATTTCATTAATAGTTTTGTAGATATCATTATGTGCTTTATTTCGTGCATCTTCTTGTTCATATCCTTTTTCTAACATAGATTTAGGATATTTAAACTCTTTTGTTAGTCTTACTTTATAAAATATTTTTCCTTTTTCCATAATTATTCTGATCTAAATTTAATAATGTTTTTATAATGTTTTTTATATAAGTCGTCATACCTCAATTTATCTGCCTTTGCATCAAATTTTACAAAAATCCGCGCAATTTCTTCCATACATAAGAAATCAGCTAGTTCTCTTATATTTATTACATCTTGTTCTTTTCTATCTATTTTACCTATTGCAAGAAGACCATATTTTTTTAGTTCGTCTTCACCTTGAATAATTTCACCTGTTTCATCTAGTACTTTTACTCTGATTTCAGTAATTTTTATTTTTGGTTCAGCATCAGAAAAATCAGTTCGCAATTCATACTTTATATCCCCACCATTGTAATCAAAGCTTAAATTTGGGTCCATTATATCACTTTCGTTATACCTGATCCCTATAAATTTTGATAATGCATCCTTTAAATTAGCATAAGAATATCCTGAAGTGCCATTTACAAGAAAAATTTGACCGTTCAATAAAAACTGTCTATCTTTACCATACATAGATATTTCTACAGCTCCCATATCTAATACTTTCTGAGCTTCATCTATTGGTTTATCTTCTTTTGGTATTGGTACTGCCTTTTTATTAGATTTTTTTGTAGCTGGGGCAAATTGTCCACCGTATGCTTCACCATACGTTAATGGTGTTTGCCTTAAATATTCCCAACTCATCCCCCCGTCACTCCTTCTTATATTTTCTCCTGGCATAATATATTATTTTTAAATCTATAATTTAATTCTTCTAAAAATATTAGATGTTTTATTTTCCAAGCATCTGAAATTTTTTGGTCTTTTTGCATTTTCTCTGTAAAATATTTAAGAATTGCAATAATGTGATCTGTAGATAAGTCTTTAAGTAAAATCCATTCTGTTGTAGGTAATCTATTGTTATCCGCATCATAATTTTTCCCCCATTTAAAGTCCAAACGTATATCTCCTATTATTTCACTTATTTCTGATTCTTTTGGTTTACTGCCACTGTATCTACAATATTCTTCTGGTAGTGACGATCCGCCCCCATCAAACATGAAGAACTCTCCAGACGCAGTTGTATGTGTTTTATAGTCATGACCAAACCAGCTAAATAGCTTTATACCATCAGATGTCTCAACATATTGTATTTTCATAGAACCTCCCATTTATATGTACTATTCAAGGTCTTAAACGTATTTGTTTCTGGAAATACTTCTGTTACTTCTGATGTAATTAACCAGTTTTCTACAGTTTGTCCTCTTACTATAAAACTTTGACCTACGACAGGTTCACTTTTTACATCCCCGGTTACATTATAACCTTTATAAATTCCCTTCGGATGATTACCTTCAAATTTATCATCACTTATTTTTGTTAATTGAACTTTCATATATTTCATTTATTTTAGATTCTATTCCACCTTCAATAATTCTATTTAATTTTTCAAAACCAAGCGCATATAAATTAGTATAAAATCTTGTCGAACCAAATTTTAATTTTATTTGCATATACTTAAAACCTTCAATTTTAATTAATTCAGGAAAAATAGAATCTAGATATTTCGTGACTTTTTCTTCTCTTATATCTAATCCATAATGCCCTTCTTCTAGATATTCCTTGTATTTTTCATTAAATTGTGCAGTTGTCATATACTAATTTTTAATCACGGTAGTTAAATAGCTCGTGTTTTTTATGTGCGCGATCGTAGATCTCTTCCCAAGTATCCATTTCTTTTCTAAATTCATCTAATTCTTTTAGATTTATTATCTCACCCTTATCATTTTTTGGCGCAAAATGCTTTGCAATTAAATCTTTTCTATACGCAGATTTATGTATTACTCCCCACATAAGACTTTCTGTTTCTGGTTTTCCTGGGCCATTTGCAGTTTTTTGTGGAAATAATATCTTATACTCTTTAGAAAATTTAAAATACCTCCCTGCTTTAAAATGATAATAATCTTCTTTCCATTTTTCAGCAGTTTCAAATACTAGCATTACTAGATTCTTATCGTCTTGTCTACCTAAGTCATAATCCATTTTAAATCCAGGAATTGCCCAAAGAAATTTTATAACTTCTTTATAATCTTTATCAGAGAAATCCTTTACTGATAAAAGCACAAATATTGGTCTAGTATAATCATGATCATAATCTACATCATCTAAATATGCATTTTTAAAAAATTTTTTAAACTGCGCATTTCTTAAATTCAACCCTAACATTGGTAAAAGAAAAAGAGCCGTCTTAGTGAACGGCCCATTATATATGGATTCTTCTGCGCGAAATTCTTCCTGTATTACTTTATCTGCTTCTGGTGTTTTAATCATTTTTACATTTGGTTTAACTATAGCACTAAGATCACTTTTAACCTTTAATACTATACTATGTTTTTTAAAATCATTTGTCCATCTTTGTTGTACTCTGCCATCTCGTACAAAATGCTCTAATAGCCATTCCATTTATTAATTATTTATTAAGTTTAATTGTATAATCCCGTTTTCTAACATTTCTCTGCATTCTGAAAAATCGTTTTTGCAAATATGCCACGCAATTTCGTCTAGCAACTGATTCCAACCCTTTTTAATTCTAAACTGATGATGTTTACCAAATGCGCCTTCTAGAAATTTTTCATTACCATATCGTGCATTATATAAATCTCTTTCTGAATAAGAATATATGCAGGGTGTTTTATCAACTATGTCGATTGCAATATTAATTGGTGGTAATTGTTTATAGTCTTTTAGATAATAAAAATTTGCATCCTGCTCAATTAATTTTGAAATAAGGTATTGGTAAAAACTCAATTGCATATCATAATTGAACTTATATATATTGTTTTTGAATTCATGTGTTGAGAACGTTTTCTTAAAATCTACTATTTGATATGTTTTATTCTTGTGGTCAACTCTAAATATATCTAATGCACCTTTAATTGGGATTTTTCTGATTTCTGGTTCACGAATTTCATGCCAAGCTATTGGGTCTTCAAATTCTACCTCATAATCATACTCAGCAAAAATTTCTAATTGAAAATGCAATTCATTATCAGGAGATTCTACTAGATAATCACGAGTATGCTTGTTTGCCTTAAGGATTTCTATCAGTTCTATTGCTTGCATATTTAAACTAGACGAGATTATCTTACGATGATTTGCCTCAGCTAAAATTGAGAAATACGCATTTCCACGTTCTATTATTTTATTTACTCTAGTATCATCTTTCCATCCAGATTGCCATTTTTCAGTATTACAGCAAGATAATAAAATATCCCAGTTTTCTGCCAAATCAATTTTTAAAAATTCTGGCTCTTCTGGCAATACTTCATTTAATTCTTTTAAGGAATTGTTATATTCAATAATCTGATTATAGGTACATTCAATGATTTTGCACTCAGTCTCGCTAGGAATTTTTTCCATATTAGCTATATAGAATCTCTCTTCTAACTTATCTGGGCATGTTATCAATGTATCCAAAATTTCTCCAAGCAAAAACGCCGGGTTCTCATTTTCATCATCTTCAATATTTTCTACATATTTTCTGTACCACTTTTTGGGGGAAAAATTGCGCCATGCCTTTATAGAACTTTGACTTATACAAAACCCTCTACCACCACCATTCTTATAATCCGCTGTTTGCATACTTTCTTATTAATTTAAATATTTCTCCTATGTCTGTAAATTGCATTTCTTGCCCAAATTTTATTGGTAAAAACGCTATAGTAAATCCATGTTCTCCATGAAATTTTTCTGCGACTTTTTTGCCATTTATTGTATCTAGATATAACCAGGGAAAATTGCCAAAATATTCGGTTTCAATTCCTAATTTCTTTAGTCTATTTCTAAATATTGTTAATTTGTCATACATATTAATAGTCTTCTTCTAATTTATACAAAACATCTTCTAAAAATCCTAAAAATGCATTATCAGCTTTCCACCAATATTCATCATTATATCTAATATCTTTTGTATTTTCTTTTAAATAAAATATTTGATCTTTAATCATTTGTATTGCTTCATCCATATTATTTCATTTTTGATCTATAGTAATGGGCACGTATATTATCGTTATATGAATCTTCTCTTAATATTGCATCTTCACAAAATAAGATTTTTTCTTCAGTATAATTTAATTGCATTTTTGAAGTGCAAAAAACTAAAATTTCTTTTTTAATATTTGCTCCATTTTTAATATCTTCATTGAGTGTAGCATTGCTGCCAGTGTAATCTAACCAATTAGACTCTTTAACAACAATTTTATTTTTTTTGCGTCTATTGTTAGTGGCTTCTTGCTCTTTAAGAGAAATTTTAGTCTTTCTATGTGTATGTAATATCTTACGCCCCCAATATTTCTTATCATTGTCTAAATTAATTATTAAGTACACGAATCCCACAGAATTTTCTGGGCATTTTGCAATATCATCCACTATCTGACCTCTATAAATCCAACTCATAGGTGCAAAGATATAAAAAAAGAAAGTCTTAAACAAATATTACTTTATCTAAGACTCTCTTATCAAACAACACACTCAATCACAAACGACTTTTAAGATATTTCATTTTTATTTTTAGCTAGCCATTTATCTAATCTTTGACCATCTCCTTCCCATATTTCTTCTTCTTCATCATATCCCCAAGCATAAATCCATAATTTATCTGGATTTTCAAGAGCCATTAATTTTCTGGTGTCTCTTTTGCACATAACATTTTGTCTATGCCGTGCAATAATTTTTCCAGACTTATCTTTTATATCATATTCTACTACATTTGCACTTGTCATATTTTAATTTTTTAATCTCTAAACAATGCCTTTCCGTCAAATTGGAATTTATACGTGAGGTCATCTTTAAGACACCATTCAGATACTTTATCTCCATTTTCAATATCCTTAGCAAATCTATTTTTACGCTCTGTATAATACGCGATCAAATAATCTGAAAGAAACATTGCGTCTTTACTACTCTTATAATGCGTTTTATAAAAATTTAACACATCAATAAAACTAATTGTGTCTCCACATATAATCTTTTTTATGTTGTTTTCAGCAAACGCAATTACAGCACGATTCATAAACAACCAATTAACTGCTCTCTGACTATTCAAAGTTGCATCATGCAGTCTGGATTCGCAAGTACCGCTTGGAGAAAATAACATGTTGATAAAATTCCAATCATAATATCTACAACTTCTTTGCCATTTCTCCCTAATTGGATGCCTCATTTGTGTTCTATTTACTTCTTGATCCGCATGATGTCCCTCACTTAAAAACTCAAATATTCTATTATAAACCACATCTACAAATTGATCATACCCTTCTTTAGACTGATCTTTAAGTGAGTAAATAGACATTTTTTTGAGCTTTTGACAATAGTTTTTGCGTTTGATTCCACGATGATCTAGCTTATAATATGGAAACATCTTGAATATATCATCTTGAATTTGATAACATAACATATACAACGCAACCAGATAAACTCTTTCTTTAGGTAGATTTCCAAGATGAATGTGATAAGAACACCTTATATCTATTTGATTCCTCTTTTGCAATTCCTTACAAGTGTTTATTATATTCTGAATACCTTTTGCGCCTTCCATTGGAACAGTTACGTACTCAGGTCCACCTTCAAGACTACCATCTCTACAAATTACTAGTCCAAGACGATTTTGTAAATAATCAGGCATACTGCCAACAGAAGCTTCAAACTCACACCCAAAACTTGTATTGCCTAAAAACTTTGCATACTTTTTTGCATCATCCCCTATTTTCAGTCCATAATTCTTATACAATTCTTTCTTTTGTTCAAATTCCTTTGCATTATCTTCTATGTTATATCCTTTGTTAGTATAAGATTTGCTTGGACGAATTTTTTCCATTTGATTCTTATCGCCCTTACCAACTTCTCCTGTTTTATAAAATACATTTGCAGAAACGTCTTCAAAGAAATGCATTTTCAAAATTTCTGGATTCAGTGCAGTATAATTAGAATTTTTCCAGACAACTGGGCAATTATTGTATTCATTTTTAGTGAACCTACCTGTTATAACATTGCCAGAAAAATCTACATCAACAATACCATTAATCATTTTCTTAGTATCCTTAATAAACCATTCTCCAGTTTCCCAATCTTTTTCTATTTTACCAGAAGTAGTTCTATACCATTTTTGTTCAGATTCAATATAGAATATATCTGTAAAAACACTGTAATACTTGCCTTTAACAAATTTTGTATTCTTTCTATATTCTGTTTTTCCATCGTGCGTCTCTACAACAGGAAAACCCAATGAAGGGTTCTCCGTGTAGGACTGTATTGTTGTTATTAATTTTTTTTGTATCATACAACTGCTGTGTTTAATGTGCGATTGATTAATCCTGCAACCTCTTCGTCATCATTTTCTGTGGCGATATCTGCAATTTTATGCTTTATGTTATCTAAAATTTTGTACATTGCATCAGTTACTTCTTGAGCATACTTATTTGAAAGCATCCCAGACAATTCATCTACAGAATTATTTAATTCACCAAGAACTACAATCATTTCACCAATTTTATCTCTGGCTATTGCCTCATCTATTTCTTCGTGATTTGGTTCATCTAGTTCTGGTTCATCCACTATTTCTGCATTTTCATAAACAATGATATCTAATGGTTCTTTCTCCTCTGTTTGCAAAAGTTTTTCTTCTATTGTTGTTGTACTCGAACCTGGAGTATCTATTCCAAGCATTGATTTAATAGATTTTTTATTCCAGTATTTATAAGGAATATCTGCAATTCTAAATCGCTTTTCCTCGTATCTTTCTAGAACATTCATTGCATCTTCTATTTCAGTTCTGATACTAGTTTGTCTTTTTACAGCATCTTCAATAGTCTTAGCAACTTCCCTATCCAGTTCTTCATTATCTGGGTCTAAAGTAGTATTTGGATCTTTAACCATACAATCAAAAACAAAATACTTTATTGCGTAGTACTGTTGCTCTTTTATTGCATTCATTGCTTCTGCTGCTGTAGTAAACACCTTATCATAAACAGAATCTCCGCCTGTTTGCAAAGTAAATTCTTCGTAAAACATTTTAGATTCATGCTTCTTATCGGATGTTTTTATGTCTTCCAAATAACCATTCTTTCCTATTGAATAATTTCTTGAAGAAAACAACGGTGTAAAGCTCTTAGACTTATATCTGTTATCGTCTAAATAAAATCCAAAACGCACATGCGCAGTCTGTCCTGTAGATTCTCCATGTATATTTGTTACTGGATACATTGAATATTTACTAATCTGATGAGCAAAATTATGACTCATTAGATCTGGCAAAATCTTTTTATTTTTAATATCATCTTGAAGATTATTCCATGCTTGCCCCCCTTTTAACATCACACCTCTATAAAAATAGTAAGCCTGTACATTTTGACCTTCTATATCATACCTTACACCCTTCTTATCTAACCAGAGTTTACCCATGCACAAAGCCGCGCTAGCATTCGGCATACGAAATCGCCCTTGCCAGAAATAGACCCTCCCACTTCCATCTAATGATTGATAAGGTCTTGTTTCATTCCAAATCTTTGAGCTTGAAGGTGTTACTCCCGGAATATCAAAAGGAATCATACCCTGTCCTTGTTGACCTCTTGTTATCAAATTTCTATTTTGGCAACCTCTATTGTAATTAGGATAACACCCATCTCCATCCCAATTATAAGTATTATTATGCCCTTGATAAGTACTTACATGTACTACTTTTTCTTTACAATTAGGCCCATATAACCTCTTTACTTCGTGTTTAAATGTAGTAAATTTGCCATTTTTAATTTGCAAAACTACATTATAAGGAAAAACACAAATTTTATCATCTTTACTTGCTATTGCTCTTAAATATTCTGGAAGAGATGCAAAATACATACCTTCAGTAGTTTTCATATACCACATTGGTCTTTCTTCCCAGACTGTATCCCCTTTATCTTCTGATTCATCTGGATGAGCATAATAACTACCGTGATAAACAAATAAACTATTTGGATCTCCTGCAAAATTCCATGCAAGTGCGGCATCTCCTTCATACTCATCCAATACTTTAAGACCTGCTTTATCTATACACATAGCAAGTCCTTCAGAATCTACTTGGTAACTACTATAAGGTATATTTGCCTCATTAGTAAGTTTTTGAATGTTACGGATGACTCCATTGTGAACGAGCCGTAAACATTTCTTAGGATCTTCATTTTCAATTGTAAATGGATGATTTGTATCTTTTCCAGGAATTCCACCACCAGCAGCTTTACGATTATGAATCATTATTACACCACCATTATAAGTGATATTTTGCACATTATCTAAGTCTGAAATAAAGTTTTTCCAAGCCTTAGTATCTTTTTTAGTTGCGTTTGGTCCTTTCCAATCATCCCATCCTTTATATACTTCTCCGTTAATAAGCATTCCACAGCCATCTCCACCACGATCTTGCAAATATAATCCTAAAATTTTCATTTTTTGGTAGGCAAGCATTTTTTGTGCTTCAGTAATTGCAGCTATCGGGGAAAAACAAGCCACTCCACATGGCAGTATCCCCGGAGTTCGTTTAAAGCAATTTATCAGTATAATCTGAATTATGATATAATAAAATATTATTGTTGACATGTGTTTGTTTGTTGTTTTGTTTAAAAATCGGGCTAGAATTATTAGTTCTAGCCCGTTGTTAATAAATTATTGTTTTACTTGTTCTTTATAGATACCGAGTTGCCTAGCTTTTTGTCGAGCTATTATTGGTAACTGATCTATATACCTCTGTGCTGTTATAGATCCGTAGCTTGGAGCACTACAAGATTCTATTACGATAAAATCTGGTGCCTCTCTTTGCTTACCTTTACCGTTTAATTCAGACTGTACTCGCAAATCTATTGCACCTACATCAAGACCTACAGATTTGATTGCTTTTACACATTCTTCTACTATAGAATTCCAATTAGATGGTTTTTCAAATGTCTCATTATTTTCCAAAATCCAAACGCAATTATCATCATGCTTTTGAAATTTTTCATTTTCAGGCGTTCCATTTTTCAACATCTTACGACAAGTATAAAAACATGTACCGTTTACAGCATCAATATGTAACCTATATTCCCTTGAATAAGACATATAGTGTTCTATAATATAATTACTCATATCATGTCCGGCTATAAATCTGTTTAATTCTTCTGATGTTTTTATAAATGAATTACCTTCGCCTCTAGACCCAAACAAACTTTTTACAATAAGTGGGAATTTTAAATCCTCTATTTTTGCCGTTTTATCTGAACCAGAAACATGAAATAATGAATCTTTATATGTATACCAAGGTGCGGTTTTTATTCCTGTCTGTGCAAAACATTTTTTCATCAATAATTTGCTAGAACTATTTTGCACACCTTTTATTTCATTTATTTCAATCATCTTTCCACCACGACTTACAGCTTCTTCTGCGATTGTGGTACTACCTAACCTAACCACACATTTAAATGGCATACGAGGCAATTCTGTACGTAATACAGCATGTGAGGGATGACGTGAGAATACATGAAACTTATGACTTGTAGTTATTACCTTAGGCTGCAACTTCTTCTTTAGAGTATTCATATATTTGTTTTAGATGTAAATAATTTAATCCGTCTGTTAATACTTCTAGTCTTGGTGTACCATTTTGTGTTCCATTATCATCATAATGTGATATTGCCGAACTAAAATATTTATTTTCTTTATCGTAGTCTTTTCTATTATCATAGTACCAAACCCTAGCTTCAATTTGTGGGCATTGCAAACTATAAATTTCTAAATTTTCATTCAATTCTACTAAAATACAAATACATTCTAACAGAGTAAGACTTGGATAATAGTAATTAGCTAACAAAAACAAATCATGTGTTGATCTATTTTTATGCCCACGACATTGCATTATATTTTTTTCTTTTTCTTCGGCAGTTTCATCTACCCAAATACAATTATGTTCATATTCTTTATTCCATTTATTCAAAAACCAATTTAAAAATGATTTTGCATCCGGCAATTCATTATAATCTAGTTCTTCATTCATTTTAAATCTGCGTTCTTGCAAATAATTTTTTTCGTTAGATGCAATTATTTCTAATATTTCTTGATCTTTTAGTTCCATATATTATAGTTTATCTTCCATTAATTTTTTTAACAAATCTTGGCAATACTTTACTGGTTCTGATTCTACTTGCATAGCCTCTGGGTGCCATTGCGTTCCTAAAAACTGAGTCTTAGAGAAAAATAGAATTTCTGGTTCAATTGGCACATTCATTTGCTTACCTTCACCATCATCATGATGATTTGATAAATTATCTGCTGCACCTATGATTCGATATTCATCTTCTGGCAAATTAAACGGATAACACATTTGGTGATGCATTGAGTTCACAGAAAATACTTTACCATCTTCTGTTTTAATTGTATGCCTCCCTGGATGAGAAATATCTTGTATTAATTTTCCACCAGAAACTGCGCAACCATACTGAATTCCTTTGCATGTACCCCACAACTTTTTTCCAAGACCTATCGCAGTTCTAATATCAGCAAGTTCTTCATCATGTTCCATTCTAGTAAATCCCCAACTAGCAGAATGCCTCTTTTCTTCGCCATAAATTCTTGTGTCGATATCGCTACCTCCATTTACAAAGACCAAATCAGCTTCTTCTACAGAATGTACTATTTCTCTATTTGGAACCCAGTTAGAATAACCAGAACCTCTTTTACCTGCGTGATATACTTTTATCTTTTTTTGCATAATTTTTATTTTGGCATTTTAATTTTAAATTTTTCTATCCAATTCTTTGCAGATTCCAAGTCATTATTATTTATTATTGCTTGAATATCATCTCCAAAGTTTTCTATTTCATATATGCGTCCTGCATTTACAAATTTTATTGCTTCTTCTGTTTGTTTAAAACACCATTCTATTAGAGTCTTGGAGGATGCAAAATAGCCTGACAATACGCGATATTCTGCACCCCAAGGCTGTTGCCTCCAGTTACCAGCACAACCATATCCAGATGTTCTCCTTTCATTTTCAGGCTCTAGAAACAGGCTAGGAATGCCTACAAATACATCCATAGCTTTCATTAATTCTATGTTTGTTTCTTTATTTGGAGATTCATAGCCAATATGCAAATGTGTCCCATTAACACGAAGACTATCACCATTTGGTACAGGATGTATTTCATCCATTGTCCAACAATTTAAGCTACTTTCGCAACCGAAAGTATTTGCTGTTTCTGATTGTAATTGATCTTCATCTAATCTTGCACAGGCTGCAATTTCTATTTGTAAATTTTCTGGTAAAATACTATCTATATATCTAAGAGCTTTCTGTACATTTAGATAAAATTGCCCGGCAGTTTTTGCAGGTTCAAGACCGAATTCTGCGCTGACACAATCTAAACTAGTAGCAAAGAATTTACTACTCTCATCAAATTTGTGCGGATTTTTCTTTGTGCCCTTTATAATTCCTTCAGCAGTAACAACCTTATCTGAGATCTTATCTTTTAAAAAAACCTCAATGTCTGAGCCTACTAACCAGTCAACAACCTTCTGTTTTTTTGCTTTTGCTATTGTCATTTTGCATTTTTTAAAAAATTATACAACCCTTCATAATCTTTATTTGTTATAAATGTTTTGCATTTTGGTATATCATTAATTCTATCTGGTAGATATTCAAATGATTCCCACATCTTATGCTTTGTTCTTATGTTGTTTACTATTACTTTTGGATCTGCAAAACAATTTAAAAGTCCTTTTGTTTGATAACCCATATGTACCAAACCTCTTTCTGTTAGATAATTCGGACCTAAATGTGCCATCATTAATGCTTCCCAATTAGATACTTTATCTTCTAAAGCATCTTTTATTTGCATTGCTAAAGCTGGAATATACCAGTGATTATTATGGTGCAAATATCTGAGTAACATCAAATGCAAATGACAATGCCATTCGTCTGCGTGATTTTTTACTTTAATTTCGACAAATGTTGATTTGCCTCCTGGAAAAATAGTGTAATTGCTTGAATTTAAAACAAAATCTCTATCTTTTTCTGCAGGTGTTAATAATTTCTCGTAACATTTTGGAATTGCGCATTCACCTTCTAAAATATACTTAAATTCTATTTGGCAATTCTCTAAAAACTGCAACCACTTATGCACATCATAAATAGAATAGCCATAATAATTTAAATAGTAAGTAGGTAAATAATAAACAAAATCCATTTTTGTCTTGATATAATCACAACAATCTGCTTTAAAGCCAATTTGACCTCTACAAGCTTCACTTGCTAAATCTTCTTTAATTTGTCCAGTTTTAAAATCTATTGTGCATTTAGCTGTATAAACATACAATGTAATTGCCGATAAATTATTTTTTAGAATTCGTATATTCTTATTACAATCTATCTGAGAATAATTTCCAGTAGAAGGTTTTCTAAATAGTTCTTCTGTGTCTAAAATATGTTTAAATGCTTCTTTTTCATATGCTGCTGCAATTTCTTCATATTTTTTAAAATCTTTTTCTGCAATTTCTTCTAGATCTGCTTGTTGAAAAATATATCTTTTTGTATTTCCTGCACTAAAATAATTTACATAAAGTTGCCAAGCATCAGGTCTTGTATAGCCTTTGCTTGCAGTTTCTGAAGAAATGACTCCATACACACTATGTTTTTGTAAATTTTGCATTTCATTATTCAAACTGGTATACTTGTGGGGATTCTTTATTAATACTCTGCTTCCAATTTGCATTTTGTGTCCAGTTTATGTGATTTTCTAATAAATTTTCTTTTACGATAATCGCCTGATTCAATTAGTTGTTCTTTAGCCCCAACAAAATCTGGTTGCCAAAATATAAATGCATTTCCAAATTCAGTTTCTATTAATTTTGCTTGGCCTCCACAAATATATTTTAAGAGATTTTGCAAAACTGCATTTTGAGTAATTTTATATACTTCACAATGAATTGCAGAACTTCCCTTACCTAGTATACATGTATACCCTAAATTATACATTGTAAATATAGGTTCTGTTAATATATTTCCTAGATATTCCGATTTATACTCAAGTAAAATTTTATTTTTAACTGATCCTTTTAATAAAGATCCCGAAACCAATATTGTGATTTCGGGAGTAGTTTTATCTATCTTTAAATTTTTATTTAAATTTGTCTCCATTTATATATTGTTTTATTAAATTTATAATTAATTCTTCTGGCCAATCAAGCTTTAAACTATTCCACCACCAGCAAACTATTCTACAATTATCTTGAGTATATCCTTTGCTATTATCAATTCTATCTATTGATGGAAGTAACGGATTTGATTTGTATGCTTCTTTAGATGGAGATATTATTAAATCAAATCCTGTAGCTTCACATTTTAGTAAGGAAATTTGTGTAAGAAACCATTCTTTTGTTAAATTAAATTCAAGATTTCTTTTTTTAGCTGAATTTTTAGTAGAGCAAAATAGTTTATTTGCAAATCCGGTAAATGTTAAAAAATGCTCTTTTCTAGATCTTCTTTCGTGCATTTTTTCTGGATTGTTATGATAGTATTCTTTTGATTTATTTCGATGTGTTTCCATTACATCAGGCCTCTGACGGTATATTTGCATATACTTATCTTCGCATTCAATGCATTTTGATCTATAGCCTATCTTAACTTTTGGATTTTTATAAAAACAATCTGTTGTTTTTGTTTCTTTACATAAATCACAAACTTTATATCCGGTTTCAATTAATTTCATAGCTCTTCTGTACTTTCCAACAGCAGCATTTCTACACTTCTTACACTGGTTTATATAACCATCTTTAATACATTTTGAACGAAAAAAGTGTGAGATATCTTTTTCTTCTTTACATACATGGCATATCTTTTTTTCCATAACATTCTATCGGGCATTCACTTTTAAGCCCTAATAAAATATACAAAATTTATTTTAATATACCAAACATAATATTACCTAGCATTGTGATAGGCATATTAAAATTTTGTTTTTGTGTTTGCATGTGTTTGTTTTATTAGTTATTTTTCATTTTCTAGAGTAATTGTTCCTTCAAATAATTCTAAATCTAACAGATTTATTGTGTTTAAATTTGCGCATTTTCTAAAATTTTTTTAATCTTTGGCAATATTACCATCTACTAATTCACTAAAACTAGGAGTTCCAATTTGTATTCTATTTTGCTTGTACCACAAGTTGTCGATATCCAAATGCTTTATTCTGAAGTTTTGGCGTGAAATAATTTTTAACTGCTCGGCAATTATTATATTTTTATCTTCTATTAATTGTTTCAGATCATTTATTGTTTGTTCTAATATTTCTATATCTGTCATAAAAATCCTTTATTATGTAATTGATTTTCTAATTCTTCTCTACCAAAATGTGACGTAATATCATAGCTATCTTCCAAACTATATTTTTCATAGTCTGATTTTGCTGTATTAAAATATTCTAATCCATAAGTTTTAGTTAATTCAGTACAAACACCAACAGCATGTGGGTCAGATCCAAGGCAAACTATAATTCTCTTATATTTTGATTGCAAATCTTTTATAATTTTTTCTGGCAAAGCCGCAACTGATTCGTTTTGAAGCCAAATTTGATCTGAAAAGTAGCGCATACAAGTAAGCCAGTCTTTCTTAGATTTTTGTACAAACAATCTATCATCTTTTTGTGGTAATGTATCCAAATTTCCTGGGCAATTCAATGGTACACTACTTAAGAATTTCATTTTCTTATCTTGTGGGCAATAAATTTTTACACGTTTTTGCCATTTACCATTTATTTCACAATTAACTACATATGCGTATCTATGAAAATTATTTGGATTAAATATTTGTTGATTGTTAATATATAATTCTTTTACATAAAATACATCTCCTGCATTATTTAATTCATCTATTGTTATTTCACCACGCCTAAAAAACAATGAGTTTTTCTTAGACCATTGTTCTGCAGAAAATTGTATCACAGTCTGCTTAGAGATTTCTTTATCTAAACTTTCTAATTCTTTATAAAAACTTGCTGGTATTTTAGATTGCCTTCCAATAATTCCAAAATCTTCTGCAACAATGCGCAAACAATTTGCAAAATCACATCCGCATTTCTTTTTTACTACTTGCCAACAATTTAGAATTTCAGAAGTCCTAAAGTCTTTATATAGAAGAGTTCCATTAGTATGTATAAATACTCCTGCACTTGCTAATTCATCTTTTCTAAACGGACTATTAAATGCCTTACCTATTTTAAATCGACCTAAGTAGAACAACATTATCTGAGTTTGATCTATCTTAGATAGGATATACTCCGGAGTCAATCTAATCGGACTTCGTACTTTTGAAAAATCTAATTCTTGCATAGATTCTAATTTTTATTTTTTATTGCTCTACATATATCCCATAAAGCCATTACAATTAAGAATAGCCAAAAATTTGTTCAATACATCTTTGAATTTTTAAATATTTTACAAAAAATGGGCTGCAAAACTTAATCTGCAGCCCTTACATTATTTTAACTTGAGATTAAACTCAACACATCTTCCCACCTTTCTTAGCTGTAGGCATTACTTTTCCTTTCGGATTCAGATTTTTTGTAACACTTGGAGTTGGACTCTTTGAAGCTGTTACTTTTGGATTTGCAGTCTTTGTTGACTTTGCCATAGTATTTAAATTTAAATTGGTTACTTGATTAAAAAAGCTTGCCGAGTTACCATAGTGCAGTACGGTTCTTCCTTAGTTTCTACAGATAATTTCTGGCTAGTATAATAGTCTACTACGCAGGACTGGCACATAGAAATAGCAAGGGTAATTTTACATAACTTATTGATTATCAACGAGTTATCAGAAAGGAAGATCATCGCTTGTATCTGGAACCTGTGATGCTGAAGCTGGCAACATTACATCATCTGTTTTATGACTAGCATTAGGAGCGTTCTTTTGTATATTATTAATATAATTTGTAGAACCTACTTCAAATACTTGTTCTTCAAAACCTGATTTTTTTGCAAGGTCGGCATCTATAATAAAATACAGATAAGGTAAGCAAGCCCACAATCTATTTTTATTATCTTCTTTTGCACCTACTACCATTGCCAATTTCTTAGAAGTTACACGAGAATCATTTAGTAAAGTCTCATAATATTTTCCACATTCGGCAATTGACTTAAATGGCTTAGAACAATCCTTACCAGTTAATCCATGATGCAAAAACTGCAACCTTTTCATTAGACCTTCTTTAGGGCTAACATAAAACTTCTCTATTACTCGACCTTTTTCACCTGCAAATGTTACTTCTAGATATGCAGTCTTTAGTGTTCCTGCTTGATTATTATCTGTTGGTTGTACAAATTTAGCTTCACTTACACTAAGCCAATAATGCCCAGGTGCCAAAAATTCCTGACGTTCTGGCACTACTACCGATCCAAAATCCATTACTTCACTGTTCGTATTCACACTCATATTATTTAGTTTTAATTGTTTATATTTTAAAATTAGTCCAACATACTACATTATCTATCTTATTTTCAAAATTTGCAACACCACGCATTGCAGAAATAGACGAAAATCTTAAATTTGTTTTAGTCTGAAACTCTGTCAATAAATCAGACAATTTTTTATCCAATTTATCTTTCTCTACTTTTAAATCCTTACTATCCATACTACACAGCTTCTTTTTTAGCTTTTACTTTAATTGGTTCTTCTGATTTGCCTTCACAGTCTCCTGAATAGTAGCAAGCAATTGCTTTATTTACTAATTCAAGATCATTATCAATGTATTCATCTGGGAATAAATCAATTGGTGATTTCGCTGTTGATGACATATCTCTAGTTTTAAACTTATAGACGATATTGTTATCTCCATCTTGCATTTTACAAGCTAAAAGTACAATTTCAAATTGTGCCTCAACAGAAGCTAATTTTTCTTGTATCATTTTGCCAGAACTCATTGCTCTCTTTACTTTTTCCTCGATCACACCATCCCCGACACTATCGGCATGAAAAAGAAAATACACATTTAGGTCTTCTCTTAAAGTATTTGCAACTTCTGCTAAATGTAAAAAATCATGGGCAATGTCACTGTACTTATTGTAACCAGGTTCTTCCCTGCGCCGATCCAGCTCCTTTATTGAAAAAAATGTCGAATCGTCCAGGCATATAGTCCTAACATGTGGCATTTTATCACTAATATGTCTCAACCACTGACTCACAGCTTTGGCTGACGAGCTTATTATTAAATTACCTGTTGGATTTGATTCACGATTCCAGACAGTATAATTTATACGACTTTTTGGGAATGGAAGACCTTTCCCTAAACTTGAGAAAATCATAGTCGTCTTAGGATCTAGATTTCTCATACTTGTGCTTTTACCAACACCACTTTCTCCAATAATTAATATTCCTTTAGATGTATTCATATCTCTCTATTTCCTTTACACAAAGTTACAATCATTTCTATTCTCTACAAAATATTTTCTTCTATTTTCCTATATATTTCTTTAATTAATTTGGTCCTCTAATTTGTATTTGCATAAATTTCTATTTTAATCATAAATATCATCATCTATTTCTCTGTCTCGTAATTCTGACCAACATGCGTCTTGTAAAAAATTTTCAGGAATCGGCAATTTATCATCACGCATTGCATCTTCTTCTAGATCTTCCCAATCTAAATCTTCTGGTTCTGGATAGTTGTTTTTCATATTATTTGCGTTTTAATTTTTACAAATTATCGTTTACATGACTTCCAAAACTTGTATTTTTTTTAGAAATTTTTAATGGTTTTGCAACAATACTAAACGTATCTGATAGATATTGTTCTTCTAATAAATCTCTAACAGTATTAAACATATTTTCTTCAGCTTCTTCTTTAGAATTTGCTTTAATAATATATTCTGTACTCATTTTTACTAACCAGTCTTTTTCCATATTCTAAAATATTGATTTTTGTGCTCCATACTTAGCTATCTTGTTTTTCTCTTCGGTTATAATCTGTAAATAAATCTTTTCTAAAGCTTCTTTATCATCTGCTTTTGGTAATTCCTGAAAAATTTCATGTCTACCATCAAAAAGCATTCCTAATCTAGGCGCAATTTCCTCTTCATTTGTTTTTAGATTTATTAAAGATTTAAACCTACCTCTAAGAATATCTATATTATAGTCTCCTGAATGAGGATATTCTTTTATCTCGAACCTGTTAGGGTCAAAAAGTCCAAATACATGGTGCATTGATCTAGCTACAACTTTTGCATCTGCCACAGAACTAAGATTAGGTTCAATATTTATAAGACTTCCTTTACCTGCGTTTCTAAAAGTATTTTTTTCAGAATCTGCGTCTACTTGTAAAACAGTTATTGTTGTAATACCTACTTTACAAAATTTAAGTCGTATAATATCTCTACTTAATCTTTTTATTGCAGCCCATTCAGTTGCATCCTGCTCGTTCTGAGTGACGTTTGACTGATTATCAATTAGGACCACGATGTGGAAATCTTTGCCCAGCTCTTTATAAGTTTCTGCTACTTTTTTATAAATCTGGTCTGGGGAAGATAAATCGTTAGTTATTTCTACTATAGACTCTAAATGTTCGTAGAATTTTTCATCTTTCTTTAATGCGTCCAAAAATTTTTCAGGTAAAGGCAACTCCCTACTATTTAATACTTTAGGACTAATAGATAATTTATGACGTGTAAAAAGATAGTGGCTCATTATTTTTTTCATAACTGGGATCTCTGGGTCTTCTAGGGCAAAATACAAAATTTTACAAGGATAATCATTCTCCATTATAAAATCTAACATATTATACATCCAATATCGCATTAATCTTGACTTGCCCGAACCTGTCATACCCAAGAGTCCTATGTATTCTCCAGGATTAAAGCCATCAAAATAATTTGAATATCTAGGAAATCCACTTAGGGGTATTCCGTTAAACCCACCACTTTCTCGTATTGCCTTTTTCTTTAATAAATCTTCTAAGGTTTTATCATACCACCCCAACTCACACCTCCTTTTTAATCTTTTTTGTTAAATATTTTTTCTATTTCTAAAACACACATGGCTATAAAAAGTGCCAAAGATGCAATTATTATAATTACTATCATGCTTTCATTCGTTTTAATATTTCTGTATCTGAATCATTGTAGATGTCTCTCAGATTATAATTTGCATTTTCTGAAAAATTTTTGTCTACAAATTCATTTATACCAAGATTTGTTAGAGCTTGTCCAAATTGGATGTTTTTGTTATTATGTAAATAATGTGCAATTGTAGCAATTATTTTTGTAGCTTCTTCTGTTATCATCTCAGGCAGTATTTAAAAAGCTTAAATCATAAGTTGTTTCTTCATTATTTTTACTTGATTCTATCCTAGCACACCAATTAGCTAATTCATATATTACTTCTTTGCCTTCTGCTTTAAAAATAAAATATTGGCAATGACGCATAAATTTAAGACTTTCATCTTTTTCAAGATTTTCCTTCACATATAATTTAGCTGCAGAAATTAAAATTTTCTGATTTTTATATTCTGGAAAAACTTTGAAGAATCGTTCTAATCTTATTAAAGCTACCTTTGAATTGGCTCTATGGCTCTTAGGGAACACATTTACAAATTCTTCAGAAAACTGCTCCCACGATTTTTCTGTCTCTACTATTGGTACTACTAATTTTTCTAGACTAGGTTGCAAATCTTCTGCATGAATCTCGTCATCAAATGCATTATATAAATCTTTGACAAATATTGCGCCCTGTTTAGAAATTTTATATAGATACTTTGAATCTCCATCTGGTTCCAAAAGATTTCTACGATACATTAAACGATACAATATAAGCATCCTTTTGGCTCGGCTAGAATCGTCTGCATAATCCAGCAATTCTAACTTTTGCTCGGCTAATGCCAACATCACAAACATGACTGTACCGCCAATATCCATATATATTTCATTCTTCCTCAGTAAGTCTATTATCTTCTGGTTATATTGAATATTTATAAACTTCATTCTTTATTTGGTTTAAATTCTTTAAAATATAATTTTTCTTCTTCTATCGACCTATCTTTAGAAAAATCAATACCTAATAAGATATAAGGAATCCAATAAAAGCTAATCTGATCTTTTTCTTGTGTTTCTACTTTTAGATAGTGATTGTCTTTATCTAGTGGCAAATCTTCTTTTGCAATTTCTACAAAATTTTCTCGGCAAGATTCTCCAACATGATACCAATGATCATTTAATTGATGATAGGGCATCCATCTATCTTTTGTATTAAACAATAAAAGAATTATACCAGATTTGTATTTTTCTATAAAATAACTTTCTATGTGTTGCATTATTCTATAGATTGTTTTAGTTCTTCAATATATTCTTTACCTTTTTCATAAGTTACTTCGTTTAAATCTAAATCAAATGCGGCAGAAATGCATTTTGTTCCATAAATTTTCATAAGATAGCGCACATCTTCCAAGCTCAGGTCGAAATCTTCCAAACTAGTATTTTCTTCGTCTTCATAAAATATTTCCACGTATTCCTGTATTACTTCTAGTGTATTTTGCATATTCTATTTTATTTTAGATTGTTTTTAAATTCTTCAAATGCATCATAATCATATAATGCAGATTCATGTTCTGGACCTTCACCTATTGCATAAATCATACTAGGATCATCTAATATCTGATCTATTTGATACTTACAATATTCTATCATTGCTTTATGTACTTCTTCTTTAGTCATTATTGAGTAGCCATTCCAAAATGCATCTACTGTTTTAAATTTTTCTGCCATAGTGTAAAATTACTAATTGTTAATCAATTTTACTTCTTTTAGTATATATATTTGTTTCTAGAATAAAGAAAGCTGCATTTGTGGTGCTTGCATTTCCTGAATAATTTTTCTAGTAGACGCAATATAGTGTGAATAATCTATATCATACTCTGCCCAAGATTTTTCTTCGTAATTATTAAATAGTAATACTGGATTTCCTACATTAATATGTTCAAATGTTGCATTTGTCTTATATTTTTTTGCAGTACTTTTTTTCTTTTTTAATAAATATGCAGCAGGTCTTGAGAAATAGTACCTATTAAGATTTTGCACAATCTGATTGTCATAATATACTGAATAATCTTTACTTATTTTCTTAGAACAAGTATAATGATATATTCCCAGATCAAATCTATCTGGATTAGAAATTGTTTCTTCTATTGGAATGCCTTTTGTAAAAAAATTATTTAGAGCCTGCGCAATTACATTTTCATTAACAGAATCACCAAGAGGTATTTCATCTTTACCTTCTTCATCTTTAAGCAACTTAAACAAACCTTTTCTTTTAGCTTTATCTTTTTCTGTCAGAGCAATATAATTATTTACATTTTTGTAGTAGATAAATTTATATTTCTCATGTTCAAATTCAAGATTAAATTGCTTTTCTATTTCCTTAAAAGATTCTTGATATTTATGTACTTCTTTCGTAGGTACAATTGCTTCAATTCCATCTGTATTTACTGAGACTACCTGCCAATTATTTAAAATACATAGCTCAACAGCTTTAGTTAGCACTAACTGCCCTATAAGTCTTAAACGTAAGGCTCCTTCTGGATAATAGAGCCAACTATGCCCTTGATCTAATAACCCGCTTACACCATTCAGAATTAGCTTAAAAAAGGTATCCTTGGTTTTCTGTCTAGCTTTCTTTGCTATAATTCTTTCATCTTTAATAGAAGTATATCTTTGCAAAACTTCTGGAAATCTAATGCATCTGTAATTAATTATAAGATTTGGATATAGCGATGCGACATCCGAAGTCATTATCTTATATTCAGAATTACTATCATACATCTCATTTTCATTAACAGAATGTAATCCACCTATTCCATAAGACAATCTTATACTAGTATTGTTTTCTATTACTGGCAATTCTTCATAAAATTCATTTACTGAATTCATTATTCTTTCAAATAATTTCTGAAAAACTGGTAATTTAAAATTAGGATTGAAATCACTTAAAATATCTTTTACTAATATTGTAGGTTTTTCAAATCTAGTATAACGCATTTCTCTAGCAAACAAATCTGGTGTTAATCCTTGAGATTCATCTTTATCACATTTTTCTTTACAATAATCTTGTAAAAGAGATTCAGAAGCTATTTTTATTGCATCGTAAGACATGCATTGAATACCCGTTTCTTTCCAAATATTCTTTCTTAAAGTGATTTCGTCTTTTCTTTTTTCTGCCAGCGCATCTAAAATTCCTAGATCATGTACATTATTATATTCTCTAACTTGTCTTATTTGATCTAAAGTAAGAACTGTAGATGGATTATAGGGCAACTCCATCACTACAGGATAATTCAATTGAATTCCAAGACCTTTTAAACTAATTTTTTTAGAGATGCGCAACATTTTTGCCCAGAATAAATATAAATCTATTGAAATCCAATCTGTTTTAAAATAAACATAAGGTTTCAAACAATCCCTATTTAAATCTGTGTCGATTACTTTGTCAGAAAAACTTTTTATCTTTTGCAATAAATCATCTTTCTTTAGATTTTTTAGTTTTGTCCAATCTTTTAGAAAATATTTTATCACAACTTCATCGTAATGTATTCCATTAAACGAAATCAAAAACCCTTTAAATTTACTAAAGAAGTCATAAATCTTTTGTCTATCATCAAATTCTTCTGATATCTCTAAATTTACAACTTCTTTAGTTTTAAAGTCTTTAAACCCACATATAAAAAGATTTCCAAAAACTTCTAAATCAAATTCTTTTACTTCATTACTCATATATATTTTATATTATATTTATTACTTCTTCCTCGCAAAACATCGTATAAAGCATGTTTATTAATTTTTAATATTTCTGAAGCTTCAATAACAGAATTATATATATCTACATCATTAAAAATTACTTTTTTTCCTTTATTTTCTCGATTTGCTTTTTTCATATTTTCTTTTACTTCATCAGTTATGATTCTATTACTCATTCTTTTTGAAGCATCTTGTTTTTGTTTAATTCCTTTTTCTGATTTAAAAAAATCTTTTCTACTATCAGACATTTTCTGTTTAGTTTTCTCTGAGTGTTTTCTACCTAATTGTTTTTTTACGCGCAAAGCAATACTTTCTTCAGATCTTTTTAGCCCCGTTTGTATTTTAGACATAAACTCACGTAACTCTGAATTTTTTTCATATCGTTCTAGTGCTTTTTTTCTAATTTTTTGTCTAGTTTCTTCTGAACAAATTCTCCCCAATGTATTTCCTGCTATTTTTGCAATATTATATTCAGGCTTTAATAGATCAATATAATATTGCTCTCTTTTTATACAATTTTCAGGTACGCATATTTCTAAAATTTCAAATATAAAATTTTCTATTCCGTATTTATTAAAAGCTCTTTGCAATTTAATATTACAATGTTTTTTATTTTCAAGATCTTTTTTATGATGCATTAATCGCATATAAATAAAATCTTTCGCTGCGCACGACCCAACATATTTTTTATTGTTTACTATATTTATAATACAATAAACACCATTAAATTGCAATTCTTTTCTTTTAATTTCTAAAAGTTTCATATACTTTATTGTTTGTTACAATAAAATATACGAAACTCTTCTCAATTTTCCAAATACAAATAAATTAGAATAGACAATATATCGAATTCCTTCACCTCATTTGTCATTCTACACTAATTTTATTTAAGTTATTTATAAATTCCACAAGTATGAAATCTTGCTTTTTGTCCTTTAACTGGATAACAAACCAAACAAGCTTTTTCTCTAGCATATCTAAGCACCTTCTCGGCTTTTTCAAGTGCCTTTTCTGCATTTTTTACCATTTCTCCAGCATTTTGTAAATCTTCTTGTGCTCTAGTCATTTTTTATTTTTTAAAACGCACCTGTTTCTCTAACATTATCATCTGGTGGATTACCCCAAACAGCCAATATTATTAAAATTATTAATGTTACTGTTATAATTGTTTGCATTTTTTCTAAAAAATTTTATTGTTCTATTCCTTTTAGATCATACCACTGTAATATAGCCGCATACAAATCATGGCGAAAATTCGTATCTCTTTTTATAGATACTTTATCAGACATTGTTTCAGCAGTATGTATTGTAATATGATTCTTTGTTATGTGTATTGAACAGTTTTTATCTTCTGTTATTTCTGAAATTGCATTTATTAAATTCATCGCTATTCTTGATTTTTAAGTAAGAAATTATTTGACACAACTTTAAACGAAACATCCCCATCTAAACTTCTTAAAACAATTCCTTCTCTTTCTGTATCTTTGTTCAATAAGGATTTGCCTTCTGCTAATTTTAAAAGTTCTGCAAGTGTTGTTATCATAACTGCCGGTAACATTGGGCAAGTTGGTATATGATATTCATTACAAACAGTACGAAATGCGTCTGGATTTAATCGTTTTCCTTCTACAAAAATATTAAACAATCTAATTTGATTTTCTACTTTATAGGGATTGCCTTGTGGTTTTCCTATATATTCGCCTTGCACTATTATTTTTTTTGTTTGAAAATGCAAAACTAGTAAATCAATATACTGTTTAAAATCTGTTTCTTCAAAGACTTTATACCATTCATTTTGCTTATTAAATAATTCAAAGTTTCTAGAACAAATTCTGTATATCTTTTTCTTTCCAAACACTAGTCTATTTACTTCATCATAAATAATTGTTATTGAACTGCCATCTAATTTTTCTGAAGCACAAAATATTTTGCCTTGAAATTTTTCAAAAATCCACGGCATATTTTGAATTCGTTCTTCATCTGTTCTAGATACTAATTCATTTGGAAACGGCCTTCTATTTACTTGTGTTAAACTAGGAAATACTTTAACTAAGACTTTTTGTTTAAATAACCATAGCCATTTCTTATACCATTTTTTAGGCATTTTTGGCATATTATCTGGTAATTCAACTGTTTTAGAATATTTTTGTATTCCTAATAAATCACTAATATCTACACCTTCTTTTATTAAAAACGGCTGATCAGTTATTTTACAACAATCTTTAATAGATAAAATTAATCCTTGCGATATTTGTTGACGCAATTTAATAGTTCTTACTCTAAATTTGCGTTCTCGTAAAAATTCAAAATATGGAATTTCTGGACAAATCGTGTCTATTTGTATGTAACAACATGCGTCACCTACTTTAAATTCTCCTTTTTTTGCTACAATTTGCCAACCCAAGACACCTATTTTTTCTATTTTATCCGCACCTTCAATAGGTTCTACTGAAATTACTTTTTGTATACTTGCTAAATTCATATATCTGCAATTTGTGCCTCTTCTGGCTTTTTTACATATTTATCTATTGAATCAAAACTAACCCAGATAGATTGATCAGCCGATATTGTAAAAACTAATGTTTCATATTCCACAACAGGCGAGATACTTATTGGTACTGGATCACCTCGTTTTAATATTTCTGATGTACTCTTGTCTAAGACTTTTAGATGATGTAATTGATTTTCTTCATCTAATTCAATTCTTATATCTATATTTTGCCCTTTCATAAATTTTTTAAACTGCTGCAAATCCTATTTTTGCACGCTTTTTTTGTATTTGTACTGCTTCTTCTTCATAATTATAAATATCAGCAATACTCATTGGTTCAGTAATATTTATTTCTTTTTTTAATTGATCTGCTAATTGTTTTGCACGATCAATTTCTAATTTTTTAAATTCGTAAGCTTTAATTAGTCTTCCTTTTCTAGTTAACGCACTATCAATTTTATTAAAATCAGTATTGAACGAGCATATGATCTGTAAATTAATCGCCTGCCCTATTAGGCCGTCACTTAAATTTAGCAATGCAGAAACGGCAGAATGACTGCAATCTTCTCTAGACATTAACAATCTTTCTGCATCCTCTATTACTAAAACCGTATTTGGATTATCTAAAAGAAGTGTTGTAAATTCTGGGGAATCTAACCCGCCTAAAAATACGGAACTAACAACTAAAAACCTTTTATCAACTGCACCTGCCAAATGTCTTATATAGGAAGTTTTCCCACCTCCTGGCGCACCATAAAACAAATAAACCCCAATTCTATCTGTATTTAGATTTTCTTTAATTTGTTTATCTATTTCATCAAATTCTTTATTGTAATTAAGATAGTCTAATTTATTTTCTTTAATTACAATAGATTTTGTTTCTAACCCACTTCTTCCTGAAATTATTAAAGATATTTTAGTTTCTTTTTCTGATTTAACTAAAAAAGATTCAATAAAATTCTCATACTGTGTTATATTTGTATCATTTTGATAATATAAAACTATCGGGGTTCCGAATTCAACTAAAATTTCATTTTTTAAATGAAAAAGATATGTATGTTTTTTATATCTTAATTTGTCTTTTTGTGAAGTTTCAGTATGTGATCTAGAATATGTTTCTACTATTTCTTTAGCAAATTTTTCTTTGAACATTAGTTGGCATTTCCCATGATCAATTGCATATATTTTATGATTACTTGGAATAATTCCAAATTTATTCATATACACTCTATTTGCTATAAGATAATTAAATGATTCCGTATCTAAAGCTATTCCATCTAATTTATTAATTTTCATTTGAATTTTTTAAAAATTTTTTAGAAAAAATGCACCTGCAAATCTTATTAAAAGACCCACAGATGCATTTAAATATTAATTATTCTTTATTGCTTGTTTAACTATTAAAGTTTTATTGTTTTTAGATACATTTCCCAAAACTGTCTGCGCAATTCTTTGTTGAAGCCTGCAATAGCTCTGGTGAATGAAACTTTGCGCGCAATTTTTTTGTCGAACCTGTCGAGGTGGTGTTTGCGGATTTTAATGCTCACAATCTCTTTATAAGGATTTTCTGTATCTCCTGTTATTTTTGCTATATTGCATGTTGTTTCACAAACAGGTTGTTCCGAAACTGCCTTAGTCATTTTATTTGTATTAACTGGAGTGCAACCAGAATATTTCCAGTTCACTTTATATATATTTGCGACTTTCATATACTATTTAGTTTTTCTCTTATTTGTTAATTTATAATTTCATTAAACACCAAAATTTTATAGATTCAATGATTTCAGGCCATTTATCTAATTCAATCTTAGTTATGGATTCTAATGCGTTTTCTTTTTTAAATTCTTCATGTATTTCATATTTAGTCATACCTGTGTGAGCTGCAAACTCTTCAATTACCATAAAATACTGCTTTCTCCATTCAACTAATGTTTTGCATTTTTCTGGAAAAATTTGCATTAAATAAAAACCATCTTGGCTTGCAATTTCATCTACTATTTTTCCAGACTTGACTTGTATCCGAAACATATCTATTTCTTATTTATATTTATTACAAAAAGACCTAATAGACTAATTAATGTAACTATTAGGATTGTACTATAAATCATTGCTTCTATGACTTCCATATATTTGCGTTTTAATTTTCATTTTTATGCGCATCCACTATTAGATATACTATTATTGCTATTACTACTAACCAGATCATATTTTAAGTCTTTTTATATATTTGAAGGTAATGCACTAACATTTGCATAAGGGCCTCAATTGGGATGATGATCAGCCAACTTCTTATATCACTCATTTGCAAATTCCAAAATTTAAAAATCGCAAGGCAATAAATTAGCAGCACTATTACTAAAATTATTATTGTTTTCATTATTTATTATTTTGCGAAGGCAGGTTTTTATATCTATCCATTGGTTCTCTATATGGACCTTCTCTGTTAATAGTTTGCCCTATAACTTGCATACTATTTGTTCTATCTTCAAATTTTCTTAATATATGATCTCTATCTCTTTCTAATTTCTCTATTCTTTGTTCTAGACCTCTGATATAATCAATTATAGTATAAGAATTATTTCTAGACTCATGTGCATGATGCAGAGATTGTGCTAATCTTTCTCTTTGTATATCTTCCATATCTATTTCAATTTAGTTTGTGTTCTATTGCTTATCTGAAGATTTTGTATATCTTTTTGCATTTTTTCTATTTTTTGATCTTGTTGATCTATGTGATCTAATAATTGCATTAAAGGATAGCCCAATTCATCTAGATTTTTAAATCTGTCATATTTAATGACAGCAAAAAACTCCTCTTTTAATTTTTTATCCATTTAAAATCTTTTTTAATAGTTTTCTAACTTCTTTATCTAAGTTAGCATATTTTATTACATATACTAGTTTTTCTTTTATTTTATTGGTCATTTTGAGTCTTTTTTAAATTTATCAGAAAATGCAACCTATGCAAAAAACCATATAAAAATTATTCCTAATACTATAATACCAAATATTTTCATGATTCTTTGTCTGATTTAATTCGGCTAATAAGCCAGCCATTTTTATAAGATTCTTTAGGATGTTCGTGAATATACTTATGATGAAAATCACAGCATGACATAAAATGCTTGTATAAATTACCAGATTGGCGACCTTTTTTATGGTGTAACTGTATCTCTTTAGATGTGCATCCAGGAAATTCACATACAGGGTGTTCTAAAAAATATTTGTCTCGGCATTTTTGGTACATCTTTTGCCTAACAATCATTTTTTCAGATCTTTTGGATATTGCTTTTTGAGTCTTTTTTAAAGGTGTCTTTTTAATAGGCTTTACAGGGGCTGTTTTTGCTTTGGGTTTATTGCAGTCTTTATTAGACTGTTTGTTAGTTATCTTAAATGATTCTGGATTGGCTTTTTTATGACATTCTAAACAATTGCCGCCTTTCCATAATTTTTTTTCTATTCCGCAAGATTTGCATTTTTTAAGTTTCAAATTCATCATGCAAAATTAATCTATTTTTTAGACTAAAATGCATTTTTGTTTTTATAAATTATTGTCCTGTGATATAAATAGCGAAGAACACCGCAGTTTTATTAGATTGTCTCCATTCTTTTATAGCTTCTATTTCGTCTGTTGCTTCTAGAGAAAAGCCTTTGCTCCAAAAATCATCAACATGATCTTTAAATACAATATGATATTTATTCATTTTTATTTAATTTTTGTTCATAATATTGTAAATCGGTTTTATTTCTATTTGGATGTTGCAACCAACTATATAATACTTTTACTTTTATATCTATACTATTTGCAGCATCTATTATTTTATCAAAAATCTCTCCTGTTTTTATATTAATTATCTTTCTACAATGCATTGGTGTGTATTGTTTATTTACAATATCACTCCAATTAAATTCTGAATTTTCTAAATATTTATCATAAAAAACATAATTTGATTTATTTGGCATTACACCACGCAACCATTCATCTAATCTCCATTTTTCAATATTGATTGCATCAGCAGCTTCTGTAATTGTATCATATATAATTTTAGTATTTATATCAATAACTTTTCTACCTGAATTTTTTATTCTTAATATTTTTCTTTTTTGTTGTTCTTCATCTAAAACATGCTTACTACCTGTTCTTTTATTATGCATTCTTATTTTTGTTTCATCAGAATGACGCCCTTTTTTATTAGGATCTGTGATTTCAATATTATAACCAAATTCTCTATCATTTAATTTTAATATTCTAACCCAGTAATCTTCCCAAAAATTCAATTCTTCTTTTGAACACTCTTGGAGTATTTCAATTATAAAATTTTCTTCTTTAAAAATATTCCAAGCAGCTTGTAAATGTGGATTATCATGTTTATTTCTACGTAATTTTGACAAATGTTGACTCTGTCTATTCCGAATATTTTGTGAATACCCTACATATCTTTTTTGATTTATTACATTTATAATTGCATAAATCCCACATTTACTTTCTACACTATTCATAAAATATAAAAACCCTCGAATTAGGTGCAGCCTCTCATTGGGTAATGAAAGTCCTAAAACGAGGGAATAATTAGATATTAGTAATCCCAAAGAGAAGCTGCTAATAAAATATAAGCAATTTTTCTGAGACTACCAAATCTAGTTTCATATCTTTATTTTATGTTTTTTAAAAAACTTTTTTGTTTCTGCATATATAGATATTAAATCATCTTTTTGATAAGATTTAATTGATTCTACTATTGCATCTTTTTCTGAATCTTTTATTAATTCTAGTCTTTCTAGAAGCTGTTTGCGATTTGCGACTAAGCTAATTTTCTTTGAGTCATTCTTATAGGAAATCTGTAATCTTGACTTAATAGCTTCTAATCTTTGTTCAGCTTTCTTAATTTCTACTAATTGCGCCTCGATTTTTTCAAAATTTTCTTCAATATTTGCAACTAACCTTTTTAATTCTTCAAGACCTACTACATTTTTCTTAGCTTCTTCAAAATAGTCTTCACAATTTTTCTTAGATGCCTCGGTAAATAATAAATTATGCTCTCTATTTATTAGAATTGCAGTTCTAGCTTTTATTTCATCTATTAAACCAAATTTTAAAAATGGTCTGCATTTATTTTCTAATTCTGTAATCTTTTTTAGAATATCTAATTTTTCTCGTAGATCTGCGCCTTCTTTTAAATAATTTATTACTATTTGTTTTGCTTGTTTTTCTGTATGAATTTGACAACTGCTCTCTCCAAAAAATAATTTTTTTAAACGCGCAGTAAAATCATTTTTAGATTTACCCGATTTTATTTCATATTTTACAGTTAAATATAATTCATTATCTATTATCTTTTTAAACTTTGAATAATATTTTGAATATACATCTTCTGCAGACATTGCTTCTATTTCTTCAAGAGTCGGCAATTTAACTGGTTCTTTTTCTACTTTAGCTTTTGGCATTGCTTTCTTTTCTGGCATATTATCTGTTACTAATTCTAAATTTGCACGTCTAAAAACATATCTTGTATTACCAACTTCTGGATTATTTATGGAATACCAATCATCTCCGCCAGAATTTCCTAATACAGTAAAATTTCTATTCCAATTGCCAAATAATTCTCGATGTAAAACATCTCTAACTACACTAATATTTTGCAATTCATCTTCGTCATCAATAATTCTTACGAGCTGTCCTGGAATTAATGCGCCTCTACTAACTAATTCTAAACAATCTTCTGTAAACCAATGAAATGATAGATCAGGATTGTCTAAATATATTCTATGATTATCAATGCGACTTATTCTAAATTGTGCATCAAAACTTCCTATTCGTGTTAATACATCCCCTCGATTTAATCCAATATTAATAAACGCTCTTTCATTATCAGGTACCCTTACTACGTCATTTACATTTAACATTTGTTTTATATTTTGTGATTTATAAAAAATTTTAATTTATTTGTATGCACCCAGATCTACATAATTCTACATGGCATCTCCAATAACCACCATTACTATCTGTAAACTTAGATACTTTATTCATTGCGCCATGATTTTTGCAATGCGGCGTTTTCATAATTTTTTCAGAATCAGAATGCAAATACACTAATTCAAAATTAGAATTACCATCATCTATTGGTTTTATTTCCATATAAAAAATTTTTAACTATTTTGCATTTACTCTTTACTTAAGACTTAAAAAAAGAGCTACTAGACTAATTAATAATCTAATAGCTCTCTGTGGAAAGTTCAATCTGCAATTCTTACGGTACAGATTACTGGCGACTATTCTAGCTTGCCATAGCTAAAATTATTTTAATAATTCAATATTAACTATTAACTGATATTGCTCTTGGACATATTACTACTCTCAGTAAGCTATAATTCCTCTTGCCAGTTTGGACCCGTGCTATTATAGTAGTTAAATACTTGTGAATATACATAGAGATTAATCTATATATTATTGAATTATTTTTGTAGTACCTCTGGCAGGTAACGGGCCTGCGCACTCCAAATTAGAAGTTTGGTGCTCTTCACTGAGCTACAGAGGCTTATATATTAAATTATATTTTTATAACTTTTGCCTCTGATAATATCAGAAACAACTGTTCTTTTAATATTAAAAATTTCTGCAATTTCATTTACTAATAAATGTTTACTAGTTTTTAATAATAATTTTATTTCTTTAACTTGTTCTTCGGTTAACTTTCTATTTACAGGAATATTGCCATTCTCAAATTTATGGCCTTCTGGTATTTTCATTCGGCCCTTCTTTAGACAATCTTGCATATTATCTTTAGGTGTTCCTAAAAACAAATGATCTGGATTAACACAAGAAGGATTGTCACAATGATGACATACAAAAATTCCTTTGGGTATTTCACCTTTATGAAGCATAAAACTTAGTCTGTGCATGTCCATCATTTTTCCTTTTACTTTTATTGAACCATAACCATTACGTTTTGCTCCAGTCCAATTCCAGCAAGAATCTGTTTTTTCAGTTCTTTCAAATAATTTTTTTGTTAAAAAATCTCTTTCTAATTCTTCCATAATTTGTATCATAGACTAACTTGATAATCTACAATACAAATATACGAAAGTTTTGTGGAACCACAAAATGTAGTTCGTAGTGGACCCGGTGTCATCGCAGACACGTCTACGCAATCATCTGCTCACAGAATTTTTACATGTTTTAGCATAATTTTCTTTCTATGCAAATATTCTATTTTTTAATATTTTCAGATTTCCTTAGTATTCAATCACCGAAGTGATACTCTATAGTCGGCAAATAATCCAATATTGGTATACTCTAGAAAAAATACCAAACAATTCAATTTAGTTGTCTTAGAACTGTTTTAATAACCAGACGCTGATGTTGTGAATTATGCACAAACAGCTTCAACATTGGAAGAGCAAAGGCTGTTCAAGAACAGATCAATATTGCCTTCAGAACCTACTGTTACGTTAGACGTATTAGTGTTTACATTTATTGTTTATATAGCTTATTTGATGGAAGCCAATACTACTCCATACATGCCTGCTCACCTATAAATCCCGCATCAATTCTAAAACGGGCCCAATTTAAAGATAGACACAAATCCGTTAAGATTCATGCCTATCTAGATTTTTTTGTAATATGTTTTTAATTATTTTCTGGTATTACTAAATCTGGTAATTCTAATGCGTGATTTTGACGGTCCAACATGTTCTCTAAGCCATGCCAGATGTGATTGATTATTGATTGCCCAGTCGATTTTTTAATTTTTTCTGGCGCATTCTTTTGCAATAATAATCTTCTTTCTTCAGACCTAAGCTTTATATCTTCTTTAGATCTTATTCCTTCAGTATATATATTTATTATACCTGATTCTCTACAAGATCTTTTTCTTTCTAAATCTGTTGTAGAAATAGTGTGTATTGCGCCATGAATTTTTTTGGCTCCGTTAAATACTAGTTTTGCTGACATGTTTTTGAGTTTTTAAATTGTTATAAATCTACTTTTTATTTAAAGATTTTCTCCATTCAGAAAATGCATTCTTTTCTGCATCTTTTTCTTGTTTGCCTCGGTAAAAATTTGGATCTTTTACTAATGGGTAATCAATTGGACTTGTGGAAATTCCCACAAATGATGGATGCTTACTCCAGTGTTGATAACTTGATTCTACTTGTTTTCTTTCTACTGACATTTGTTTAATTTAAGACCATTTAATCTTTGCACAATATTTATTTTTCCAAGCTTTAAATCCTTCTATTATAGGATTAGGTGTTTTTGGTTTTGATTCTTCATATAATTTATATGCATTTTTCTTTGCAAAATATTTTATTATTTCTGCAATACCAAATCCTATAGCAATAATAGCAACAAAACATAATAAAAAGAATAACATTGTTCCAAATCCTATTAAATACCAATAATGAGATATTGGTTGTTTTTTATCCCACCACATTGTATAGCAAACTATAGAGATAAAAACATGTATAAATCCCCATCCTGCTGGTACACCATCATCTGGATTTTTTCTGTCTAAACAAAAATTTAATACATGTGCGGGCCATCCTGGAATTGCTAAAATACAAGCAAATACTAAAGACCAGAAAAATCCACAAATATTTCCAGGAAGACTATATGTATGGTAAGTACTGCGCCAAAGCCATGCATACCAACTATTTTCTTTAAATTCTAATTCTTTCATAAGTTTTTTTATTTAATTTATTCCGTAAATGCTCAAAATCTTGCGTTCATTCTCAAAAAAATCTCTGGTTGAGGCGCATTTAAGCAAAACACTTTGTAAAGATACTAATCTTTTTTTAGAATTGGTAATTAATTCTTTTATTTCTTTTATCTTATTTAGATCTTCTACTAGAGCATTTGAGACATACTCTAATAGTTCCAGATCCTCGCAGCTATCACCTAAGGAATAGATGTAACCGTCTAATATGTCACTAGCTGCATTTGCAATTTTATGAATTTTTTTAGGATTTTGCATTTTAATTTTTTTAAAAAATCTGGGGCGCATTTTATTACTAAAACACTATTCAATAATCGAGGAACTCAAAAAACCTTACTATTAAACTTATACCCCAGACTTAAATTATTTAATAAGCATATTTTGAATTTTTGCGCTCTTCATAATCCGAATCTTGCCAGTCAAGCTCACCTTCATCTTCAAAATCATCATCTTCATCTTCTACTATAATTACAGGTCTTTTAGACTTAGGTATAAATTCTGAATCATCACTAATTGAGTGTTTGTTGGTCTTCTTGTTAGTTTGCGTTTTCATTTTTTAAGTTTTAATGAATGTGATCAAAAAATAATTGTTCTAGTTTTATTAAATTTTCAAGCTCAAAAATTGATTTCTTTTTCAAATGCATTTTGTCTATAAAAAAATATTTTTTCTCGTGCAATCTATAAAACTTCACAGCTTTATACAAGACTTTTATTAAATCTTCTAATGAATCTATTTTAGTCTTCATTCAGCCTCGTGATTTTCAAATGTCTTTTTAATAATATGCCTCTTCTTGTTTGCCTTATGATTTTTGTGTAGACTATGATCCTTCTTAGGTTTAGATATTATACCTAAAAATACATTTATAGCGATATTAAGTGCTCGTTGATGTTTTTGCTTGAGTTTCTTCATAAGTTTTTTAGTTTTTTAGTTTTTTCCGAATTTTATAAATAGAATTTTCTATTGTTTTGGTGCTGCATTTGTATTTTTTTGCTAATTCTCTGGCATTATAACCTTGCGCAAACATTAAAATTTTTTTATACTCCGCTCTAGTCAATTTGTTTTTAACTGCTAACAATTCTTCAGCACATTCTAATTGTAAATCTATTCCGGCTTCTTGTTCAGGACTAACCCAATCATAGAAATTTTGATAAGACACATCTCCAATTACATCAGCTTGCCGTAAAGTTCTAGGTTTATCTGACATTTTACCAGATATCATCCATTTATTTAGATTTTTTAGTCTATTTAAAAAAACAGTATTGATTATTTTTTGCATCCACAAATTTAATTCCCCGTATGTAGTGCCTTGAAATTGCAAAATTTTTTCACGCAAACGCATAAATGAATCATTAATAACTTCTTCGACTAATTGTTTATCTAAACACTTTTTTAGAAGCATTTTCTGATATAAAGCATAAGTTTTCTCATAGAAATTATCAATTATACCATTTTTTATATCTTCTACTGCATCTATTTTATCTTGTTCTGTCATTCTAAATCTTGATTATTAAACCATTTACCAAAACTACTTGTGTATTTCTTTTTTTTTGCAAATCCCCCCATACACAAAGATTTAATATAATTGTACCCAATGTATTTATTATTGGCACAAACCAAAAAAATCTTGCACCACATGCAGATTTAAGCCAAATGTCGTGTTTTGCACACAACCTAGCTGCATTTCTACATCCAAATATACTTAGAATATAAATACTTATTAAAATTATTATTATCATTCTACTAATTTTTGTATTAATTCAAAATATTTTTCTACAGCTATTTCTATTAGCATAAATTCACATTGCCCAGTAAAAATCCAAAAAATGCAACAGGCAATTACACCCACACACATAATAGGACAAATAAAAGGAACAAATATTACAGCTAATATAACTGCTGTAAGTCTTTTTAGTATTTTCATAAATTATTTTTTAAAAACGCTTGTTCTTACAATGAATCTACAAACAACCTATAGTATTTTTATTATATTCTAGATGCAAGCACAGAAATTTCCCGTGTAATACGTGCTCTGTCTAAATCTGACAATAATACAAATTCATCAGCTTTACATTCTTTAGTTACTTTTGTATTAGATTCTAATTGTGCCTTCAAAAAATTTAAGGTTCGCACTCTACGTTTTCTGGCTGATGCCTGTTTGCTCCATGTTTTCATACACTTCTTAGCTTTTAATTGTTATATAATAATTGTTTGTAATACATTTTTAAAAAACTGCATGTGAGCTGTCTAAGACATTTATCCTATCAATAAGGCCACTCACATACAGAACTCAATCTTTAAGCTTTTACTAACTCCTTCAAATCTGCCAAACTGTGATAGATTTTTGTTACTTTTTTGTTTTGTTGTGTGCGCTTTGAGATTGCTACTTTTACCCTATCATTAGGATGCGTAGCAGGTAAAAACTTGCGTCCAATTTTTGGAAAATTAGAGGCATCTTCTGTTAGTGGAACTTCTTTTACTTCTCCACCAATTACGAATACTGTTGGTTTCTTGTTCATATATTTGAGTTTTTAAATATTATAAATTTATATCAAGCACATTTATATTAGTAAATACCTTTTTTTTATCTAAAATTACAAATTTGTATTTATCTGTAATCTTATTAATTCTTTTTTTAATATCTTCTATTGTTTTTGCATCATTTTTTATAGTGTAAAGGCACATACTAAAATTCTTAGAGTTATAATGCCCCAGCTCATCATCAATAAATTCATTTACTAATGCATTAAATATTTTATTATTTGTGTTTGGCATTTCTAATAATTTTATTAGATACTAAAGCTTTTATTATATATTGTGCATCTGCGCCTGGAAATTTTTTATTTATTTCAGTTGAATGCCATTTTCCTTTTAAATTTGCAAAATAATTTCCTGCTATTAGTGTTTCATTACTCATATTCTTTTATTTAAATTCTTAGTGTATAGATTTAGATTGATTTGCGTTTTAATTTTTTAAAATAAGCAACCTGCTTTGATGAATAGGCTGGTAAATAAATCAAGTTAAGGCAAAGCCTATAGCCTACAAAACTCTGCCTTAACTATGTCTTACCTGCTCAGCACGAATGAGTTTTGGCTAATACCAGGAGTACCAAGTTAAGAAGACCTTTGTATTATTTAAAAGTAATAATTGCAATCTATTGAAAAAATATATTATAATTATTATTATACGTGCAGAATATGCTACGATAATGTCATCCCAACTATATTGACTAATTTCCTTGTTGGTTGGGCATAAAAAACCCGTTGAGTGTTCGCCTTGGAAGCTTTCTCAACGGGTCAGATATATATTTGACTATAAATCCCTTATTTGCGTTTCCAAGGCGAACAAATAAAATATACAACTAATTTTTGAAATAAAAAAATGCAACAAAATAGGTGGCTTGAGTTCTTCGTAGAATTATGATATTATCTCCTTAGTCTCTAAGCAACATCCACCACAGCTCTAGATTACATTGTCTATTTTATTACAATTTCTTTTAAAATGCGCCTAGAAAATTAGAAAAAATCCCAGGCATTTATTTAAGTGAAACTGTATTTACAGATACAGTATCTTTTCTGATGCAAATTTACACCAAAATAATTTATAAACCAAATTTATTTATCCTATATTCCAAGGACTATTAGAATCTTTTCTTACAAACCAAGATGCTTTCTTTGGTTTTCTTATTAATAATTTCTTTAATATATTATATATTTTGTGCATTATTGTACAAATTCAATTGTATAATCTTTTTGTAAATGTATTATTACGTCATGCCCAATAACAATATTTCTACCTGTTGGATATGTTACAGTATATTGCACTTTTTTATTTAAAATTTCTGGTTCAAGATGCATGTTATCACCAACGATATTAGCCATTATAGCATTTACAGTTCCGTTATCAATTGTTGCAATTTTTACTTTTTCTTTATTTAAGATTAATATTTTCATATTTTATTTTTTAAAATGCATTTATTTCTTTATTTCAAGACTTTTAATTAATATAAATAGAACAATAAACCCATTAATACGTGGAATTCGCTTTTTAAATCGCTTATTACTGCTCTATTTATATTAATCTAATTATTTATATATCAGTTGCATCCTATAAAATTTTTGATTTCGCAAATTCCTTTAAACTAAAGTATTCTTTAAAATACCACATAGGAAACCTAAAACCTTGCTTTGCTAATAATCTAATACTAGTCTTTATTGTAACATTATTTAATGTATCCATGAGTTTTGATTTTATACTTGTTTTGAAATATTTTCTTTTATAATATGTATTGGTATTTTTGCAAGTGTATAATAATCATCCTCTGAAAACATTGCATATGCACCTTCATAATTAGTTGCGTCATATTTATTTAAAATTAACGATATACACTTACCATTAGATTTCAAATTAAGAAATTGATAATCTTCCAAAGAACCATCTCTTCTACATTCTTCTTTAATTCGTTTGTCAAATTCTAATTCTAAAGAAATACTGCCTTCTTTTATTTGTTCTGAAATATATTTTTCTAATAATTCAATATTTTCAGGAGCATTTAATTCTAAATTATACTTTATTAATTCACCAATAACTATTCTTGGCTTCTTTTTTATACCTAATAATGCTAACAATCCCATTTTTTGAGTTTTAAAATGTGTTTATATAATAATTAATTAAAAATAGATAATAGCCAAGATCGTATAAGAGTTGAACCTATATCTTTACACAAAATGTAACACTTTAACCGTTAAGCTAACCACCTTAGCTATTATCTAAGAACTTATAAAAATAGATAAAATATACATTTATTTTATTAAAATGCGTTTTTCGCCTCATTTTATCGAAGGCTGTGCAATTAGCTATTCTGCACTCTATGTCTCAATTCATCCATCTATTACGTAATTCGGGAAACTGTGAGAAACAGTAAAATGTATATTTTATCTAATGTGTTGCATTTTTTCAAAAATTTCTGCGCAAATACCTATACACCAAGACTTTATTTACTAGCTTTTATTCTACTATCTACCTGTACAGCATGTGAGAGTTTGTATTCTGCTAACCATTCTCGAATTTTATCTGCCCACCAACTTTCTTCATACGTATCAGGGTAACTATCAGTTTTACCTATACCTTGTAAAATTATTTCAAAAATTTGTGTATCTGTCCATCCTGTACTACATACTACAGGTAGATTCTTTGCTGCACTATCATACGCTGCCATCCAAAAATCATGTGCTTTACTATCAGATACTTTATCAGCTTCTTCTCTATTCAGCTTTGCATATTCACGTTCTGCTATTTCTCCCACACTACCTGTTGGTTGTACAGACTGAGACTGTATATCGGCACCATGATTATCTCTCTTGTAATATTCCAAGAGTTGTGTACAATTGTGCAGTCCTCTTTGTGAATACGTTTGCATAAAGTCAATCATATCTTTATCTGACCAACTACCCGATTTTTGCTGAGATTGTATAGCTGCATTATATCCTGCACGACACCCTTTCATGAATATGTTGTTATCGTACTCTTCTGTTTGATGACTATCAAAATCAGGTGTATCGGGTTTCCCATATCCATAACTTGTTGCCAATGTTGCCAATATCTTCTCTACCTCTTCCTGAGTAAGTCTAGATACTGGTGTATGTGCTACAGTTTTTGATTTTGCAAATAACTGTTCTAACTCCGCAAATGATTCAGCTATACACGCTCTACCAGAATTATAGTAATATTTACCGTATTGACTGATTCCTTTACTTTGCATCCACTGTAACATATCCTGTGGTATTGTCTGTTGCTGTTCCATATTCTATTTGTTTGTATTAAGTAAATATTGCAAATTTACAAAAATTTTTTAAACTTAGCGCATTTAAAGCTTGGCAATTATTCTTCATTTACCCACATAATAAATTCTAACATTTTTGCAGTTAATCCTGTTATTATATACATAGGTAAATATTGCTTATTTCCTAAAATTGCAAACGCAACTGACCATAAAACAACAAGCATACATATTATTCTTGCAATTGTATATTTTTTCATTTTTGAGTTTTTTAAGATTAAATAATAATTTTCAATTTTTAAGACGCAATATAATACAAAAATAAGTTTAGCCTTTGATATAATCTCCAGCTAAACTCAAATTCTTATTCACCAATAGATTCTTCAAAGTCTTCAAAATAACCTCTATTACCATTTCTATCCATTCCATAATACATTCCTTGCGGTGCGTTTGAATAAATTTCATTAGAAGCCTCTTCATAAGACCAAGGAGTTTCATCATATTGCCCACCTTCTGGCAATTTTTCAAGCCCGGCAATTTCTTCAAGAATATCATCTATTTCAGCTTGCTGTTCATCCCTATACCAACCATATTCAAGATTACTCTGATAATTATCAGATACATCTTCAATATCTTCAGCCGTGCAATGTGAAGGCTTATTATCTACAAGCTCTTGTTTTATTTTAAGAACTTGCAATTTCAATTCGTCAATTTTTTCAAGATTTGTCATAATAAATAGTTTTTTGAGTTTTAAATGTGAAAATTTTTTAACAAATGCGCAATATATTATACTAACAAATCACTTCAATAAGTCAGTATTGCCTCTCCTGTATAATAAATAAAATATAATTGCCTTAACCTAGCAATCTTGTAAATGCAAATAGGTGTGAAATAATCACAATTGATAGTTATACTGGAATATCAGCCTTTGATCCGTAACAGCGTTATTCGGTGTCATGCTCGCGTTCTTATTGCAATCAGAATAGTTCTTTTGAATAGTTAGAACTAACAACATCTATTTGTGAATGAAAAAATGTACAATTTTGCAGTAAAATTGATACCCACATAAAGCAAAGGTTTAGTTACAGATACCTATAAACTGCTATATTACTTGAAGTCAAGGTTATGATCCTTATTTCTCGAACTCATTGGCATTGCACCAATCTTAGCTTATATAGAACTATTGTAAAATAAAATTATAAAAATAGCTCGGCAATCAATTAAAAAGAGCTAACGCAAACCAATATTACTATCAGTCTACGTTAACTCAAAGAGATTAATCAACAAGTTTATCACCTGTTGTGCGATATTTCTTTACTATATCACGAGTAATAGTAAAAGAACATACTTCGATAGTATATCCTTCTGCTTTAAAATGATGTAGTTCACATTCAAAAGGTAATTCAGGTATACCTGTTGTTTGTCCTGGATAAATAGTTGCCTCACTATTGTTGACAACATCTTCTTCTACTATTTGTCCTTCTGCATCTTTGATGGCATAATAAACTGGTATCATAATTGAAATGTTTTTTGAGTTTGAATATAAAATATAATTATATTTTCGTCCAAGTCTGATCACAAACTAATTTTAAAGTCTCCTTGGCTGACTGATTTGGAATATTGAGTTTATTTATGTATATTTTATTATACTAAACTCAATTATATGGTTTATTTTATCGGTAATAAAGAAAAACAATTAGTAAAGATAGGTAAAGCTAATCAACCCAAAAGAAGAATCGAAGAAATACAAGTAGGGTTTCCTTATCAACTTGAGATATTTTTGATAATAGAAGGCAATGAAGCAATTGAAAAAACTCTTCACAATAAGTTTAAAAATAAACACATTAGAGGAGAATGGTTTATATTAGATGAAGATATATTATCATTTATTGACAATCCTCAAATAGAAATTAATACAATATATCAAGACTCTTTAGATCATATGGTTAGATATAGTAAAGAAACAGAAAACAAAATTGAACTATTATATTCTAAATCTATGTCTAATATAGAAATAGCTAATCAATTAAATATTAATATTTCTAAAGTGAGAAAAATTATTAAACAAAGAAAATTAGCTAGTAAATATAGAATATATAAAGAATATAAAAACAAATTAACATCGCAATATAATAAAGATAGAAATATTAGAAAAAAATACAGAGAATTATATAGAAAATCTCTAATAACTAAAGAACAATTAGATAATATACTTCTTCAATATCCCACTAAAGATAAAAGAGGTAGAAAACCTAATGAATAATTTATTTACCATGTTTAAAGTCTTGGAAGGAACATAAAGACTAAAATTTTTCACGAAAACGCATTTAATTATAAATATCTACTAGATAAACAAATTATCTTATTATTTACCTAAAGACTATAATTAAATAAGTTTAGGTCTAAGGTAAAAGAATGTGTTTAATAGGTCTTGAATAAAGAATATCCATATTCGTGCGCAAACGTTAATTAATTTTAACAAATATTCAGAGCAAAACAACTAAGATAAATGTATGATAAGTTACAACAATTCCATCAATTCACACTAAATAATTCTAAATTATACAATAGAGTGTGCAAACAACTATAGTTCTGCCTGCACATGGATTACTATTATCCACTCTACTGTAATGATTTGTAATAAATTAGAATTGCATCTAACAAAAATAGAATAGTTTGACTTTAATGGTATGGAGAAATGATATGTTTATAGTATTCTACCTCTATTAAATGCAATTCTAATAAATAATGTTATTAAATAAATATATAATATTATAAATAAAGCTAATACCAAACTCATTCGCGTGCACAACTCACTAGACTCATTCGAGTATAAGTATCTCAACCAAACTCATTCGCGCTTGCATAACATATAGCACAAAATACTAATAAGTAATAATAGGAATGCAATACAATCTTTACTCAAGACCATATTACATTCCCATTAAGAACTAATTACCAATTACGAAAGAACTGGTTCAACATTACTTGCAGCTACTTCAGGTGTATTACGCCTTGCAGCTTTACGTGCAGCAATTGTAGCCTTCATTTCAGCGTCCTTAGCAAGCTTACGTGCAGCATAATCATCTTCAGCCTTACGATTGGCTGTGAATGCAGTTGCAGTTGCAGAGGCATTATTCAGAGCAATACTCTCCAAATAATCCTTCTTGTCTTGAAGGCTTGGTTCATTACGGAATGCGTCTTCCTCGTCCAGAGTTACATACGATGCAACCATAACAGGATAAGGCTCTACTTCGTAACCTACCAATTCGCCGTCTGAATCCAGCACTTCAACAGCACCAACTGGTGGATTTTCCAGCATACGCACATTACGCATTACTTTCTGTGCAACTACAAATACTTTGCAGTCGAAGCCCAAAGAACGCATTTCATCTATATCCATATCATCCTCGATACCAACGATATCACGAATAAGCTGACGCTCACCCTTTTGGATTTCAACGAATGCAGATTTGTCACCAGCAACACGACCTGCTTTTGGGAAAGTAGACTCACTCTTCCCGTTTAACTGATTGATTTTCAGTATCATAAGTACAATAATTTAATATGGCTACCATTGAATGGTTTGTTTATTGATGGGGGGTAGCCTCTAACCCAAAACTCCCCAGGGTCAATTCGATGGTTACATAGGCTATCCTTACTTACACAAAAATTTTTTCAGAAAAAATAAAATTTTTTACATATCTTTGCTAAATGAAAAAGAAAGAAAAACCAATTTGGTTTATAATACCACTAGAAATGTACCCATTTGAAATAATTGTTTCAGTTAATCAAACAGATATAGAATTAAATAATGTATTAAAAAGAAAGGGAATAGAAGACAGATACCTTGCTGAATATGGCTCTAAAAATGGCATAGGTAAATATGTACTATGGGTGGATGAAAGTTATGGGTTAATACGTATAAAAAATTTACCAAGAACGGCACAAGATTATTCAGTTCTGATACACGAGGTGCTGCACATAGTTATTTCTGTACTTAGAGCTGTTGGTATGAAGATAGATAATGAAATGGGTTCAGATGAAGCATATACTTATTTAATGTCTTTCTTAGTTAAAAAGATTTTTACTAAATTAAATGCCTTTTATTAAAAATTTATTTGTTTAATAAATATTAATAGTTTATCTTTGCTCAAGAGTCTTTGATCTATTTGTTCCGTGTGGATGGTCTGTTGAATTTCAGCTAGTACTTAGTTAACGGAAACTTGCTTCTATGATGTAACGGTAGCATATCAGACTTTGACTCTGAGAGTCCTAGTTCAAATCTAGGTAGAAGTACTAACAAAAATTAAAAATTCATAACATGTTCTTTACCAAGAAAAGAAATCCAGAAGAAATATTGTATGTTATAACTCCAGTTTTTAATCCAGTTGGGTATGAAGCTAGATATAGATTGTATAAGGAATTTGAAGAAAGAATGCTTTTAGAAGATAATGTAGTTCTTATTACTGTTGAGTGTACTATGTATGGAGATGCACCCAAAGTGAAAAAAAATGGGAAGACCCACATAGTAGTTCGGGTTAATTCAAACAAGGTTCTTTGGCTTAAAGAAAATCTAATTAATATAGGCGCACAACAGTTACCTAAAAATGCTAAATATATGTGTTGGGTAGATTGTGATTTAGAATTTACTAGAGGTACTTGGGTTAAAGATACCATAGCAAAACTACAAAAGTTTCCAATAATTCAAATGTTTTCTGAAGTAGTTTATTTAGACAAGAAATTTAAACCAACAGTAACACATACTTCTCTTATGTGGGGATGGCTTAACGGGGCTTCATTTAATAATTGTGGGCATACCTTCTATAATCCTGATTGTCATATTAATCCTAAACTTAAACCTGGTTGTGGTTGGCATGGTGCTCCAGGGGGAGCTTGGGCATATAAAGTAGAAACATTTAAAGAAATAGGTGGTCTAGTAGATTTTGGTATAGTTGGTTCTGGAGATTCTTATTCTGCATTTGCTCTTTTAGGAATTGTTTGCCAAAGCCTTTTATCCTCAGAATTTAAATATCATTATGAATATATCGCTGAGGTTAAATGTTATGTTAAGAAAGTTTTTAATATAGTAAACGGCAATGTAGGTATGCTAGAAGGAATTGTTAGACACTATTATCATGGTGAACCTAAAGACAGAGCTTATTGGCAACGTAATCAGATTTTGTGTAAAAACGAATATAATCCTATAACAGATTTAAGAAAAGATTTTAACGGATTGAATTTTATTCATGGAAAGGTAGAATTAGAACGAGATCTAATAAGATATTTTTTAGATCGTAAAGAAGATAATAATGATTAAAGTAGAGACTAATTTTTACCAATTAAGAATATATATTGATGATTTATTACATCTATCTATAAAACTTAAAGATCTTCTGGCAATACAAAGTTGGGGGCATCGCAAAGATAAATATATAATAGAGTATAATATGAAACAAACAACAGTCAAATCAGAATATCAAAATAAAAAAGATTGGCAAGAAATATTAAAACAATTATCACTTATAGATTTTAATTAAATATGAACACAAGAACTTGGACAAGATTTGACGGCCTAAAAGAAGAGGTTGAAATAGGCTCAGATAGAGAAAAGGAATTAGATAAACAACTAAATGATGCTGGGTTATACAGAGAGGATGATCCAAATAAACCAGATGATTGTTTAAATGCCTTTGAATTTTCAGAATTTTTAGACAGAGAAAAGGCAAAACCAACTGAACAAAGATTTGAAGAATACAAACAATGGAAATCAAAACAATAGATATGGAAAAGTATTATACACCAGACCTTGGAGATTTTTGTTTAGGGTTTGCATTTGAAAAATTTATTTTGTTTAGAGATGATTGGGTATCTGATAAGATTGAATCATCTTATGATTATAATGAAGTTTGGGATGTTTTTAATGAGGGAAAGCAAGGTCGATACCTAAGAATCAAATACCTAGATAAAGAAGATATAGAGTCTTTAGGTTGGGACGTAGATTGGTTGTTAGTAGAGAGTGCCCAACACAGAAAATTTTCTAATAATAGAATCTACTTATTAAATTCTACAATTTTGAATCAAAATATATTAATTACAGAAATAGTTGGCGAGGGTATAAAACGAATTTTTGATGGTGAATGCAAATCTAAAAATGAATTAAGAAAACTAATGCAATGGTTAAACATAAAAGATTTAAATTAGATTTGTTTATGTCAAAATAATTACTTATATTTTATTATAGATAAAAATCAAACAATGGAAAATCAAGAACAAAAGACTTACACAGAAGCAGAGATTAAAGAAAATCTAGAAAAGGCAATTGAGTTGCAGGAATTGCAAACCAAATTACAAGAACTTAGAACTAGAATGGTAACAGCCAGAGCAAATGAATTCTATGCTATTAGACAGATTAATGAGTTAATGCACACAGAACAGGCTCAACCAGAAAATGCAACACCAACTGCTCAGAATCAAACAGTTACACCAACAATGAGTGAAACAACTCCTTTTGCAGAATCAGTACTATAAAACAAATTAGAATAATTTGTCCATGAAAGCATCCGTACAACAAGTAGCTATTAAGCAAAGAATATCCAGGTGGGGGCTGATACGATTTCAGATCCTTGCTTGGTGTTCTTTGCGTAATATCCAAGTCACTAATTCAGATTTGGATGCACTTGCTCTATTAGCTATACTTGGTAAAACCAAACTAACTGCATTTTGTGAAGAACTTGTTAAAACAGAAGCAAGTACCGGGCCTAAATTTAAAAAGAATAAAGGAATAGATAAAGAATATAAATATATATTTGATTCTTGCCAATCTGCCAGAAATGATTTGCGCAAACTTGCAGAAAAAAATCTAATAAAAAGAGAAGGCAAAAACAAAAGTAACATTCAAGTTTGGATTAATCCGGAAATGAATATACATACTGAAGCAAATCTATTAATTAACTTACAACTTTTAACTCTTGACTCCACAGAAGGCTAAAACATTTCTACCAAGAACTGCTGAGCAATCTGGATTTTCTGAAGAGATTTGCAAGACAGTTGTAAATTACTTCTACAAAGTCCTCAGAGAGCGTCTTAGTAATCTAGAATACAAGAAGATAGTAATAGATAACTTTGGTGCATTTTATGTCAAGGAACGTGCCTTAGAATCCTTTAAACGAAGATATGAAAAGATCCTGGAACACATAGCAAAATACCCAGAAGGTCCACGAAAAGAAAGAGTAACCAGATGGGCAGAATCAGAACTAGCAAAAGTTTTAGAAGTTCAAGCGCAATATAAAATAGACAAAGACAGAAAACAATTCTTTAGAACACATAAAAAAACTTTAGAAGATGCAAAACAAAATACAGAAAGCCTGGAAGGACAAGTGGAAAATAATTAGTGGTATATGGAATTCAATATTTGGAAATTCTACAATTAAGAAGATTGCTAAAGAAAGGCTTACCATCTGTCAATCTAATAAGTGTGGGCACTATGATAAGCAAGGTAAATCAGATAAGGTATTTGTACCTGGAGAACCTGCGTGTAGTATTTGCGGTTGCAATTTGAAATTTTTAACGGCATCAATGGAATCTAAATGCTCACTAGCAGAATTAGGTAAAGATCCTCTATGGTTAGCACAATCTTAATATTTGTTTTTATTATGATATGTTTGGCAAGCTCTGGACCAAAATATTCAGGCAACACAAACAATTATCATAAACCAACATTTGTAGCAAGTCAGTTACAAATGAACCATAAACAACCAGACATGATAAAGTTTGTAGAAAAAGAACATAAATACACTTCAATTAATCCAGATGATAATATCAAATGGATTAGTGTCACGAGTGTGATAAAACAATTCGAGGAAGAATTCAATACAGAAGTTCAAGCAGAAAAATGTTCTAAGAATAAAAAATCTAAATGGTACGGCAAATCCCCCGAAGAAATAAAAACTATCTGGGCACGAGTAAATCATGATTCAGTAGAACTAGGTAATTGGTACCATAAGCAAAGAGAAGATCAAATCTGTGGTGTAGAATCTTTAGATAGATCTGGTGAGACTTGTAAAATAGTTAGACCAATAGTAAAAGATTTAGAAAAATTTGCGCCAGACCAAAAATTAGAAAACAATCATCTCTATCCAGAGCATATGGTTTTTTTAAAATCTGCAGGTATTTGTGGTCAATCAGATTTGGTAGAAGTAAGAAATAACACACTATATATAACAGACTACAAAACCAATAAGAACTTAACTACTGAAGGGTATACTAACTGGAAAGGAGAAACTAAAATGCTCCTGTATCCTCTATCCCACCTAGAGGAATGTAAACTGAATATATATAATATACAATTAAGTTTATATATGTATATTATACTCAAGCACAACCCACAATTAAAACCAGGCAATCTTACAATACACCACGTAATATTTAAAGAAATAGATAGAGACTCAAATAATAATCCAATCTATGATAGAGACTTTAATAATGAACCTATAGTAGAAAGAGTAGATATCTACGAAATGAAATATTTAAAAGATGAAGTGCAAGCAATATTAAATTATTTGAAAACCAAGAAATGAAAATAGCAGTAGTAGTAAAACCAAATAACGGGTGCGATTTCTACAGAGTAGTTTTACCTATGGAGTATTTGCCTTGGAAAGAAAATGGGGATACTGTAAAACTATTTTTACCAGATGGTACTTCAATACCTAATCCTTCAGACCTAGTTGGTTTTATTTCTGAGATAGAATCTTTTGAACCAGATCTAATATTTTACAATAGAGATGTTCCAGGAAAAACTATAAAGTGGCTTGAAGTGCAAAAAAAGAAAGGCATTAAACTAGTAATGGATATAGATGACTATTGGGAACTATCTATAAATCATCCAGTACATTATCTTTGGTATAGAGATAAGATGAATGAGCGAGTTATAGAGAATCTAAAAACTGCCGATCTTGTTTTATGCACCACAGAAATACTTAGAAAAAAGATTTTAAATTATAATAAGAATTGTATCGTTATTCCTAACGCAGTTCCTTTTGGAGAACCTTGGTATAAACAAACTGGTTATAAAGGTGAACTTGCAGATAGAAAAATGAATTTTTTATACGCAGGAGGCAGTACACATTACCAAGACATTCTTTTACTTAAGAATACATTTACAAAAATTGGTGGAGAAAAGGCAGTTACTAATCGAGCTAAATTTACTTTAGCAGGGTTCAATCCTCTTCCAGATAAGCATTGCGAATGGGATAAAATGGCATCAATATTTTCTAGAGTTAAGTCTTACGAAATAAAAAACACACTTCCTATTCAAGCCCATATGTCTTTTTACGATACTGCAGATGTAGTTATAATTCCCTTAGTAAATAATGAGTTTAATAGATACAAATCTGAATTAAAAATTATCGAGGCAGCAACTAGAGAGCTACCTTGTATTGTATCTAAGACTTTACCCTACTCAGAATTAGATTACCCAGGAATTCTTTGGGATGATTGGCAAAAAAATATTAAATATTTTTTGAATAATCAAAAAGAAGTTGTATCTTTGGGCAAACAATTAGCAGAAAAGGTAAAACAGAAGTATGACATAAGAACATGGTCTATCTCGCGTTACCAAATATTTAAACATTTAATAGATAAGAAATGATAGATTGTATCGTTGAACAAGCAGCAATTAAGGATGGATTTGATTATTGGACATTGGATCTAGATGAGAACGATTTGGAGTACAACCAAGCAGAACTTAGACGCAAATTCATAGGAAAAGAAACTATGTATATGGGTTACAAGTTTAAAATAGAAGGTGTTGAATTCTATTCTATAGTTAAAGAGAAATTTATTCTTAAAGCAGTAAAGCAAGAAGATTAATGTATATTAAATTGTTTACAACAAACGGCGATGTTGCTGTGCCCACGGACAGTTGTTACGTTATAACTTGGCTAAAAGACATAATAGACAATTACCCTAAGAACTATATTAAGATATTTTCTTATCTCCAGTTTATGTATAGTTGGAATCCAGATGACAATCCATATCTGGCAATGAAAGAAGAAGATCGTGAAGAAACAATTCTTTCAGATATCAAGGCAGACTTTTCTACAGAGGATGATTTGATTCAGATAGCTATGACTAATTGCCAAAAACTTTTTGAATTGCCTGCGTTTAGACTTTGGAAATCCGCAAAGAAAGGACTAGATAATATTCGAGAATATCTAGATAATAATAAAGTTTATTCTGGTAAGGATGGTAACAACAAAGATTATAGAGATACACTTAAGGATCTCCCAAATCTAGAGAAGGCATATAATGAAGGTTATAAAGCATTTATGGAAGAATCTAAATTAGAAGTAAGGGGCAATAGATTTAACTCACAAGTATAATTTTATGAAGAGAATAGATATTAATGTTTTTCATTTACCTGGAAGTGTAATAAGTAATGTAGCTAAATGCTATCTAGAACTTAGTGACGATAGATTGGCTTATGTGCATGACTATGATGTAAATTTACCAGAAGATGAAGATAGCCCAGAAGAGAATTTTAGAGTTCTAGATAAAGTGGTTTATAAAAAAGATTGCATTATAGGCGCGTCTTTATCTTCTAGAGTTATGCGCGCAGAAAGCGAAGAAGAAGACGGTGAAGATGAAACAATGAATTGTTATGCTGTAACTATTCCTATAGCAAATGTAGAAGAAGCAATAGAAGTTATGTTTGAAAATTTAAAAGATGCAAACGCGTTTCACAAAACAATTTGTGACTATATATTTAAAGTTCCTAAAGTAGCATGATTATAAATCTCTTTACAAGAACTCACAATAATGAATCTTTAATAAAAGATTTTGTGGATTTCTATAAATCTAGAGTTTCAAATATTAGAATAAATATTCATGATATGGCATCTACAGATAAAACTGTAGAGCTAGCGAAAGAGTTAGGTTGTAATGTAAGAAACTATTCAGATTTTTTTACTACTAAAGATAATTGGAAAAATGGTTGTTGGAAAAACATACCTTCTGATACAATAGTAATTTGTGATATAGATGAATTTATAGATTTAACTCCTGTAATATTTCAAAACTGTTCTTTAGTAACTACTAAAGGATTTGACATAGAAGATTTAAATAATCTTACAGAGGAAAAACGCAACACAGACTACGACAAAATTTGTATATTTGATCCACATACTATTAAGGATATGCATTTTGAAAGAGTGAATTGCAATCCACAGGGATTCATTAGAATAGGAGAAGTACAACCAAATCTTTACCATTTAACTAAATTAAAATAATTATGACAGAATACCAAAAAGCTTTTGAGGCAATGAAAAATTTTGGATTATTGCAAATTAATAATCCAATTACAAATCAAGAAATGCGTTTTGCAATTTTTGAATTAATTGCAGAACCGGGGATGTCTACTGACATGCTGATACATAATGTTGAAACTATATTTCAATATATAACTCTAGGAAAATTGAAATAATGATTACAGTTGTTGCAACAGCTTTTAAAGAGAAAAATTCATTACCTATGTTTATAGGTTCTCTATTATGCCAAACAAACAATAACTGGAAAGCAATTATTTTTCATAACGGTATTGATGCAGAAATGGAAAATATATTTGATACTATTACAGATTTATATCCAGATTTAGATATTAATAATAAGTTTGAGTTTTTCTTTTGTGAAGAAAATAATGGATTTTGGGGTGCAAAGAATAGAGATTTTGTATTAAAAAATTTGGTTGACACTAAATATATTTTGAATAGCAGTGTTCAAGATTATTTTGTTCCAATTGCAATCGAAGAAATTTTAAAAGCGGGAGATGCAGACTTGATATATTTTAATTCCATAAATCATTTATTTGGGTATGAAAGACCACTTGATTCTAAATTAGAAACTGGTTGGATAGATTGGGGTAATTTCGCAGTCAAAACAGAAATAGCCAAACAAGTAGGAATAAATAAACCAGAAGACTTTTGCGCAGATGGCCATTTTGTTCAAGACCTGCTCAAATCAGGATCAATAAATATTAAATATAAAATTAATAAAATTTTAACAATTCACAATTAACTATATGAAGGAACCTAATCGGGAACGCAAAACAGAAATTAAAGCAATTAATTCAGTTCAACTAAATGCAGAACAAAAAGAAGTTAAAAGATTAATTTTTGAAAATCAAATAGTAATTGTAACTGGTAGAGCAGGATCTGGTAAAAGTTTAGTTTGTGCGCAAACGGCATTGGATTTTCTAAAGAAAAAACAAATAGAATGTATCTATACTACTCGTGCAACTGTTGAAGTAGGAAAGAGTTTAGGTTATCTTCCCGGTAGTCTAGAAGAAAAATTTGATCCTTATATAGCCGCTCTAATAGAAAATTTAAATAAATGTTGCACAGATAAAAATGAAGTTTCTAGACTTATTGAAGAGGAGAAAATTAAATCTTTAACAATACAATTTATACGTGGTAAAACTATTGATGACATTCTTCTAGTTGAAGAGGCGCAGAATCTTACAAAATCAGAAATGCTTGCTATCTTAACACGTCTTGGTAAGACGGGAAAGATTATTATTAACGGGGATAACGAACAAACAGATATAAAAACACCAACTGGAGAAATTAATGGTTTAAATTATGTGATAGAATTATCCAAAAAAATAGACGAAATAAAATGGGTAAAGCTTCACGCAAACCATCGTTCAGATTTAGTTGGTAGAATTCTTGACTATGAGTACGGAGCTATATAAAGAAACACCTATTGTTATTAATAATTATTGCCGATTGTCTACAACAAGACAATTGTATAAAGATCTTACTAGATTAGGTTATACAAATATAATTATTTTAGATAATAGATCAACGTATCAACCATTACTTGATTGGTATAAATCTATGAAAGATAAACCAAATCTTACAATAGAGTTATTAGATGAAAATTTTGGGCATAAGGCACTTTGGAAATCTAATTACATTAACAAACTAAAAAAGTTTCCATACATCTGCTACACAGATTCTGATTTAGAATTAAATGCAAATACACCAAAAAATTTTGTAGATGTTTTAAAATCCTTATCAAAAGAATACAAGTTTGATAAAGTAGGTTTGGCAATAAAAATAGACGACCTCCCAGATAATTTTATGGGAAGAACTATTAGACAGACAGAGGCAATCTACTGGATAAAGAAAATCCAACATAGAAAATACGAACTCTATCAAGGAATGATTGATACAACATTTGCTTTATTTGATCCTAATGTTCCCTTTAACTATCAAGCATTGCGTATAGCAGGAGATTTTACATGTTTACATAAACCTTGGTATCTTGACTTCGCAAATCTTTCTAAAGAAGAAGAATTCATGATTAAAACCGCAGATCCAAATATTAGTACTTACATACAACATTATAACAAGTGGTTGGAAGAAAAAAAATAGCTTTAATTACAGGTATTACTGGGCAAGATGGCGCGTATTTATCAAGACTTCTTTTAGATAAAGGTTATGTTGTTCACGGAATTAAACGTAGAACATCTGTAATAAATACTGTAAGGATAGATGAAATATTTGATAACCCAGATTTTCATTTGCATTATGGGGATATGACTGATGGCGCAAGTCTGTTTAGAATTATTCAAGAAACTAAACCAGATGAAATTTATAATCTGGCGGCAATGAGCCATGTGCAAGTTAGTTTTGAAATACCAGAATATACAGTAGATACAATTGCTTTAGGTACAACTCGTTTGTTAGAAGCAATAAGGAATTCTGGTAGAATGCATGAAATAAAATTTTACCAAGCATCTTCTTCAGAAATGTATGGTAAAGTACAGGAAATACCCCAAACAGAAACAACACCTTTCTATCCAAGATCTCCATACGGTTGCGCAAAATTATTTGGCTACTGGATAACTAAAAACTATAGGGAATCATATGATATGTATACTTGTAACGGTATTCTTTTTAATCATGAAAGTCCATTAAGAGGTGAAACATTTGTAACTAGAAAAATAGTTCGTGCAATTAAAAAAGAAAAGTTTCCAATTCAGTTAGGTAATTTAAATGCTAAAAGAGATTGGGGTCATGCAAAAGATTATATGAATGCTGCGTGGCTTATGTTACAACAAGACAAACCAGATGATTATGTAATATCCACCAATATTACTACTTCAATTAGAGATTTTTGTAAAATAGCTTTTGCACATATAGGAATAAATTTAGAATTTAAAGGAACTGGATTAGGTGAAATAGGTTATAATACTAAAACACTTGAAACATTAATTGTAGTAAATCCCAAATACTTTCGTCCTGCTGAAGTTGATATTCTCATTGGAGATTCTTCTAAAGCAAGAAAAATCTTAAACTGGCAACCAGAATACAATCTAGAATCTTTAATAAAAGACATGATAGATAATGAATCTTAAAGATAAAATATTTATTGCTGGCAGATATGGTATGGTTGGCTCTGCAATAGAACGAGAACTTATCAATCAAGGTTATACTAATATTATTGGGTTACCAAACAGTGAATTAGATTTGCGTAAAAAACAAGATACATTCAAATATATTTATGAAAATTCTCCAGATTATATATTTTTATGCGCTGCAAAGGTTGGTGGAATCTTAGCAAACAGTAACTCTAAAGCGGAATTCCTTTATGATAATTTACAAATACAAAACAATGTAATAGAATCTGCAAGATTGTTGCATGTAAAAAAATTATTATTTTTAGGCAGTTCCTGTATTTACCCAAAGAATTGTCCACAACCTATAAGAGAAGAATACCTTTTAACCTCTTCTTTAGAACCTACAAATGACGCATACGCCTTAGCAAAAATTTGTGGGATTAAAATGTGTGAATATTATAGAGAACAATATGGATGTAATTTCATTTCTGCAATGCCTTGTAATTTATATGGCCCAAATGATAATTACAATTTAAATACCTCCCATGTTATTCCAGCTTTAATTAAAAAATTTAAATCTGGAGATTACAGTGTGTGGGGAACAGGAGAACCACTAAGAGAATTCTTACATGTAGATGATTTAGCACGAGCTTGTGTGTTTTTAATGCAAAATTATAACGAATCCGAAACTATTAATATAGGAACCGAAGAAGAAATAAAAATAAAAGATTTGGCTTATTTAATATTAAATTTGTTAAATATCAAAGAAAATGTTATCTTTGACAAATCAAAACCAGACGGTACGATGCGTAAAGTTTTAGATTGTTCTAAAATTCATAAACTAGGTTGGCGACATACATACTCTTTAAAAGAAGGCTTAAAAACAATCATTAATGAAAATTAGTTTACTACATCCTAGTAGAAATAGACCAAAACTTGCAGCAAAGGCATGTAGAAAATGGTTAGAATCTAGTGTAGATCAATCCAATATAGAATATATTCTCTCCTTAGACACAGATGAATCTATGGTTACAGAATATTTTTTAGAATTTAAAGACCTTCTAGAAAAAATAAAAGTAATTTATAATCCAAATAGAAGTGCAATAGACGCAATTAATAACGCAGCTAAAGAATCAACAGGTGATTTACTTATTGTGGTATCAGATGATTTTGATTGCCCCCAGTTATGGGATAATTTCTTAAGGCAAGAACTAAAAGATAAAGAAGATTTTATAGTAAAGGTTAGAGATGGTATACAAGACTTTATAATTACAATTCCTATAATGGATCGTAAATACTATGAACGCTTTAACTATATATATTACCCAGAGTACCTTCACATGTTTTGTGATAGCGAACTATCTTCTGTGGCGTATATGCTGGAAAAAACTATTTATCTAGATGCAATGTTTTTACATAAGCATTATATAACAGGAATGGCACATCGTGACCATATTCATATAAAAAATGATTCTACATGGAAACAAGGTGAAGACTTATTTAAAGCACGTAAAGAAATAAATTTTGGATTAACTAAATTTGCTAGACCATATAAAGAAGGATTAATATGATTTTAAGTTTACTTATACCAACACTTCCTAAAAGAAAAGAATTGTTTGATAGACTTTTAGAAGATCTAAAAAAACAGGTGGGCAATAAAGACAACATTGAAATTGCAAGTAGTCCTGATGAAAATTTAACTATTGGTGAAAAACGCAACATTCTCTTACAAAGAGCTTCAGGAAAATACTGTGCCTTTGTCGATGACGATGATTGCGTGTGTCATAACTACATAGATCTTATTCTAGACGCACTAAAGCACTCTCCAGATTGTTGTTCTCTTAAAGGTTTAATTACCACAGACGGGTTTAATGCAAAAACATTTATACATTCTATTAGATATAATAATTACTTTGAAAAAGACGGGATATATTATAGACCACCTAATCATTTAAATTGTATAAAAACAGAAATAGCAAAACAGTTTAAATTTCCTGAAAAGAGTTTTGGTGAAGATACAGACTGGGCAATGCAAATTTGTCATAGTGGATTATTAAAACATGAAATCTGGATAGAACCTGTTCTTTATTATTATAAATATATAAGCAAAAAATAAATGGCAAATTGCATTTCACAAGCACTATTTGGTTACAATCAGAGTTATAGTAATTGCTACGACTTTAAAAGTTATATCAGATACTTTTCTCTTAATCTAAGAATGTACCGAATATTATTTCCAGATTGGCGTGTGCATCTTTCTTTAGATGAAGAAACTTATAATTCACCTTATAAAGAATTATTTGATTATTATTTAAGTATTGGCGAGATAGATGTTACAGTTTTTCCTAGAAAGCCTTTATGCGAAATGATGTTATTTAGACTTGCACCTATATTTATGCAAGATGAAAACTATGTACAAAGATATGATAGAGTGATTTGTAGAGATATAGATTCGTTACCAACTTATAGGGAGCGTCAGGCCGTTGAGTATTGGATTAAAACAGGGAGAGTTGTTCACGCAATGACAGACAGTGTTTCTCATAATATTCCTTTAATGGGAGGTATGTGTGGCTTTGAAACCAATCCCACAAGAAAACTTTTAGGTGTGGCATCATTTGAAAGAATGCTAATGTTAGATAAATCTATAGATTTAAATATTAAAGGATCTGATCAAACTTTTTTACAAAAGGTTATTTTACCAAAAGTTGCGCAATCTATGACAGAACATTATGTTTTAGGATTACCACAGTCATTTAGAGGTGAATGCTACAATTATATCCAAGATGATGTAGTTTCAGATATTTCTAATGATTTAAAAGAAACTAATATATTGGTAAACCACATAGGCCAAGCAGGATTTATAATGGAACCCGTACTTAAGTTTTTAGAAACACACGAACTAGATTCTGAAAAATTTCAAAAAATAGAGCGTAAATTTCCAGAAGTATTTTATTGGCATTTAACACGAGAAATAATAGCAAATGAATAAATATGTAGTTTTAACAGTGGATGAAAACCTTAGTTATCTTTATCTTTTGCCGTTTGTTTGCAAAAGTTGGCAACTTCAAGGATGGAAATGCAAAATAGCTTTTAATAATATTAAAAATGTAGATTTGATTATAGCTACATTAACAGATCTTGGAATAGATTTTAGAACTGAATTTATAGAAAAGCAATCTACCACTATAAATAAAGCTTTATATACTCAATGTCATAGACTATATATGTCTCAAAATCTTTCAGAAGAAGATTATATAATAATGTCAGACGCAGACATGTTTATTGCCTCAGATTTTCTGAACAGAGATTATGATAAAGTAAATTCTTTTGGGCATGATCTTACAGGATATGGGCAAATACCAATGTGTTATGTGGGAATGACTGGAAAAAAATGGAAAGAATTAATGGGTTCGTTTGATGTAGAAAGAGATTTAGCAACTTTTGCAAGAAAAGAATCAGGTGATTTTTATATTGCTTGGGGTGCAGATCAAGATATATTAACTGGAAAACTTAGAACTCAATTAGGATACCACTCAGTTAATTTTATTAAACGAGGAAATGACCCAACAAATTCTGGATTACCTATAGGTAGATGGGATAGATATAATTGGGTAAAACCAATAGGACAAATTCATGACTGTCACCTATCTCCGGAAGGTTATACAGATGGCGGTACAGACAGATTAATAGATATGTGTAAAACAATATATCCAGAAACTAATTGGGATTGGATAAAAGATTATCAAACTAAATTTAAACAAAGCTATTTGTGAAAATACTAGTATTAGTAATGGGTGGGGGGAGAGGAGAAACTTTAGATTATAGAGGTATAAATAGATCCCAGCACTATATAGATTTACTTAATATAGCACAACAAACTTGGGATAGTATTAATCATCCAAATGTATATAGTTTATATTTAATTAATGGGTTTGAAAATAAAATAGAAAATAATATAATAACTGTAGACTGTGAAGATGGTTATGAGATGATACATTGGAAAAATAAACTTGCATTCGATTTAATTTGGGAATTAGAATGGGATTATGTGTTTAGAGTATCTGCAAGTTCTTATGTTAATAAAAAATTATTATATGAATGGGCAATAAATAAACCAAAAGAAAATTGTTGGTGTTGTATTGGTGGAAGTGGTCATTCAATGTTATTATCACGAGATTTAATTGATATTTTAAGAAAAGAACTTACTGAAGAAAAAAATATTGTTGATGATATTGCATTTAGTAGAGTATTTGAGAAGCACAATATACAATTAACACCAGGAGCAATTTGGTCACAATATGATTATGAAAAAAACATATTTATTCCTAATTATTGTATTAGACTTAAGAATGAAACAAATGAAAGTCAAAACAGAGAATTAGAAATAAATGCTTTTAAAACTGTTTTTAATACTATATGAAAATTTATATACATACACCAGACTATATTAATAATACAGGAGGCATTGTTTCACTTCATTTATTAGGGCATAGATTATCTCAACTGGGAGAAGAGGTTATTTTATTTTGTAAGATAAAAAATAATGACTGGTTAGGTAAGATATATGACGGGCATATAATTGATTTAAAAACATCAGTAGTAATTTATCCAGAAACTGTTAGCGGCAATCCTAATAATTTTAAACATATTGTACGTTGGATATTAAATACTCCAGGTATATGTGGTGGAGATGGTATATTCAACGATACAGATTTAATTTATAAGTACTCTGCAGGATACATTGTTAAAGATGAATCACTTGTAAAAGGAATTCTTTGTATCTTTGAATCGGAAAAACTTAAAGATTATGTAGATTATAATAGACATATTAAAAATAAAACTTGTTATTTAGTTAGAAAAGGGGGTTATAAAAAATTAGATAAACATCCAAGTACAGCCATACAAATTTCAGATCAACCTATAGAAGAAATAATTGAATTATTTAATACATGTGAAACATTTATTTCTTATGATCACAATACATATTATAGTATTATTGCTGTATTATGTGGGTGTATTTCAATAGTAATTCCGGATGAATCAATGACAAAAGACATGTGGATAAAAAATTGTGCTATGTATCCACATGGTATTATGTATGGACTAGATGCTATAACTACAACTGATAATACTAGAAAAGAATTATTAGAATGTATTGAACAAATGCATAAACGAGGTATTAATCAAATACAAACACTTATAAAAGATATTAAACAATTAATTTATGGAGTATAATCAAGAATTTTTAAATGAGTTAGTTAAAGTAGATTCATGTGGATTTCTAACGGGTGTTAGTAATTGGTGTAATCATAGACCGTTGTTGTATCTTGCCTTGCAATTATCACAAACAGGGGATATATTAGAAATGGGTTGTGGAGATGGTAGTACAAATCATTTACATTGCATTTCAGAAATAAATAAGAGATATGTTAGATCATATGATTATAATCAAGAATGGCTAGATAAATATAAGTTTTTAGAAACAGTTAATCATAACTTTGATTGTTTTGAAGACCCCACAGAAATGGTAGAACAATGTATTAAAAACGGTACTACAGTTTGCCTTGTAGATCATTCTCCGGGTGAGCGTAGGTGGATAGATGCAATAGAAATGGCGGATAAAATACCTTTTGTAGTAATTCATGACTCTGAATTAGCTGCTACAGGTTATATGTTAGATAGAGTATTTCCGTATTACAAATATCGTATTAACCTAAATACTATAGGCGCGTGTGCCTGTCTACTTTCAAATACATTTGATGTAACGGTTTTTGATAATATGAAACTAGGAGATTTTTTACTTGAAACTAGAATAGCATGATAATAGTTGTTACTTTTAGTTTTGTTAAGTCGCAATATCTTGCCTGGATGTTAAATAAAAGTTTAACATCTCTGGGAATTAAACATGTTATTTATTTTGATAAAGATCAGTATATAGATCCACTAGTATTAAATGATTTAAATAAAAATAATGTTGATATTAGATATAAAGAAAACTACGAAGGGGGGCATGGTGGGTGGCCCGATTCAATGCAAAAAATAAATGCGTATAGAGATATTGTAAAAGATTATAATTTGCAAAATGATGATTGGCTTTTAGATATGGATGACGACACGTATATGTGTAATGACAGCATCTTAAAACTTTTAACTAATAATATTGATTTAGTTGGTATTCAACATGAAATACCACAACCTTCAAAAATAGGTATATTTGCACACATGAGTGGCGCATGTATGTGTATGAGAGGAGAAATTCTTTTAAAACTTTTATCTCAGTCTGATAGTTTTTGGACAGAAACAAAAGATGAATTACTTGATTTTTGTTTTTCTCACATGTGGGATGTTGTAGTAAGTTACTGTTTAACAAAGGTTGGAGCACGATCGTTAAATATGAGTAAAGTTATTAATATGGAATCAGATTCTGAAAATTACTTTTTAGGTAATATCAATAGTAATTTTTTTCATTTTAATTATGTATTAAAGGAATATCTTGGTGAACCTACTCCTAATGGAAAATATGATATACCAATGATTCTACATAAAAAGAGTTTAATATAAAATATAGTTATGAAGTTAACATATAATAATATTGAAAAAGAATATAATAAAGAAGATTTATTAATATCAGGAAAACACTATCAAATGTTATGTGAGTTCCCTTCCGATATATATGAACATCTGCCTACATTAAAAAAATATAGCGAACAATGCAATACAATAACTGAATTTGGAGTTAGGTATGCTTGTGCGACATGGGCATTTATTGAAGCTTCACCAAAAAAACTGTTGTGTTACGATATTAACTATGATTTTTTTAAACCTTCTGAAGAAATTATAAATGAAGTCTGCAACTTAAAAAATATAGATTTTAAATTTATATTAGGCGATTCACTGAAAGTTGATATTGAAAACACAGATCTATTATTTATAGATACTTTGCATACTTATAATCAACTTTATTTGGAATTAAATAAACATGCAGAAAATGTAAATAAATGGATTATTTTACACGATACTATTTCATTTGGAGATAGGGATGAGGCAATCTATGAACACGCGTCAAATATTATAAAAACCGAAACTACTAAAAAAGTGGGTTTAGTTCAAGCTGTTAATGATTTTTTATTGAATAATTCTGATTGGTTTATAAAAGAAGTATATGAAAACAACAACGGATTAACAATTTTAGAAAGGAAATAATGTATATAGAAATACCCACTAGAGAATTTGATGGTACTTGGACTACAACTAAATTTGAAACAAGAGATGACTTTAAATCTTTTGTAACATCTTTATTTAAAGAACCTGGTAAATATAATTTAGACGAATCTTCAGAATTTTTTAATGAGCAGGCAAAAAGATTTCATACAGAAGGCTTTTATTGTGTTGCACCAGAAAATTCCAAGGATTATTTTAATTATTGGGGAACTTTGGAAAACGAACATATTTTATCTGAAAAATCTAAATGCCGCAATGGTGTAATTTTTCAAGGTAGATATAACACGTTCTATTTAACTAGAGATTATTATTTTTGGTTAAACTTTTTACCTATATATGATAAAGAGAAGAAGAAATATGATTTTCCACAAATTTGGGATTCTCAATATCATTCACATCTTTACGAACTGCTTGCAGAACTAAATTATAAACATGCTGCAGAATTAAAAAAGCGTCAGTGGGGTAATACTTATATGAAATCTGCAAAACTTATAAACAGATTTTGGTTTGAGAAGGGGCAAACTCTAAAAATAGGTGCGTCTCAAAAAGATTACATAAATGAAAAGGGAGCTTGGAAATTTCTAAATGAATATAAAAACTTCTTAAATAAAAATACAGGATGGTATAGACAATGTGACCCTGATAAAACTTTAACTTGGCAGCAACGTCAGGGTGTAAGACAGGGAGATAAGGTGTTTTATCAAGGTAATATGTCCTCTATCCTTGGCCACACGTTTGACAAAGACCCGACATCTGGGGTCGGTGGTAATATCTCGATTTTCTATCATGAAGAGGCTGGAATTGCCCCTAAAATGAATACTACCTATGAGTATATAAGACCCGCATTATCTTCAGGTATGTTTACTACTGGTATTTTTATAGCTGCTGGTTCTGTTGGTGATTTGGATCAATGTAAACCTCTAAAAGAAATGATTCTAAATCCAGTGGGTAATTCTATTTATGCAGTAGAATCTAATCTTATAGATGATAAAGGAACATTTGGATTATCAGGTTTATTTATTCCAGAACAATGGTCTATGCCGCCTTTTATTGATAAATATGGAAATTCAGATGTAGAAGGTGCAATAGAAGCAATTTTAGAAGAACGTAAGATTTGGAAAAAAACTCTGGATGCAGACATGTACCAATTACGTATTTCCCAGAAACCTATAAATATACATGAAGCATTTGCATTTAGACGAGAATCAATATTTCCTTTAGGTCTAGTAAATAAACAAATACTTAGAATAGAAGAAAACAGATATCCAGAAGAACACGTAGATCTAGAAAGAGACTCTGATGGAAAGATTCAAATTAAAACGGTTTATAAAGAACCTATAACTACTCTAGGCAGTAAAGTTAAATCTTTAGAAGATAAAACAGGTGTAATATGCATGTATAAAAGACCTTCACCAAATATAGAGTGGGGGCAATTTTATGCATCAATAGATCCTGTAAAAGATGGTAAATCAGATAGTTCTGAATCTTTATGTTCTATATTTGTTTACGAAACAGATACAGAAATAACCAGAGTAGAAGGGCAAGAAATACAAAATTCTCTAGGACGAGGTGGTTTAGTGCTATCTTGGTGTGGTAGATTTGACGATTTAAAGAAAACGCACGAACGTCTAGAAATGATTTGTGAATTATATAAAGCACAAATTATATGTGAGGCAAACGTATCTGAGTTTATAACCTATATGCAACATAGGAAAAAACAACACATGTTAGTAACTAGAGAACGCCTTTTGTCTTTTAATAAAGACATGAAGGGATTATCTACTACAGCGCAAGAATATGGTTGGAAAAACTCAACTCCAGTTTTCCAGCACCTTTTGGCATACTGTATTAGTTACCTCAAAGAAGAACTAGAAACAGTAACTAAACCAGATGGTACAATAGTTAAAACTACCTATGGAGTAGAACGCATTCCAGATATAATGCTTCTTCGAGAAATGCAAGAATATCAATCAGACAAAGGAAACTATGACCGATTAGTTGCATTTGCAGCTTTAGTAACCTTTGTCTCAGTAGAAACTGCTAATAAAGGATTTCGCAAAACAGTTGAAAAAGTGGCTGATTTGGAAAAACCAGATAAATTTCGTAATTTTATATATGGAGGTCCAGAGAAACCAAAAAATCCTTGGGCAAAACCTACTCAAGCCTTCAAACACTTTAAATTTTAAATTAATACTTAAACATATTTAAATTGAAAATTCTCAATGCACTCGATTTAAAATCCGGTAAAAAAGCCTCGATAAATCGTATGGGGACACTCGTACAACCTCTCGCTATGGTTCCAGAATCTGAAAAGGATGAATCATATATGGGGTGGTGCATGGATTTCTACGAATGGCAAGGCATAAAACAATTGCAACGTATAGCTCCAAAAATGCTTAAATGGGAAAAAGCATCCAAAGGTATTATAGACCGTGAAGACTATATGGTTGGTCCAGAAAATATGAATTCTCAAGTAATAGAGAATCTAATGGATCAATCTCAGAATCTTTTAGAGTTGCGTTTCTTTCCTTGGATCCCTACCATTATAGAATCTTTTAGATCTGAGTTTGCAAAAAGACAAACAAAACTTATATTTACAGCAGTAGATGATACTTCTATTTCTGAAATGGAGCAAGACAAACAAGATAAACTAGAACAGATCTTACTTGCCCAAGCAGAAATGAAAATGCAAGAAAAATTGCAACAAATGGGATCAGATATGAATGATCCAGAAGTGCAAAAACAATTACAACCAGATGCTTTAAAACAACTTCCAAATCTTCAGCAATGGTATAGAACTGGTTATAGAAATGTTTATGTAGAATGGGCACAGCACCAGATGGAAGTTGATTCACGTAGATTCCATTTCTCAGAATTAGAAGATAGGGGGTTTAGAGATAAACTTGTATTTGATAGAGAGTTTTGGCATATGAAGATGAAAGAGAACGACTATACAGTTGAACTCTGGAATCCTTTGCAAACCTTCTACAATAAATCCCCTGATAGGCGTTGGATATCAGAATGTAATTGGGTTGGCTATATTGACTTAATGACTACTGCAGATGTCATAGATAAGTATGGTTGGATAATGACTGAAGAACAAACTCGTAATATAGAAGCAATTTATCCTATACGTGCTGCTGGTTATCTTCTAGATAATGTTCATACAGATGGTCCTTACTATGATGCTACCAGAGATCATGATTGGAACGTACAAATGCCTGGTTTAGCTTATCGTCAATTCATTTCTAAATATGACATCGCATACAATAACGGTGATATTGTTCAAACTATATTGCTTGGCTCCGAAGATTTACAGGATTTTGGCAATTCTAATCTATTAAGAGTTTCTACTATATATTGGAAATCTGCAAGAAAAGTTGGGCATTTAACATTTATAAATGAACAAGGATTTCCAGACATGGCTATAGTAGATGAAACCTATATTACAGTAGACAAACCTATTTATAATACTTCAGTATATAAAGAAAAAACAAGATATAACCTTGTAGGTGGTGAACACATAGACTGGTTATGGATTAATGATGTTTATGGTGGAATCAAAATAGGCCCGAACAGACCTGCTTGGTGGGGTATGAATAATCCGGGTGGAATGCAACCTATGTATATTGGGGTAACTAAAAGTATGCCGGGAAGACTTCCGTTCCAATTTAAAGGTGATGATAATTTATACGGAGTAAAACTACCTGTTGAAGGTTCTGTTTTCTCTGATAGAAATACTGTTTCTATTCCAATGATTGCCAAACTAATGCCTTATCAAATAGGTATTAATATGACTGGTAATCAGATTATGGACATAATGGTAGATGAAATAGGTACTGTTGTAATGTTTGATCAGAACGCATTACCTAAACATAGTCTTGGAGAGGATTGGGGATTAAATCCTTATCAGCAGGCGTATACTGCAATGAAACAGTACGGTATGCTTCCTTTAGACACTTCTCTTCAGAATATAGCACAAAATGGTAATGTGAATTTTAATCAATATCATCAAATGGATTTGAGTCAAACACAACGACTTCAATCAAGAATGCAGTTATTTAACTTTTTCATGCAGCAGGGATTATCTGCAATAGGGTTTAATGCCAATCGTATGGGGCAACCTTTGGGGCAAGAAACATCCGCAAAGGAGTATGAGGAATCTATTAGAAGGTCTTACGATCAGACAGAAATGCATTTTATAGAGCATTGCGATTATCTTATGCCAAGAGTTCACCAAATGAGGACTGAACTGGCACAATATTATCAGTCTAAAAATCCTTCTGTAAATCTAAAATATACTACAACTGCAAATGAAAATGTACTTTTTCAAATAGACGGCACTAAACTTTTACTTAGAGATATAAATGTATTTCCAGAAGTAAATGTAAATGCACGTCAAATAATAAAAGACATACAACAAGTTCTTCTTGTAAACAATACAATGGGTGCAACACTGCCTGACATAGCAAAAATTCGTCAAGTATCTGATTTGGCTGATCTTAATGATAAATTAGGAGAAATTGAACAGAGAATGCAAAGTGAGAAATCACAAGAAATGCAACAAGCAGATCAACAGCATCAACAGCAATTGCAACAAGAAGAAATGCTCAAAGAAAAAGAATGGGAACACGAAGATATTCAAAATGAAAAAGATCGTCAAGCCAAAATTCTTATAGCTGAAATAACTTCTTCTGCTAAGGCTGCTGCAACAATGAACCCAGATACTTCAGAAAGTGCTTATCAAGATGCACAGGCAAATCTTCAGCAACAGCAACAATGGACTGAACAAATGAATTTTGACAGAACTAAACATGCAAATGATTTAGCTGAAAAACAAAAAGATAGGGAATTACAAGAAAAGAAAGTTCAAGCTGAAAACATGCGTACCAGAGAAGAAATGCATGTAAAACGTCTTGCTGCAACTAAAAAACCTACTACACCAAAGAAGTAGAAAAAGATTATCCATATCTATTTCAAAAATCATCTTAGAATTTCTAAATATATAAATATTTCAAGTTTTTTACGTATATTTTATTTGTCAGTAAGCGATACTGAATCTAAAGGAATATATCTTTCCTAAAACAATAAAACCAATAAGTTATGGCTGAAAATGCTACACCTAATGTCGAAATAGACGTTGATGGATTTCCAATGCTGACGGATAGTATTTTAACTGCTTCTCCTCAAGCTGCGATATTCAAACGTGATGATGGGATAATAAAATTCGATCAACCAGCTGCTGGAGAAAATACCCCAATAGAAACAGAACCAACAAATCTAAACGAACCTAAAACGGTTGCAGCAGATCAAAAGGCACTTTTAGATTCTATTGTTAATGAAGCAAATGGTGCAACAGAAGATCCAAAAGATGCTCCTCCAGTACCAACAGGTAATGCAAAAACTGATAGAAGTGCTTTAGTAGATTATGTTAAAGAAAAAATTGAGTCTAAAGATTTTGTAACATTTGATGACTACGATGAGAAAGTTCCAATAGACGAATATCTTACAAAACTTCCTATAAAAGATCTAAAGGCACTTGCAGACGAAAATCTTAAATTAAAAGAAGAAACTTTTAAAAGAGATATTCCAGCACAGTTTTACGAAAGTCTTTCTCCGGATGCAAAAATAGTTTATGAATACGAAGCAAATGGTGGTACGGATTATAAAAGTCTTTACCGTGCTTTAGGAGAAGTTAGGCAACTTGCAGATCTTGATCCCACTAAAGAAGCTCATCAAGAAGAAATAGTCCACGAATATTTGCGTAATGCTAATACAGACTGGTCTGATGACGAAGTAAAAGGACAAATAGAAGAATGGAAAGATTTAGGATTAATTGAAAAGAAAGCTATTCAGTTAAAACCTAAGTTAGATAAAATGAAAGAACAGATTGTTCAGTATCAATTAGAAGATCAGAGACAATTTGCAGAGCAACGCAGACAAGCAGCAGAAACTTATATTCAAAATGTTTATACTGCACTTAAACCTGCAGAAATAGGCGGAATAAAAATAGATGCAAAAACGCAAACAAGTCTTTACAATGGCTTAGTTAATGCAGGTTATGATTCTGTTTCTGGTGGAAAAACAAATAGACTCGGGCATCTACTTGAAAAGTTTCAGTATAGAGAGCCAGATTATCAAAAAATAGCAAAAGTTCTTTGGCTTTTAGAAGATGAAACTGGATACGAAGCAGCTCTTATGAAAAAGGGAGCAAACGCACAAGTTGAAGAAACAGTTAAGAAACTTAAAACAGAACAAGGTAACAGATCTTCTTCTACATCATTTGATGATGGTGGGAATGCTTCTAGAGCAGTAAAAATTACTAGACACGCATCTCCATTTCAAAGAGGTTAATAAAAACAGAAAAACAAATAAATATAAAATAAATACAAAATGGCAACACCAGTATTAAATAACGGGATTTTCCTTCGCGACACCCAGTACAAGTTAGACGGCGGTTCAATTGATTCTTTTCACCTTCGTTCTTTTCTAAAGGATGTTGGTCCAGATGATATGGGTCCTGTAGATCTTTGGGCAATGACTCAGAAGGTAGAAATGCCCATCTATCAAATGTCTTCTTTTGGAGGCAAGAATGTTAAGAAGGTTGAAGACTATCAGGGTCGTTACAAGTGGCAATTGCCTATTGTGCAAGAACTTCCTTGGATTGTTTATGATCTTGATCCTAACAACACTAAGAAAGGTGTAGATGGTCAGCCATTTAGAATTTTGCTGAACAAACGCGCATTTGGTCATGGCTCTCTTATCACTTACGATAAGTACAACGGTCTTGAAATGTATGTTACATCAGAACCTATTATACAAGAAGGTGATGGTTGGATGTATACCGTTAAATTGGTAAACAACGCAGGCTCTACTTTAGGAACTGGTCCAACTACAACTAATAACACTTATTTCCTTAACAACCAATATCTTACTCCTGGTACAAAAATATTCTCTGCTGGTTCTACCATTGGTGAATATGGTACTCAGTATAATGATCTTGGTGAGGTTCGTGGTGGTTATCGTGAATTCTACAACTATGTAGGTCAGTCAGATGCACATGCTTCTTTTGAGATTTCAGGTAAACTGGATCTTATGATGAAGGGTGGTATGAATGCAAAGGGAGAAAGTCTTGTTACTGAAATATGGAAATGGCTTGACTGGGGTTCCGATCCTTCCGTTACTAACATCAATGATTTGATGAAGAAAAATGGTGAAAGCTGGGCTAAAAAGCAAATGCAGGATGGTCGTCTTTCTCGTACTTTCGTAACTGCGATCGAAGCTAAATGTCTTGCTCAGATATCTCACGATATAGAATATCAATTGATGTGGGGTAAGGGTGGTTTGATTCAACAGCGCGATGGCGCAGATGGTGTACGTCTGTCTACAGGTCTGTGGAAACAACTTGATAATAACTATAAGAGAATATACAATTTTGGTAACTTTACTCTTGATTTGTTCAAGGCAGAATTGTTCAACTTCTATAATGGTAAAATAGAATTTAAAGGCCCAGATCCACAGCGTAAGATTATAGTACAGACTGGTATGGGTGGAATGAAACTTATCAACGAGGCAATCCAGAAAGCAACAGTTAACTCAGGTCTTGTACTTAATGCACATGAACTTGGAGCTGTAACTTCAAATGCTGGCGGTGCAGGTAGAATAGAAGCAATGAATCTTAACTATGGTTATGCATTCACTGGATTTGTAATACCGTTCTTGGCAAATGTAAATTTTGTTTTGAATCCCGCATTTGACAATGTAAATAACAACGATATAGAAAATCCTAAGATTAACGGTTTCAACCTTTCTTCTTACTCATTCTTGATCTTTGATATTACAGATAATACAAATGATAATATCTTCTTGCTTGAAAAGGCTTGGGATAATCAACTAAGGTGGTGGTACGAGAATGGTAACATGGATTACATGGGTCGTACATCTGGCTACCAAGGTGGTGGTGGAGATTTTGGCTACAAAGTATTCATGCGTCAACCACACAAGGCAATATGGGTAAAGGATCCTACGAAGGTGTTGAAGATAGTGATGAAGAACCCCGTAACTGGTTACTCATTGTAATCAAGAATCCAATTCAAATAACAGGGTATTTAGTAGTATCCTGTTATTTGGAAAAGTCCTAAAAATAAACTATATTTTATTATAGTCTCTTAATTAAAACCAAAACCAATAAAATGCAAGCAACACTAAAGCCAAAGACTCGTTCTAACGTAGCCATAAAATGCTTTGTTAATCCAAATGTAAGTAATTCAGGTCTTGAAAGATATGGAATGTCTATATTTGATGGAGCCTCTCAAAAAGATACAATCTTTATAAAAGAAGTAACCCCTGGAACCCTGACAAAAGAAGCAGTTTATAAAGTAGTAAATGGTCTAGATGAATCTGCGCCTGAGCTACAGAGAATGTCTGAAGAAGAGCGCAATGCAGCAAAGAAAGACATTAGAGATACAATAGCAACAGTTCATCAAATGCTATTTGGCGGTGATCCAGTAGATCCTTCTATAAAGAATAAAGATTTCTGGAAACAATGTTCTGAACTTTCTCCTACTAATGTTTCATTTTGGGGCAATGATAAAGAATATCCTCAAGGGTTTACTTTAGAATTGACAGATGCGGGTATGTTTTTGGATATGAGTAATCCAATGGATATCTTGGTAGAAAGGGCAATTCGCGCAGGTGGTTACAAAGCTTTGATTGCACCATCACTTGAAGATGCATATAGCTGGCCTTATCCAAATCCTCCTAAGTTTTACTTAGATAAATTAGAAAATACTGCGGCAATCAATACAGAATATCGTAAGATTGTAAATAAAGCCAAATCTCATCTGGATGATCTTCGTGATACAGATATAGAACGATTGCTTCTTATTGCACGTAATTTTGACCCTGATCCAACTCAATACAAACGCTCTACTCCAGCAGATATAGTTTATCTTAATATGGATAGAGGTATAGATGGAGAACTTTGGGAAAAGAATAAAAGGATGTCTGCACAGAAATTTTTGGATTTGTGCAATCTTTCTGGTGAAGAACTTGCAATACGTTCCATAGTAAAATGTGCAACTAAATATCGTTTCTTAGACCACAGAATAGAAGATAAAACAAATAGAACGGGTACTATATATTTCATGGAAGACGGTGTACCAGTGGGTAGAACAGTCGAAGATGCAGTACAGTTTCTAAAAAATCCTTTGAATCAAGACATTCTAAAGAGACTTAAAGCAAAAGTAGATAACGAACTAAATAACTAATTCCAATGACAAATGAACTTCTGCAACTTAAAGTAAAACAGAGGATCAACAAATTGGATTCAGAAGATTTTGACAACTTACAATGCTGGCAAATTCAAGAAGCTTTTAATAAAGCTCAGCGTGAATGGGTTCGCAGACAAGTAAACGCAATAAATCAGAAAAGAGTAGGTAGAGAGGATTCTTCTCAAACCATAGCAGATCTGCAAAATCTTTTAGTTACTTGGAAAACAACTTATACAGATAAGAAACTATATTATGAATCCTGCGATTTTCCAGAAGATTATATAATATTTGCAAGAATATCTGCACAAGCAAAAAAAGATTCTTGTTGTCCAGCTAGAAGATTAACAGTTTACATTGCGCAAGAATCTGATGTAGATATCTTACTTAAAGACCCTAATAAAAATCCAAATTTTGATTGGGCAGAAACATTTGCTACATTCTTTGGTAATAAAGTTAGAATTTATACAGATGAAAAGTTTGAAATAATAGATCCAAAAGTAATTTATTATAGAACTCCTACACCAGTACAATTTCTAGGATGTACAAATACTGAAACAGGAATTCAATCTTTAGCAAATGTTGAATGTGAATTCAGAGATACAGTAATAGAACTAATAATAGAAGATGCTGCGGCAATAATAGCTAAAGATCTTGAAATGCAACAGACTGCTACAAATTTACTTCAAGCAGAACAACACAATACTTAAATAAAAATAAAATAAAACAATATGTCTTACGGAACTCGTTCTTTTAGAGAAGTTTTTCTTCCAGCAATAACTGGTGGCGCAATTAATTTGGAAACTTCTGGTGGAACTACTGACCAATTAACTACTGGTCAACTCGGTGTCTTTACTGTAACAAACAGCATTATAGGCACATCTATCAGTACAGCAACTACCAAAAATATTATAATTGCTGAAGGATCTTATCATACTGTGGAGAATATAGCTCCTGGTCTAGGTGGTTATAAGATGTCTGATAAAACGCATACAATACCAATTCGTGGTATACAGCGTTTTTGGAAAAAGACTGCAAAAGCTGCTGCTCCAATGATAATCTCTGTTGGTTGGGATCAGACAACAACTGGTACAACTTCTCAGGTAGGCCCAACATTCCAGTGTGGAACATTCTACAGGCTTCTGTTGGAAGCTAAGGGTGAAGCTGCTCTGCGTGTCTTTGGTCATGAGGTTTATCGTGATGTAGAGGCTTATACAGGTTGTTGTGGTGGTAATTGTCAGTCAGGATGTACTGGTCAATTGGTAGATGCTGCAACAGTAATGCTTTCTTGGTCAGACTTTATTAAACAAGACCCAATCTTGTCTACAATGTTTGCTCCTGTAATATATATAAACGGTACTTTGACAGGTGGTGCAGGCAGCGGAACATATACTTATAATACAAGTGTTAAATCTCAGATATATTCTGCTTACGATATTTCACTTGGTCTTGGTGCTGCTTCTGGAACTTATGTTCCTAATACAACCGCAACAGCAGGAAGTGTAGTAGCTGCTCTGCAACTTACAACGGCATATGTAGATACAAGATTTAACAACTGTACCTTTACACCTTCTGATTATTACTATGTAGATATTCTTCTGATATATGCTTCTTTGCGTATGGACGATGGGTTGGATTCTGATCCTTGTCAAGTACGAACTACTATTAATACTTCAGTACCTAATATGGTGACAACTGTTCAGTCTCCACAGCAAGTATCTGGTCTTGGGGATTCAGTTGTAAGAGAATGGATTACCTATCGTAGGTATCTAATGGAAAACTTCCCTGACGGTTACGAAATTGATCTGTTCAGGATGCGTGAAACTGAAGATGATGTTTGTCTTACAAATGTAACTCGTTCAGCACTTTACGATGAAATTCATATAAGATACTTGAATACTGATTATTTTAACCCAAAACCTGCAGACAATGATCGTGTATGGGAAGCTGTGTTCTATGTTCCAACAGGCACTGCAACCAATGTATTTACAGGTATAATCTCAACAAGTTTGACTGCTGCTGGTAGTAATGTAACATTAGAGTCTTACTAATAACTAAATACTAATACCGAAAGCTCTAAGTCTTATAGAAAAATAGGATTTAGAGCTTTTTTACTTCATTTGGATTTCTCACATATTTTGCTTATATTTTATTAGTGGATCAACATAAATTATATTTAGATTTTCCTGAAAATACTAATGAGGGAATACTTCGAGTAGAAGATAGTTCTATTTATAGTTCTACTATTCCGTTCAATTGCCCTACTCTTGAAATAATTCCCCCAGGTTATACTACAGCAACAGTTTACACAGGATTGTCTAAGCAATTTAGATTGTTTTTAAATGCCTGTACTTTAGGAATGTTAACAACTGGATGTGGTTCAACTTGTCCTATTATACCAGATGGCATATATCACTTCAGATATTCCGTAAGCCCTGGAGATAAAGTGTTTGTAGAATACAATATGTTACGCATAGTAATCATAATGAATCGTTGGGAAAAAACACTTTGTTGGATAAACAATGTTCCTTGTGATCCTACCAACGATAAATTAGTTTTACTTAGAGAAATGCAGCTTATCTGGGAACAAATACAAACTGCAAAAGCATTAGTAGAAGACAAACACGAGTATAGTGATGGTGTACAAATGTATAGACTCGCCGAACAAAAATTAGAAAATATAAGTCGTGGTTGTCATGAGTGCCACTAAAATAAAACCAAACCAATAATAATATGGATGCCTGTAACAATTGTAAACGAACTTTGGGCTGTTCATGTCAAAAGAGAATAGCCTCCAACGGAAATCAATGTTGCGCTGCTTGCGTGGCAGAATATGAAAAGAAATTGTTAGAAATAAAACGCCAACAAGAACAAGCAAAACAAAATCCTTGATAAACTTTTTACAACATAGATCTGAAGTAATTGGTAATTTTTGCAATACATTTAAAAAACTTGCTTACAAGACAATCTGGGGCATTGATTTAAATTGTAATGTATTGTTACCAGAATTTGCTTGGATGGCATTTATGATACTTAGATATCAACAATTAAGTGATTGTTGCGCTCAATGTACTTCAAGCCACATGCCACAAGATTGTGTTATCTCACAACGAGCCTCTTTAAATCCTAATCCTAAATTTCCTTTTGTACAATTAAGTATTTGTAATCAACCAACCAATTGTAAATATACTGGAGTAGGTGATTTCAATTCAGATTTTAACTCAGATTTTTTTAAATAATTATTATGCCGTTTACATCAATAGCCAGTTTAACAAGTTTTGTTAATAGTAATGTTAATACTAATGGTACTGACAGTATTACTGGTGCAAACTTAAATACTAGTTTAAATGGTATTATACAATATTTAGGAACTTATGGAGCGTTTAATGTAGGAACATATTCTACTCCAGTTACAATAGCCACTTCAGGAGCTTCATTTCAATCAATTACAATTCCTTTATCTGTTACACCTGTAATTGCCTTTGCACAAGTTACTAACAATCCATCAATTGACGGATTTGTAACTTTAAATGCTGTTGCAACTACAGGTGGAATTATTTTCTATTACGAGAGTCTTTTTAGTGGTACGCGAACTTTAAACATAAATTATTTCTATATTTAACATGACTCCAAATCCACAATATTTAGGTTTAGTTGATAAAGTTGATTGGCTTATAGAGGCTGAACAATATTTGGAGAGACGCATTAATGCCTTAACGCAGACCATATTGTCAAATGGATCTGGAGGTGGTGGAGGAACACCAACTCTCACATCTACCTATATAGGGTATGGAGATGGTAGTAATCTACTTACTGGTAGTAGTGGTCTTGTGTATGACCCCACTAGTCAATTTGTAGTTGAGTTTTCAGGAAATCCTGTAATAAAAGCAAGTTCAACTTTCAATGTAGCATTTGGTGATATAAACTCTATGGGGAATAGTATCACATGGAGACTTAGTGATAGTCTTCGTACTATAACTAAAGGTACGTCTACTGAAAATGTTATAACCAACTTATCTAATCTAACTGCATCAAGAGCTAGAGTAGAACCAGATAAGGATGGTACATATGCAATGACATCTGACATCACTACTGCTCTCACTCCAGTTCCTCAATGGGTCAAAGTAGCTACTAAGACTTTCACTGATTTCAGTACAGCAGGTGCAGCAAATACTATTGCATCGGGTTATCTATTACCTGCAAAAGGAGTTATAACAGGATGTCAGGTAATCCCTACTGTAGCATTTGCTGGAGGTACTATAGCTACTTATACAGTGTCTGTAGGTATAGCAAGCAGTCATCTGAAGTATACTGTAGCCACTAATGTATTCACAGGATTCACTTTGGCTGCACCTAATATATTACCTGGCATAGAGAGTACCTCATCTACTACTTCAATAACACTCACTGCCACAGCCACAGTCGGATTACTGAACGCTGCTACTGCTGGATCTGTTGATATATATCTTTTAGTTGGTGTACTTCCATAACTATAAAACTCAAATAAATGAATGTACTCATCGCTGTGATTGGTGTTGTATTATCTATCCTTTCTACAATTGCAATTTTTATTTTAAATGGAATAAAAAGCAGTCAAGATAATACTAACAAAGAAATAAAAGAAATGAATAAAGATATTAGAGAAGTAATTGTTTCTAACGGAAAAAATGATGAGCGTATAATTGGATTATTTCATAGAGTAGATATGTTGCACGATACCGTGAAATCTTTAGATAGTAGAGTATTGTACATAGAACAAAATTAAAATGCAAAAAAGGCAAAATTGGTTTCAAGAAGCCAAGACTAGATTTGGAATGCAAGTTCCGTGGTTTTTTAGAATTGTAATCAAAATAGGTTTAGCTTGCACTGGTTTTGGGGGAGTATTGTTAGGTTTATTAGCTTTACCTAATTTTCAATCCGGATTGCCTTTAGCTGTAATTGGATCTAATCTTTGTATAATTGGTGCTGGTTCTGCGTTTCTTGCAAAATTTGTTGTAACTACTCCGCAAGACCTACCCAATAACAAGCCTAATGATATTCCAAAAGATGTTCAAATAGATAATCAAAACTAATGGAACCTTTAATAGCAAATTCAAAAAGTAACAACTGCGGTACTACAATATCGTCTAACTGCGTTCCATATCAGGGAACACCGTTGCCGTGCCAACCTAGTTGTGCAAATCAAACAGTTAGCGATGTCATATATAAATTAGGTCAAGAGTATTGTTATCTTAATGGTCTTTTAGATTTATCTACTTTAGACCTTAGCTGTTGTTATACACCATGTCCTAGTTGCGATCAACCTACAAAATTAGTAGATGTTTTACAAATAATGATGACTTGTATATGTAATCAAGCAACACAAATAGCTGCTTTACAAGCGCAACAAGCAAATTTAAACGCAGGAGTATCTACACGTTAATATTTAAAAAATGCCAACAATAATTCCAGTTTGGGTTCCAAATACGAAAATAGATTTACCTAGTAATCTAATTTATACAGATTCTAACGGTAATCCGGTATATACATTATATCCATATGATTATTTAGTTTTGGTTGGGCAAAAAACAAATACATTAATTACGCAATATACTGCACTTAATTCAGAAGTAGCTTTTATAAATAGTGAAATTAATACATTATTTATTTTAACATCTGGGATTACTACACCTTATACAACTCCAACAATAGCCCCACAATGTGTAGGAAATGGTTGTAGTGGATGTACAGCACAGCCAATTGATATAGTTTTAACAGAACTTTTAAATTCTTATTGCGCCTTATATTCAATTTTAGGTGGTACTGGTTCACTTGCAAACTCCATAACAAAAGAATGTGTCAATCTAAATAGTTCTCCTTCTTTTGCAACTCCCGGAACCTCTATGTCTGCTATTACGGGCTGGATTTCAAATCCAACAACTATTGCAGATACAATAACAGATATATGGTTAACTATTTGCGATGCTCGCGCAGGAATAACAAACGCATTAGCAGCAATAACACCAACATGTTCTCAAGTAATAATTAATTTTGCAGCAAATGTTGTGAGTTATTCTGCAGGTATTAATGTTTATTTTGACGGGTATACTTTTATTCCTACAGGTTTTACTGATGGGAAGTCTATAATTAAAGTAACTGATAGTGCAGGTAATATATATCAGACTTCAATAAATGTAGTAACGCAATCAACAAGTACTTCTCCATTTAATATTCCTCTAACTGGAACAACTTTAATTCCAACTTCAGCTTATACTATTACTCTCACTTCAATAGTGACAAATAGTACACTTGGTCTTACGTGTAACAAAACAACTTTACAGTCTGTAACAAATAGCATTTCTTATTGCCCAGTTGTAAATGCAGTTGCGTCAGGACAAACAGCAATAGGGTTTACATTAATACCTTATATTACTTCTAATGTAACTTATCGTGTAGATCTATATTACGCCACAGGTGGAACAAGTCAAGCAAATACATCGTTTGTCAACCCTTCAGGCGCACAAACATATACATTCTCAGGATTAAGCGCAAATACAGCATACAATATAGTTGTAACAACTACAGTATCTGGTGTAGCACCATATGTATGTGCAGCAATTGCAATAACTAGCTAAATAAATAAATAATGTCTTGTAGTAGATGCCATCAAAATAATTGTTCTTGCCCCAATGTAAATTGTGGATGTCCTCCTAATTATGCGTTTGATCCGGCAACTAATACTTGTCAAGGAACTACTTGTGAGGCAACATTACCAACAGCTTGTATATTTTCTACTACTTATTTAGATTGTGTTAAGCTTGCAGTAAATACTGATCTGCAAACAGTTCTTAGCGCAATGGATGCAAAGATATGTGAGTGTGGATCATGTTCAGGTGGGACGCAACCATTGCCTTTATTTTATGTAGATTCTAACAATACAGAAACTGGCGATGGCTCTGTAGGAAATCCTTATAAAACAATAGATTTAGTTTGTACAGCAGTAGTTGGAACTGGTACAACTGCCTCACCAGAATTTACAAACGCAACAGTTTATGTAATGGGAGGTACTTATAGTACAGCTCAAAACATATATATACCAAGTACTAACTGGACATTCTTTAATGGTGCAAATGTTACATTTACTGGGCAGGGAACTTATTTTATAGATAATGCAGCAATTGCAGACGGTGCTGCAGATTTTAAAGTTTCTGGTTGGATTAATTTTAAAACTAGTACAGGAGGATTTCTTAGAAATAGTGCAGGTTATACATCTAATTCCATAAATAAAGCAATTACAATAGAGGCTTTTAAAATAATTGGAAATACAACTGGCACAGCACAACCATTAATAAAACAAGCCACTAGTAATACTGGTACTGGAACAGGTAGAAATTCTACTATAATTAAAATGCAAGGTCCGGCATCAGTAATCGCATCTGCATCTCAGCATTGTATTGGTTATACAGGATCAACATTTATACTTAATTTGGATGGTGGTTCGATATATTATGGTGTAGATTTAATTGGGAGTATTCCTGGTAGTTCTTCTGGAAATATTCTCAATTATAATTGTAATGATACTCTTAATCCTGGCGCAGCATATGTAGTAATACAAAATGGTTTGGTAGGAGCTAGTTATGCTACTGATATGTTTTATGTTGCTGGAAAATATAACACTTTAAGATTAGATAATCTTGAAACAGTTAATGTATCAAATAGTAACCAACCTATTACATTTTTAAATATAGCTACAACAAACGCAAATCTCGCATCTGGTGCAATAATTTATGAGTTTTTATTAAAGGATGTATATATCATTCCTTCATGTTTTAATAGTGTCGGGGGTGTAGTTATTGTATATACTGCGGGTGGAAATTCATTTAACTACTTAGAGATGCAAAATTGTGTTTTATACACTGGAGCAACAATTCAATTTGCAACTATTATATTAGGTGGATCTGTAAATAGCGGGCTAGTAGCTGGATATAATGTAATTAACGGTAGAACAAATATATATAATTTACCAACTTCTGCTGCTGGATTAGCAACAGGAACTCTTTGGAAAAATGGTGCAGTAATAAATATTGTTTAATATAAAATTTGAGGTTTATTGGTTTATCCTCTAATAGCCTGCTTATTCCTAGGCGGGCTTTACTTTTTAAACTAAATTTGGGTAAGAACTAGAAATAGATTACCTTTGTGTTAACTAAAACTTTAAAAATGAGTACAATTTTTGAAAATGTGTTGCGTGCTATGTCCCACAAAAAAAGTGACGCTGCAACCGCTGAAAAGTTAGGAATGTCACTTAGGGAGTATCAGTCTGTTAAAAATGAAATTAGACAGATGCAAAAAGAAGAAGATGAAAATGAATCTCTTGTAGATTTAACAAAAGAAATGTTTACAACAGGTTACACAGAAGATTTAGAAAAAGGTCGTGCAGAATACAAAATACAAACATCCTTTGAACCAAGAACTGCAGAAGAAATAGAGTCTCTAATTAAATTAGATAAAACCAAATGGAAACTTGCTAGATATTCAGTTTGGAATGGTGGTAGGGAAGATGTATGGTTAACTAGTGCTAAAGTAGTTGCGATTGCAGATGAATCAAATCCAACACAGCAATTTGAGGAATTTTTAAAGACCTATAATTCAAGTTACAAACCTTTAAATTTTACAGTTAACCGTACTGATGAAGGTGGAGATGACAATAGAAATTGTGCCCTAATCCCAATGCCTGATTTTCATTTGGATAAATTAACAGTAACTGGTACTCCAATTAAAGAACATATAGAAAATTATAATAGAATTTTAGATGCATTAATATGGCGAGCATCAAAGTCGTTTAATTTAGATGAAATTATATTTTTAGTGGGTAATGATTTTTTCCATACAGATTCTATACATAATACTACCACTAAAGGAACTCCACTATTTGTTAGTACTGAATGGGATAACGCTTATGAATTAGGATTTGATTTAATGGTAAATAGTATTATGAAACTGAAGAAGTTTTGTAATAAACTAAACATTATTTTAATACCTGGTAATCACAGTGTTACAAAAGAATTCTATTTAGCTCACGCATTGGAAGTATATTTTAAACCTGATAAAAATATAGTATTTAATCGTACTAAAGATGATCAAAAAATATACAAATATGGTGAAACATTACTTTGTTTTTCTCACGGAAACAACGTAAATGATAAATTACCTTTAGTATTTGCAACCCAATTTTATAAAGAATGGGGTACTTGTAGGTATCATGAGATAATTTTAGGGGATAAACATTATAATAGTGAGAAATTATTTAGATCTCAAAATGAAGCTAATGGTGTTAGAATGCGGATAATTCCATCATTATCTGGTACAGATCAGTGGCATAAAGACAATTTATTTGTTGGTGCAATTCAGGCAGGAATTTGTCTTATCTATAATGAAAAATATGGTAAGTGCGCCGAAATAGAAGAAAGGCTATAATAGTTAAACTTTTTAGGTTTAATTTGTAAATCCCCTAAGTTTTTCGTATATTTTATATATGCGATCTACGTACAAAAAACCAAATGTAAAAGGACCACGTTTTAGAAATAAAGTAAAAAGAGCGTTAGATCAGGACTTTTTTGTTAAATTAACAAAGATGTATCCTGATTTAACTATTTCTAGACAAGATGTTAGAAAAATTCTTAATACATTCCATGCAATTTGCATTAAAGAAATTGCAGAAACCAGAGATGGAATAGAACTATTAGAACAACTCGGCAATATAATAGTAGGTAAATTTAAGACTCAAGAAACCTGGAAAGGTAATGTTCCTAAATCCATACAATACGAAACTAAGATAGATTACTTAAACTGGGAACAAAATGAATGGATTTGCAAAATATTCTATTCTAATTTTGCTTCTAAATACAGATTCAGAAATGCAGCACTTTGGGCATTTGAACCTGTAAAATCTATGAAAAAAGTAGTCTCCAAAGCCTTTACTAAAGACCCCTATAAATATGTTTTTGCAGATCACTACAACAGAATAAATAAAGTATTCAGACTTGCAAAGAAGGCATTAAACGAAAAATTAAAAGCACAACAAAACGATGAGCCAACTCCTTTACAGTGATGCAATCGCTAGAGTTAGATTTAAATTACGCGCTGTTAAACAAGATGCATTCCTCACAGACAGGGATATTTGGAGTTTATATAAACCTTGGCTTTCGCAGGTTATGAAGGAGCTTGATGCAAAGAATCGTTTAATGGCATTTAACTCTTTATTTCAGACTTTAGACATCATTCCCTTAGTAGAGGTTGATAGAATAGAAGCTGGCTGTAGTGGACTTAAAACAGGGTTTACATTCATGCGTACAAAAGATCCAGTAGGTGCATTATTTATGGAAGCTTATTGGGGGGATATGATTAGATCTGTTACATCTGTAGATGGGTCAGAGGAGATGCAACCAATCACTCCTTCTGGATATTTAAATATTTCTAAATCAACTTCTTTTAGATTTAATAAAACTAAGTATTACTGGCGTTTAAATGATTTTTACTATTTTCCAAATATTACTTGGGGTGCAGTAAAAATGGAAGTAATACCAGAAGGTGATATTTCTAAATATAAATGCAATTCTGATGAGTCATGTTTGCCAATGCAAGAATTATCTTTGAATATTCCTGATTATATAATGGCTAGAGTGGAATCGCTTTTATTCCAGAGTTTAGGTCTAAGTCTCCAAATTAACCCAGATTTAGAAAATGACAATAAAACAAATTTAATTTAACATGGGTAATACAGCAATACAAACACGCACATTTGACCAACTTATGGCGGATGTAGTTGTAGATTATAGAAATCTTGACGAAGAAGGTCTTATAGAGCCAGCACAATTGCTTAAAGTAGCCCAGCGTGTTAATTACGATCTTGGTTTAAGAATAAATCAAACTAAAGAAATTATTCTAGATGTTTGTAATAATATTGCAAAACTACCAGAAGATTTTTATGTTTTGAATTTTGCATTGATGACTGGAAAATCTAAATGCATTACTCCAGTTACTTGGGCAGGTAGAACTACTGAAAATATTTCGGAGCCTTGCACATCTGACCCAACTAATAACTCAGTCCCATGTTCAGTACCACTTACTTATGAAACTAACCAGTTAAACCCTTATCAGACTTATAATAATGGATGTGGACTTTTAGGCACTGAACCAAATCCACCTAATACATGTACCCCAGAACAAGATCCTTGGTTTCAAAGAAGTTGTTATGCAATGTGTGGTGATGGGCAGAATACAGTCAAAGTAATCGAACATAAGAACCATCAAGTATACGAATATACTTATTTTGAAAAACTCTATATAAAACCCCAGGCATATCTAGATCCAGGTTCAATGAATTCTAAATATGTTGGTTGCCATTCTGTTGAAATAAAAAATGGTTATTTATATTGTTCTTACCCACATGGTAAAATCTATATTTCTTATCAAGGTGCATTAGAAGATGAACAAGGTAATTTACTTGTTTTGTCACATCCTGAAATAGACTTCTACTATATTGCCGCAATACAAGAATATATTTTCAAGATTATGTTTTACAGTATGGGAGAGCAGGTTGAAGGCAAGTATCAAATGGCAAAACAAGAAACTAAAGAAGCAAGAGTCCGTGCATTAAGTATTGTAAACTGCCCCAATTTTGAAGAAATGAAACGAATGTGGTCCCTTAACCGTATCGCACAATACAAAAAATATTATGAAACTTTTGAAACGGGGGCATTTCATCAGTACTTCAGATCACTTCCTTTTTAATCTTTTAAATTTAAACCAATGTATCTATCTACAACAATACCAATTAAGATATATGATACAAAGGTGCAATTTATCATAACAAAAGATATTACTAAGATTTTCAATAGAATTAATTGTTATCATAAAACAGGAGTTTCTTGGAAGAAAAATGAGTCTGCCGCAGGTTGTACAATTTTATGTAGTATGGCAAAATACTATATATTAATTAATCAAGATTATCTTTCGTATAATACGATTTGTCATGAGATATATCATTGCACACATAATCTTGCAATAGATCGCGGAATACATGAAGAAGAATCACAAGCATGGATTCAAGGAATTATTGCCCAAGAAATTTTTAATTTTCTACGTAAAAAAAATTTAGAAATTGCCTAATCCAGAAACACATAACCAATTTACTAAAGGTTTAAATAAAGATTTAATAAATTATTTGATGTCACCCCAGTCGTGGTCATCAGCTAAAAATGTTATTAATTCTACTCAATCTGGTGATTTACTCTCTCTGTCTACAGAGTCAGCTAACGAACTATGTGTACAATTTCCATATCCTTTAATAGGGGCAATATCGTTAGATGGTGGTGTATGGATGGTTTTCCTAACAGACAATACTTCTCCAGATCCAACAGTTTCTGCAAACTCTGAAATAGGTATTGTAGATACTGATAATTGCACCTACACAAAATTTTCTAATTCATCTTGTCTTAATTTTAGCCAAACTAATCTTATAACAGGTGCGTCTCGTAGAAATTTTGATTGTGGGTTTAATGTTTATTGGTCAGATGGCAAACGCAATCCAGATAGATATGTAGATACAGATACAACAAATCCTAATAACTTAATTTGGGTTCAAAACTGCACTACAACTGGCACACCACCAAATACTTGTACTACTTGTGTAAATACAGATATACTTAATTGTGATAATATAAGAATTGCGCCTTTAGTAACCATTCCTTGTGTTAGTCTTAGTAAATCTTTTGGTGCAGGCAATCTTGAAAATGGTATGTATCAGATTGCTGTAGCTTATGTTGTTAATGACATCAAAGTAACTGATTATCTAATAGTTTCTAATAGTCTTGCAGTTTGGTCACATAATAATGTGGCAGGCGCAATAACAGCAACAATAACTAATGCGGATAACATACATTTTAAACAAATGTTAGTAACTGTAATTTCTTATAACAATTCGCAATTAGTTGCAAGAAAATTAGGAATTTATGATACAACACAACAATCTATTACAATAGATTCTATCAACCAAACTTTGCCGGTAGAACAACTTTCTAATATTCCTTTACAAACACCTTTAATAGAAAAATCAGATTCTATTTGGTCTGTAAATAATTATTTACTTAGAAACGGTATAAGTGAAAGACCTGATATAAACTATCAACCACAAGCAAATCTAATAAATACTTCTTGGGTTTTAGTAGAATATCCTGAACAATACTATAAACAAACTGCTAATCTTTTAGGTGGTGCGTCTTTATTTTCTGGAACAAACTATTCTTTTCTAGGAGATGAGCAATACTGTCTATTTATAAGATGGGTTTATACTACGGGGGATAAAACGGCTTCCTACCATATTCCTGGTCGTGCGTTTTTGCCTGGGGATGCTGCGTGGGCAACTAGAAATACTGCTTTTATAACTTCTTTAGGTGGTCCATCAGTAGATGGTGGAACTTTAATAGCTCGTGGACAAATGGGTTATTGGGAATCAACTGAAAAATATCCTAGTAATCAGGCATCTGTTTGGGGAACTTTATGTGGTACTCCAATAAGACACCATAAATTCCCAGATCAAACAGTTAGTCCAGCACTTAGTCATTTTAGATTTGATCCAGTTTCTGGTAGAGGATTTATACGAGCATATGGTATTCAATTAGATAATATAACACATCCTTTAGATAATACAGGTAATCCAATAACCGATATAGTAGGCTATGAAATCCTTAGAGGATCTCGTGAAGGAAATAAAAGTATTATTGCTAAGGGAATTATTAATAATATGTGGGAGTATACCATACCTGGAACTGGTTCTGGTGGTGCTCCTGCAGAATATGGATTATTTCAAAATTTTCCTGCAAATGATCTTCGTATAAATACGTATCTTACATGGGATTCTGGTTTAGTTACAAATGGGGGAAATGATGGTTTGCCTGCCGGTAAAGAATTACAAATAAATACAACAGATCATGGTAGAATACATAAAGATATTTTTTCTTTCCACTCTCCAGATACTTCGTTTCAGCACCCATATTTAGGTTCTCCAACACTTAAAACTTATCAGGGACTATCGGGTAAACAAATTGGATATTTTACTGAACCTTATAAACACCCTTTATTTAAATTACCTAGTGATTTTGTAAGTATAATTACAGACATAATTGCTGTTGCACAAGGCATTGCTGATTTGGCAATACTTATTGGTGGTGACTATGATGCACAAATTACAGCTAGTGATGACATAAACTGGCAGTTTAATATGGGGTATCATCCTAATTATACTACTGACTATACTGGTGCATTTGCAGATATACAACAGGGCATCGCGTATGCTGTAAATATAGCAATGTTCATAGTACTTGAACCATTTAAACTCGCTGCATTACAACAACAGTTATATCATATTATAAAGGGATTAATACCGGGAGTACAATATGCAAATCAATTCAACGGACACTCTTATTATAATCAATACCACTGGATACAAAATGATGTCACAACAAGGCAGGTTGTAGATTATGAATATATAGAAGGAGGTGTACAGACATTTGGTAATCGTGAAGTAAATAATCTTTTTAGAAACAATTGTGTTACATTACAATTAGATAACATAATTCCAAATCCTGAAGATCTTCCTAGTTTTGGTGTTCGAGATATTTCAAGATATACTAGAAATGCATCCCCCGCCAATTTAAGTCCTGAGAGTAAACCGTCTGCTACATCGTGTTACTATTCTGGATTAAAGGTTGCGTTCCCATCGCAATATGGTCAAATAGGTTCTGTAAATCAAATACCATTATCTGGCTGCTGGTATCCAACTATTCCTAATAATACTTTATATACTTCGCCGATTTTATTTGGTGGGGATACTTATATTAATCGTTATACAGAAAAGAATCCGATGTTCTTTTTTAATGATTGGTTGGGGGCTGAAGGACAAATTGTTCCTGAAGACTATCCTTATAATTATAGAAATTATATAAATGTACCTTATCCCGCTTATTGGGTTGATAATCAGCAAAATCCCATAGGTGTTCTAGGTGCAACCTTAGCACATAATTTTAGAAGACTTGATGGGCAAGCATTAGGGGCAAGCACATTATCCCATCCTTTTTATGTTAGTACTGGATTCTTTTATTTATTCTGCAATGGAGTAAGAGATTTCTATGTAGAGTCTGATGTAAATGTTGGGTTTAGAGATTGGGAAGATGAACCTGCAAAAAGGTTTTATGATCCTTATGGTTATACTGATCTTTCTTACATGTTTAGATCAGATATAATTAAATCTGATCCATTCTATAAATATGATTATTCTCTGTCTGTTAATAAATTCTATTCTCAATATATTTCATTTGGGCAGACCTTAGAAAGAGATTATGATCCTAATCTTGCTTATACTTGTTTTGCGTATTATCCGCGAAGAATTGCCTATTCTCTACCACAAAATGAAGAACAGAAAGTAGATAACTGGAGACAGTTCTTAGCTAATAATTATTATGACTTTCCAACACCTGTTAGGGCAATAAAATCTATTTCTAAGACCGGTGCATTATTTATGCTTGATGAGGCATCCCCGGTAGAATTTACTGGTGTTCAAGTATTACAACAAGGTGAATCTGCAAACACAGCAATAACAATAGGGGACGGAGGATTATTTAATCAAGCTTTACAAAATGTAGTAAATACTGAAAGAGGAATTAGTTATGGTTCGTGCAAATCTAAATTCTCAGCAATAAATACTCAATATGGGTTATTTTGGGTTTCACAACAAGCCGGTGCAATATTTAATTATACTGGAAAAATAGATGAAATCTCTAATAAAGGTTTGCGTTGGTGGTTTTCAAAATATTTACCTTCGCAACTTCTTGCGCAATTTCCTAATTTTGCTTATCCAGACAATCCAGTAATAGGTGTAGGAATACAAACATCTTACGATGAAACTAATGATATTCTATACATTTCTAAAAAAGATTATAGTGTAAAACCTGGGGTAAAAATAAATTATATTCCTACAATAGGTTTCTATGTTGGTTCAATTGTTTCAGAAGCAATTCCACCAAGAGTAATACCTTTAGGTGATCCGCAGTATTTTGAAGATGCCTCTTGGACGATATCGTATTGCTGTAAGAATCAGTACTGGATTTCATATCATAGTTGGCTTCCTGATTTTTCTATATCTGGACGCAATCATAACTTCACTAGCAAATTAAGTGGTTTATGGAAGCACAATTCGAGAACTGATAGGTTTTCTGCATATTATGGCACAGATTATCCCATGCACGTAGAATTGATTCAAAATACTCCACCAGATGGATTTACAACTTATAAAAATATTGAATACGTTTTAGATGCTTGGAAATATAAATCTAACGGATATGATAGATTCTTGCAATACGATGATAATTTTTCAACTTTAATTCTTTATAATAATGAACAGGTATCTGGATTATTGAATTTAGTACCTAAACCTACTAATCCTTATGATGAATTAAACTATCCTGTCTATGGAACTTCTAGTGTAGATGTACTGTATGGCATGAAAGAGAGAAAATATCGCATCAATATGTTTGCTGACTTGACCAACGACAGAGGAGAATTTACAAATGCTGAACAACAAGCAATTGTAACTAGTGCTAATGGAGTTGACTGGCAACTCAATCCATTGGCTATAGACTACAATAAGCCGCCACTACAACAGAAAAAATTTAGAGGTGAATTTTTAAAAGCATTTTTGCAGAAAAATTTTGTTGGACAAAACAGGCTTCAACTGTATATTGGAAAATCAAACAATCAGAATAGTCAAAGATAATGCCGTTTACATATAAAGGAAAATATGATCCAAGTACCAATACACCATTTCTACAAGATGGTGTAGGCACTCTTAATGACGCATATCTAATATTATTTAATCCTAGTTCTTCTTTTATTGTTACTAGAGATTTTGGTTCTGGTCCTATATCTTGCCTTGAGTCTTATTTTTTAGCTTACGATGGTGCAAAATGGTATTGTGTAGGAGATAGTACTGGGGGAGGTTCTGGTTCAGTTACTTCAGTAGACATAACCCCAGGAACAGGTATTTCTGCAACAGGCGGCCCAATAACTAGTTCTGGTTCTATTACAGTTACAAATACATTACCGGATCAAACGGTTGTTTTAAATGCATCAGGAGTTACACAAATCACCGGAACCTATCCTAATTTTAATATATATACTCCCGCAGGATCATCATCTGGAGGAACAGTAACTTCTGTTGCAGCAACACCTTCTACTGGAATATCTATTACAGGAAGCCCAATAACATCTTCTGGTAATTTAATAATTACCAACACCCTTCCAGACAGAATGGTAACTGTTTCGGGTAACACCGGAATATCTATTACTGGTTCGTATCCTTCATTTGGTATAACTAATACGGCACAAGCATTTTCTTCTGGTACAGTAACTCAAATAAATACAGCTTCGGGCATTACTGGAGGCCCAATAACTTCTACAGGAACTATAGGATTAGCTCCTATAGGTGCGAATAGTGTCTTAGCAAACGTATCTGGCACTACTAGTTTTCCAAATTATTTTCTTTCTTATTCTAGTATTAGTAATCCAAACAGTTTAATTCTTAGAGATGCAAATCAAAATGCATCTGCGAATAATTTTACTTCAAAAGCAACAAATGTTGTATCAGCGGGTGGAACAACGACTTTAAATGCTGCATCCACAAGATTACAAAATCTTACTGGAACTTTAAATCAAATTTTTCAACTACCTGATGCAACTTCATTATCAATAGGTGCAAGATTTACTTTTAACAATAATAGCAGTGGAACTCTAACAGTAAACAACTATAGCGGCACTTTAATCGTTACAGTACCTAGTGGTGGCGCAGCAGATGTAATTGAATTAGTTGCATCTACTTCATCAGGCGTTTGGGACTATCATTTTTATACTCCGTCAAATACTCAGTGGGGAACTTCTGGATTAGCCGTAACTGGTACAATTGGACAAACATCAGTAACTAGTTCTCTGATAAAAACAAACTCTTCCGGTACTTTAGTTGCGGCTTCAGCAGGAACTGATTACGGTACAGTTACATCTGTTGCATTATCAGGATCTACAGGCATTTCCATTTCTGGTAGTCCTATTACTAATTCTGGTACAATAGTTGTTACTAACTCATTGCCAGATCAAACTGTAGTTTTAACTCAATCTGGAACTACAAAAATAACGGGGACTTATCCAAACTTTAATATTTATAGTGCAGATTCTGCAAGCGGAACAGTGACTTCTGTAGACGGAACTGGTTCAACTGGTATAACAGTTACTGGGGGTCCAATTACAGGTAGCGGTAGTCTTATTATAACAAACACTCTGCCAGATCGTACTGTAACCGTGTCTGGTACAACTAATATTGTAGTAAATGGAGTATATCCTAGTTTTGGTATTTCTTCTTCTGGATTAACTACTGGTGCTGCTGGTTCTACAAAACAAATTCAATATAATAATGCAGGTGCATTTGCAGGATCTACGGTAGCAAATATAGATACGGATAATAATCTGTACTTTTTAAGTACTTCAGGATCAACTAGTTCTTTTGCAAATTCTTTAAAAATTTATTCTAATAATCAAACAGGAATAGATGAATTACACTCAGTTCCTTTTGTAGGTTCTGAAAGTATTATGCAAAGTTCTTTGGGACAAAAAGTAACTGGTAGATGGACATTAAATGGTACAACTGAAATAGCAGAGGGGTTTTATACCTCTGCAATTAGTACAGCAGGTGCAGGATCATTCAATTTACGTACATATGATGCTACAAATTTACTTCCTAACTATATGTATAAGAAGTATACAGCAGCTGCATCTGCGAATACTCAATCAGAAGTATATTATGGATTCACTAGTAGGGCTGCAATGATAGGTAATAATACTTATGGTGGACAGGCCAAATGGGTAGGTACTTTTGGATTGCCTGGATATGTATCTACTCAAAGAGTATTTGCAGGGTATATTAACACATTCGCAACATTAACTACTACTGTAGATCCTTCTACTTTACTTAATCTTGTAGGCGTGGGTAAAGATGCTGCAGATACAACATTACAAATAATGTTTAATGGTGCATCTGGCACAGCCACAAAAGTAAATACAGGTATCACACCTACAGTTAATGATGTTTATCGTGTTACAGTATTTTTGCCTTCTAGTGGTGCAGCTTCCTATGTAACTCTTGAAAGATTTACTAAATCTGCTGTAACAACATTTAATGCTGCAAATTCAGCAAAAATTCCTGTGGCAGGTACTTTGATGTATATGCACATAGTATCTAACTCAGCCGCAGCGTCTACAGCACCACAACTCGCAGTTATTCACATACACGAAGAATTATATTAATATGAGACAAATAGAACCTATACAAAATACTACAGACGGCAACTTAGCAACACAATTATTAGTAACAATAGTTACAGATGATCTTCTTAGTTTCTGCAGTTTTGATTGGAAATTATTTGATGATAACGGAACATTGGTAAATAACGGACTTCTTAGTTGTTTTGGAGAAGATTATTCTAACTGGAACGGAAATAATGACTACCCGTATTCTTTTGTTGCAACTGCTAAAAATTTAACATTATTATAAAATGAAATATAAACCATATACAGATTTAATGGGATGGGGTAACGAGTATCAGTCTGGTGGGTGGCTTGACGAAATACCTGTATCTAAGACTGGTTATCTACCAAATTCTAAAGATAAAAATGCAAAATCAGTAATAGTACCATCAGGAAATATTACGATGGACTCGGTACAGCATCCAGTTTTTGGAAGAGATAATTTAGGCAATACTCAAATGATGTATCCTGGAAATAACTATCAATTTCCTGGAGATTTCGTACATGAAGTGCCGATCAAAAATAAAAATTCTTGGGCACCTAGTTGGGGTGAAAAAATGCAATCTGGTGGATATGGACCTCGGAATGGTATACCAAAGGAAATGATTGATGCATCCGGTAGAAGTAACTATAATCAGTTCACTGGAAAAATGTATCTCACTCCAGAGCACTATAATAACCCTGATGTGTATAACCATGAGTCTTATCATGAGTATCAAGACCGAATGGGTAGATTATCTGTACCTGAACTATGGGAAGGCCCACTCAAACAACCATCTATTGTCAATACTGATGATATCAAAGGTGCATATTACAATAGACAAGGGCTTGATGCAAATATCATAGGTAATGAGTTTATAAGAAGATATCCTGAGGCACAATTTTTACCT